GAAGAGGCTAGAGTCAAGGCAGAAGCTGAAGCCAAAGCGAAGGCTGATGAAGAGGCTAGAGTCAAGGCAGAAGCTGAAGCCAAAGCGAAGGCTGATGAAGAGGCTAGAGTCAAGGCAGAAGCTGAAGCCAAAGCGAAAGAAGCTGAAGCCAAAGCGAAGGCTGATGAAGAGGCTAGAGTCGAGGCAGAAGCTGAAGCCAAAGCGAAAGAAGCTGAAGCCAAAGCGAAGGCTGATGAAGAGGCTAGACTTGCACGGCAACGTGAGGTTGACCAATATAATGCGCAGCTGGAGGTAGACTTGTCTAATCGCAGGGCACAAGCTGAAGCTAAAGAACGCGAAAATAGACGAGTAGAGCGCCTTGCACGAGCCAACTCTACACGTGTGTCCGAGATAACGTCGTCTAAAACGGCTCCTATAGATGAGGCAAGTGGTCGTGTTGATGTGCAAGGTGCACAAAAACGAGCTCTCGATAAATGGGAAGCGTATCGACAACAAAAGGCTCGATATGAACAAACGGTGCAAGAGTACAAGAATATGCGTCAACATTTGTGATGAAGTATGTTAGGAATGCCCCAATGATGAACCCCTTTTTTGGGGTTTTTTTTGTTCGGGTCTTCCGAACGTCAATCGAGCCCCAAAAGGGTCAAACTTTGTGAATTGGACGATTTTGGATTGAAATTTGGATTTTTTGAAAGCGGTAACAAAACCCGTTATGAAGCGATTTTGGATTATTTGAACATCAAAGCATCTACTTCACAAAAAAAATTTTTTCTGACCACATTAAAAAATTTTTGTTACTTTTTTTCAAAAAAGTTGAGTTAGATGAGAAAGTCAGTCATAGCAAGGGTTGTAAGCGCTGACATTTAATCCAAATCAAAATCCAAATTTCTCCAAATCTCTCCAAATTGCCTACAAAGAGGGGTTTTGTTCGAAATAAATCATATTTTAAGCCTTGAATACCCTCTCTGGGACCATTGTTCGGGATATCCGAACAACGCTGTGCAGTCGGTGAGTGTTGAGCATTATTTGGAAAATACATACATATTGTGATTCAATTTCACCCTTTGCTTTTGATTGGAATTGTGATATAATAGTGATAGAAACAAAGAAAGGAGCCCGCTATGGCTAAATTAAGACGCAACTTCCAGGACGAAGTTGAGGAGGATGAAATTTACGAATCTGATGACTATGAGGATGAGTATGAAGAGGAAGACGAGTACGATGATGAAGACGAATACGATGAGGATGAGTATGATGAAGACGGCGATGAACGAAGAGCCAAATTCATTAAGTATGGCGCTATTGGCGCTATCCTAGCAGTGATTGTCGGAGTGGCCTTGTTCGTGCGAGGTAATCAACCAAAAACAGATACTAAACCAAAAACAGAACAAGTGAAGAAATCCACATCGTCATCGAAGAAGTCTCGCCCGAAAGATACAGAGACCAGCAGTTCAAGTAGTGTGGCATCAAACGGGGAAAACGCTGAGACCGCTAAGGCGTCACTTGAACGACCAGAGGCCCCAGCGACTGCCGAAGAGACCGCAACTGTTGCTGGTAAAATCGAGGAAGCTCTCGCTAAGGTTAAGAATGACCCAACACTCAAAAATAACCAAGAAAGTGGTTTGTTCCTGACCAACAACACAATGCTCAACACCCTACAAACGATCATGGTCAATGATTACCAGTTTGATAAAGAAGCTGTACGTGTGTATAAATCCGATAACGATAACGTACTTCAATTCACTGCAACCTTCAAAAAAGATGGTCAACCGGATTTGACACTCACCGGTAACTACTCGCCTGAACTACAACAACTTGGGTTTGTTCAAATGCATGGAGAGCTGAAAGTCACTCCAAAAGTTGGTGACACTCCACAAGTGGCTGACCCGAATAAGAGCGCTGAAGAGTCGGATAAACCACTCCATCCAGAAGCTATTCAAAACTAAGGAGAAAAAAATGAATTATATGGAACGCAAACGAGAGCGTCTCGCACAATCGTTGGGGGTTGAGGGTGCTCGACGAAACCCGATTGAGTTGGATGAACCTACATCGTCATTGATGCAGGCGTATCTGCTCATGGCTGTCGGGTTCTTACTCTTTTTATTCTATATGAACTTTGCGATTATTCGAGTTTCGGGACCATCGATGCAACCAACACTCCAGAATAATAACATTATGGTGGTTGCTAAACATCAAAAGGTCCGTCGATTCGATATAGTTGTTTTGAAGGAACGGTTGACCAAAGATGGGCCTAGTAAAAATATCGTCAAACGAGTTATCGGCCTCAGTGGTGACCGTGTTACGGTGGTCAAAGGGAAACTCTTCATCAACAACAAAGAGTACGATGAATACTATTTAGACGAAGCTAATATCAAGGCCTTTAAGGATACTAGCTTTGAAATCATTGTACCGAAAGGTCATTATTTCGTAATGGGTGATAACCGTGACGTGTCCAAGGATTCCCGCACGGTCGGCTCATTTAAGGAGGATGCCCTTGTTGGTGTTCGAACTAAATAAACGGATTTTCCGTTTATTTTTTGCAATCAAAAAAACACCTAATGGTGTTTTTTTTGGTTATTCGGCAGCGACGTCAGTCACATAATAGGCGGTCACATAGTTTGTGCTCACACCGTCTTTATCTGTAACGACGTACGCAAATGGTTGAGAGTTATAAAGCAGAATAGTGTGGTAAAGGTCACCAACCTTATAGGTTTCCATCGACACTAGATTTTTCTCCTTCACTTTGATGGATTTGTTAATGGTTGGGAGCTCCTTTTTCAACTCGGCTTGAATTGATTTGGCTGTGTCGTCATCCGCTTGTTTTTGCGCCTTTTCTGGTTTAGCCAAGGCATAGTCCATATACATGTCGGTAGCGGTATCAGGGTTATAGGTCGTCACTCCGACAATGTATCCTCCACCGATTGTTTCAGTCGAAACTTTATATGGTGTCCCTGTTGCGTCGGCTGTTTTCTTCAGGCTAGCTGTAAAGGCTTTGAGGTCTGTTTGATTGCTAGCAGTGGTCGTCGTAACCTTCACATTTTCTTGAGGTTTTTGGTTTTGTAACACTTGGTGGATGACAACCCCACATACAGCAATTAAAATGGCTAGGACGCCTCCGAGGTACGGTAACCATTTCGGCATCGGTTTATGGGCTTCGACAGGCACCTCTTTCACAATCACAGGTAGCGGTTGTGTATCCGATAAGTCGATTGGTTGTGTATCTGATAGGTTGATTGATTCATTTTCATCATGGTCAGAGGTTGACACTGGTTCGATGGTATCCACTGATTCATTCGGTACTTCATCAGAAACCGATACGGTATTTGATAAATCAAGTGGTTCTTGTGCTATGGTCTCAAGCACCTGAGGTTCATTGACCGTCTCCTCGGTTTCGGTGCCATAGATACGTTTGGTTTTGTGACTATATTTACTCATTGTGATAGTCTTCTCCTTTCTTATACTCCTAGTATATCACAAGCCAAAAAATACGTCAAGAATTAGATGCCAATCTGTTGAAATTACTCAAAAAAGTGTTATAATGAATATATAGAAAAACCTTATAGTAATGAGGGTTTACTGGAATTTTGGTCGGAAATGCCCTTATGCTCTTTCTCCCTGTTCCCGTTTCTCCCTGTTCCCGAAGCCTGTTTTATAGGTTATATACACTCTATCCCACAACGCAATTCACCGGATTGGATACAACGCAACACCACCATAACCCCACCTCACCCCCAACCAATCACAACGACCACGGCACCAACCATACTCCCATAGCACAGCCCCACACCCCTCCCCTGCGAGTTGACAGCGACGAAATGAGGCAAAACCGGTAGGTTTTTGGCTCATGAGGTGCTGGAATGCTCGCAAAGGGCCCCATACGGGGCCAAAGTCCACGAAGTGGACTTCGCGCGTAGTGGCAAACAAGGGTTCGAGCTTGCTCGAAGTCGGTTTGCTGCGAGCGCGGGCGCAAACGAAGGTGGGTGAGGTGAGAGATCCGAAGGGTCTCTTCCGAACCCTGCCGAGTTTGCGCAAAAACACCCTGAGGGTTCCACAACCTATCAGATATTCACAAATACTTCCGTAACCTGCCGCAATATCACTAATATTCCCAAACAACACCACCTATCACCTAATGGTGCCAGAACTCACCGAACTTCACCGGATTTCGCCGGACCATACCAGGTGTTACCAAAAACCATCAAATGAAAGGAAAACACATGCCAAAACTAGCAACTCCCAAACAAAAGCTCAACATCTCCATCACCAGCCGTATGAAACGGCGCATTCAAGATATCGCCAAGGACAAAGGCATCTCCATGAACGACCTGGTCGTCCATGCCCTCCAAGATTTTATCGACCGGAGTGACGGAACCTACCAAAATGCCGATCTCGTAGCTGACCGCCTCAACCAAGTCCTCAACTCCCAAATGGCTGTCATCAACCAGCTCAACCAGCTCTCCCGGAAATTGGACAATTAAAAAACCGGCAAAAAAAAAGGAACCCGAAGGTTCCGATTAGCGGTGGAAGACATCAAACCCATCCAAGCCCATATATGGATCATATGAGTCCTTCCGGGCTTGTTCCAGTGATTGTGGTTTAAAGAGGCCGATCAACTACCACTCACTGAAGTAAGTGGTTTGTCCCTAATTTGAATGTGGTCAAGCAGAAGAAACTTCCTTCCACACACTTCGTTTAAACAAACGAAACAATTGAGATTTTTTTTAGAAAATATTTCTAAATCCGCAGGTTGATTAGCTACGGCAATGACATACGTTTACGCATGTCTATTTATTTGTTATCGAAAAAGCCGGTTCTTCTATACCAGAAACGAACCATTTGCCAAGTTCATAAATGTTCATGGCACCTACTCGGTCGTCATTGCTCGAATAACCGCAGTTGGAACAGGTATATTGGTGAGTGCCTTTATCACGGTTCGATTTATCGATCGTTCCACACTTAGGACATCTCTGGCTGGTATAATGAGCATCTACTAAGACGACTTCGCTTTGGTTTAAGTGAGCTTTATATCTTAGTTTTTGTTCCAGGTCATAAAAAGCCCAAGAATGATGCTCATAACGATTTTCCTTTTTACGTGAATGAACCGTCTCAAAAGTCACGCCTGTTAAATCTTCGAGGACGAAAAGCGTCTGTTTACCGTAAGTTTGAACGAGTGTCTTAGATAACTGATGATTGACATCACTCATCCAACGGGATTCTCGCCCACTTAGGGCACGTAAACGACGTTTCGCTGATTTCGTACCTTTTGCTTGAAGGCGTGCTCTCAATTCAGCATAGTGCTTGCGTTTCTTTGAAATAAACGCACCATTAACAAAACGAGTTTGACCTTTTTCGTCATAAGAGGTTAAGATTTGACGCAATCCTCGGTCAATCCCAACGACGTGTTTCAAGTCTTGCATTTCGAAATCAGGAACTTCTTTGGTCACCGAAACGTGAAAAAACCAATGTTTTCCACTTCGAACTACTTTTCCAGTTCCAAGTTTCCAAGAACCATCGAAATAATGGTTTTCTTCAAGACCATAAACTTTGACGAAAATACGCCCGTTAATCGTATTCATAGACAACAAATCATTGTTGAAGTTATAATCGCGATTACGAACTAAATCCAGTTGAGGACGTTTAAATTCAATCGGCTTCCACAAAAAAGTCAAATCCTTGTTGATATAATTAGGAACATCTTTTCCATGGTTGTCCTTTTTGTAGCCATCCCAAACTCGTTGTTTATTAAGTTGTGTTTGAACCGCTTTATAACGGGCAATGACCGTTTTGAAAACGGATTGTGTCATTTGCGATTTCAAACCAAATCGATTACGAAGCTCATGATAAAGAGCCGATTGTAAATCGCTTTGCTTTAAAACAAAATCGTGTTCGAAAATATACTGTGATACATAATTGCAGGCATCACGGTAAGTAATAAGTGTATCAAAAGCGCTTTTTCTATCTTCTTCAGATTGAAACACAATTCGTAACTTGGATGTCAAACTGATTTCCATTTGTGGCTCCTTTCATTAACTTCATGTATATATTATATCATAGAATTCTAGTGAAAGCAAGCCTAAAAACAAAAATTTAAAGAAAGGGACGATTTCCTCCCCCGATTGAAATCAGGGGTTCCATCGTTAGAATATTTATATGAAGGTCGATACGTCTCCAATGGTTCTTCCGTTAAAGTGGATTTGTAGACTGTTCTCGATTAAACCAATCGCCCGACGTTGTTTGTCAGACATGTTCTCAGCAGGAACCGTTCCGTTTTTACGGCGCGTGTATGGAGTCAATTGGTGTTCACGTAGCATTGTGATATCCCCACTTGACAAACTCATAAAGGTATACACGTCCCCAACAATGGTTTCGTCCTGTTTAATGACGACTCCAAAGTCATCTCCGTGGAAAGCGAAGTTTCCCAGACGAATAGCTACTTTGTTTTGTCTTAGTGTCATGTTTTTCTCCTTTCTATTTCACGACGATACACAACATGTCACGCTCGTATTCCGCAAGGTGCGTCAAAATGCTTTCAACGTCCCTCTCAAGTACTGCGGCGCGTGCGTCCTCATTCATGAATAACCGAAGGCCTCGGTAGTCGTAGCTGACTGACTCAGGTGTCAAATTGGCGATGATGTGGTCGTGATATGAGCGGAGCAAGATCCCAAGCTCAGAGGCTGTATCGATTTGTTCCAATCCACCTTCGTCGTTCAAATAGTCAGCGAGCACGGATTCGCTTGCTACGGTATCTTGCGGGAGGAGAATGATCACTTCATCTGTCCCAACAAGTGGTAGTAATTCTTTTAGTTTCATGGTTCTTTCCTTTTTAAAGCGCAGGTACTGCCACAATGGTGAAGCGTACGTCTGTTCGTGCAAAGACATTTTCGTCTACTTGTGTAGCTTCATAGTTTTCGGTGATATGTTTTTGTGCCGCTTCATGACTTCCAAAAATTAAAGGGAGAGATAAATCCGCCCCTCGACTTTGAATAAACTGTTCGCGCGTGCGACGGCCTCGTGAGTCGTCTGTCAAATATTTGTAAGTGATACTGTATACTTCCATAATTCTAAATCATACTTTCTATTGTAATGGGTGCCAAATAGTCGTTGGCACGTTTCATATTTGCCATAAATTGGTCTGGCGGTGTGATGAGCTTCAATGCGATGTCGAATGTTTGTGATGTATGGTTGATTTCCAAATTACCCATACCAATGGCTGGTGATTTGATTCTGAATTTGCGCACAAAGTTCAAATAGTACCCAACGCAGTGAAGGTCCAATTCCCAGTCTGTAAAGTGGAGGCGTACTTGAACCAAGTCTTTGGTCATGAATGTCACAGCTCCATTTCCACCACTGAATTCCAATTCCATGCAGTCTTCGTTGTCGGCTTCGTAGCCGATTTCACTTAATACATCAAGTAGTTGTGTAAATTTGTCCATAGGTTTTCCCTCCTTTGAACCCGACGCGGTCGAGTTCTTTTTGTTATTTGCCTACACGCTTGATGACGGCGCACTGATATTTATCCTCAGGCAACGTGAGTTCGTATTGAGCATCTGATAACCCGTTGATACCTTCAACAAGGCGCGTGAGTAATTGGTTCAAGTCATCCATCGTGAACTGTTCGGTCACAACATAACCCAGATATTGTTTGGTTTCGGTGACGCCATTACGTTCATAATTGTCTTCGACATCACCAAAGTCTTTATCAAGAGCCGCCTCACCTTGGGCGTTATTTGAATTTTTAAAGACAATATAAGCTCCAATATCTTCCCACGTTTGTTCCTTGACTTCTGGAGTCAGATAGGCTTCATCGTTAAAGTTGGTAGGTGTTGCACAACATGAACAAGAGCCCTTGTAGCTAGCCGCAAAGACAGTCAATTTGTATTCCACTTGAAGTTCCTTCATGAGCTTCATTACTTGTTTCCATGTAGGTTTGTTCATTTGTTTTCCTCTCTTCGTTCTTTACCCAGCGTACACTGCGATATACGTATAGCGTCCGCCGAAATCTTCATGTTCCTCCGGTTGGAAGGTCTTGATGGTTAAGTCATAGTCCGTTTCGGTCAGCTCATCCGCGTCCGGAAAGAATTCCTCGTGATGACGTGCTTTGTACCGTTTGCCATCGAGCTCGCTGTCGTAATCATCACTATCCGTTTCTACGAACACGACAACATTATCGGTGAGAAAGCTAGTGAAGTCTTTTAGTTTCATTTGGCCGTCTTTAACGGCTTTGTCAGTTGCATCATATTCTTGCAACTTGCGCTTGAGATAAACAGCACCTTGTAGACCAGGATAATCGACGGGCTCGATATGATCATCGTCAAATCCAAAGATACGTGAGACATACTTGTCCTTGATTTCCTGAAAGGCTTTTTGTTCTTCCTCATCCGTGATGGGAGCAGCCCAAGGATGCATATCAAATCGTGATTTGTGAATTTCACCGAGTGCAGTTACCCAAGCGTATCCTTCGTAGGTCATGCTGTGAATCGGTGTGAGATCCAAAATGCGATAGTGTTTGTCCAAATAATCAAATGGTAGAGTATCCGGAATGGTCACATAACCATTGTTTTTGTACCAACCGTCCCCAGTGAACACTTCCCAGACAGGAAGTGGTTTTGCACCTTCCAATTTCAACATTTCTAAAATTTCAGTGTATTTCATAAGTTTTCCCCTTATTCTTTCGCATATGATCGTGTGGTCGCAAAAATTACGGCACCATTATCTTTTTCAAATGCACGATTCACCGTCCAGCGATTGCAAACCGTATAGGTTCCGCCTTTTGGATGGATTTCTAGATACACGCGCTCATTTGGCTCATGCATCATCTCATCCTTGATATAGTTCTCTTGTTCGGGTTGTCATAGTCCCAATGGAGCCAATCCGCTTCAAATAGGTTTGTTCGGTAGCTTGGATGAAGTTCTTTCAGTGCCCGAATCGCACGCATGAGAACCACATGATACTCACATTCGATAAAAACAGTCTCATACTTTGTAAGTAACGGTTCCATGCCTTTTCCGAGTTCTTGTGTTCCAATCCATTTAATGTTTGTCATGTCTCTACCTCTTTCTCCTAAAAAGCGAGTTTCCTCGCTCCTACGCGTTGATTTGCGCGTTTTGTGTCCGGACTTTTCCGAAACTTTAATTGCTATTATAAACTCAATAGAGTGTATGAATATAATGTTGTTCGATGTTAATACCTGTCAATACTGTGGTGTATTTATACCCACCGTATCCGTCACTGATTCCATCAACATCTTCAGTTTCAATCATTTGTTCTGTTTCTAGTGTGATCAGACGTGCCTGTAGCCCTGTAGCTTGTTTTAATTCATCGAGCTTGTCGATTCCAATAGGCTCAAGGATTTCATACTCCACCTTGAATAATTGCACTTCGTTAAAGCTGTCGAAAATAGCTTCACCCAATTGGACGCGAGTTGTTTTGTCTAGAAGTTCTGCTACTTGTTCGCGGTTTTTTGTTAACTCTAATGTCATATTATTCACCTCTCAAGTTATTCATTTCAAAAAGAAATTGGGGTGTGGGGCAAAGCCCCATTCAGGCCTTTCGTGTAGACGAAAGGTCAAAATCCAAAAAAAAAAAGAAAGGTTTCAAATGAAACCTGATGACTCATTCACCTTTCACAATGAATGAGCCTAAAATGCTATGAATGATTAGTTCATGCAATCTTTTTGGCATGACTCGAGCAGGATTCGAACCTGCGACACACGGATGTGAAATCCGTCGCTCTACCAACTGAGCTATCGAGCCAGAAAAGACGACCGAGTGAGACTCGGGTCTTAGTTATTTTGTATAAACGTAGATTGTATTCGCTTCGTATTCGTCAATCTCGAAGAAGTCAATGACTTTATCATCACATGTCGCAGCATCGCCGGCATACAAATAGCATTCTTGAGTGCGGTTGTGGTATACATCATATACGTCGACTGAAGGGATGAGAACTTGTACTTTTGCATTTGCGTGTTGTTTGAATTCTTTTACTGTCATGTTTTATTCCTCACTTATTTTTAAACTAGCTGATTATTAATAAAATAAAAGGTTTCTAACGAAACCTTATTTACAAACAACCCATTCATGGGTGATGTGATGTTCGTGGGCGTAGGTTTTTCGTGCAAGTTCACGAGCTTCGTATTCGCTTTCGGCCCATACGTGATAATACCGCTCGGTACACTCATTTACGCCCCAGTTGCATTTGTAATCATAGAGGCGCATTTCAGGATGCTCTTTTCGGTTCACCCGAAAGTTTGGCGCAGGTCTTCCGCTGTCGTATCGTTCTTCATCGATGCGTTGAATCATAGCTTCCATGTTTTTACCTCATTTTTCTAATCTATACGAATGACGGGAGTCGAACCCGCAAGACGGGAATCGAACCCGTGTTGGCGCTAACCAAGTACCCAGACCTGTCTACCAATCACAGACAGCAATCCATTCGTACCAAAAAAGGGAGCAGCTACTCCCCAACAGTCCAGGAGGGATTCGAACCCTCCGTCCACTCCCGTTTAGTGATTGAACTTGTTTACAAACTGCACCAAGCGGCTTGCTCAATAGCGCGTGTTAGGGTTGATAATTCGGTGGACACTTCTGCGTATTCAGTTCCACTCAAGTCTTCGACTTCTTCAATCATGTCCATAATGCGTTCGCGCAATGCTTCCATATCTTTCATGTGATTTACCTCTTAATCATGTGTCACTCAGTTCTTATATACTATTTATGTTTTGGATAAGGTGGGACACCTTCAATGGTTTCGGTGTGTCCTTTTCCGAGGCTCACTAGAAGTGAAATTGGCAATACAAAAAATAAGACTACACTCATCAATGCTTCAATCATAGGTCGTTCCTCCAGTTTATTTATTTAAAAGTTTTGTTTTTACTGTTTGGGCCATACTCTAGCAACAACATGAGTGGCAGTACCCATACTAGGAATACAAAAACAATTGGCAATACAATTTTGACCAAGATAGTTGTTAATACTGACATCATGCGATTGTCCGCCTTGGAATTTAATTTTTTCAAATAGAAATAGGGGTGTGGGGCAAAGCCCCATTTGGGACCTTCCGAGTTGTCGGAAGGTCATTTGTTTCCCAACACAAGAGACTGAAAGACCTTTTTTCCAGCCCAATAGTCGTGCGAGCTGGCGAGCAACTCACTGATATGTTGTTCAAACTTGTCCAGTACCCCTTCTTCCTCGGCGGCCCGATAATAAGCATTGATATTTCGGAGTTGATTGATCGACAATCCCTTTGCCCACGCAGGGTTTCCTGCCTTGTACAAGTCTGCAGGCGTCATGTTTTGCTCAAGTGGGTTTAATTCTTGCGCAAAGGCCCGTGCCTTTTGTCGATAGGCTAATTTAGTAATCGTTAGCTTGTCGTCAGGCTTTTTGCCGTTCAACATCACCTCCAAGCTATCGATCGCCAGATAGTCATCGTAATAGGTGCGTAGGGACAAAAAGTTGTTCAATTCTTCAGCTGTCACGTTTGGATTCCATTCAACCTCACCTTTAATCCGATACCACTCATCACTACCGACGTCTTCTCTTTTGACGCGGCGTTCCGCTACTGGTTCCACTATTCGTTTAAAACATTTCCGCATTTTCTTTGCCATATTTCCACCTCATCCTTTTTCCGATATTTCTCCTTGTGAGGTGTCACCTCACATTATTTTTAGAGACATTCCTCTGTTCGTTCAGCAATGGTTTGTTGAAGTTCTGCTAACGCGTCGAGTAGCTCTCTAAATTCTTCTGTAGACGCTTCTTCCAAAGCGTCGTTGAGTTCGTCAATCAAAATTTCGTTTCTGTGCTTTTGGACGTATTCGTTATATTGTCTGTCCATGCGTTCATTGCTTCGTTCTTGTGCACGACGTTCTTGCATGTTTTGTGCTTGTGTTCTGCGTGTTTTTCCTTTTGGCATAATTTTACCTCGCTTGATTTGTTTTCAAAGAAAAATAGGGGTATGGGGCAAAGCCCCATTCATTAAGGTCCGAGTATTCGGACCTCTGAATGACGTTTTAGAGCAAACCTTCAGTTGGCTCATAGTTGATAGTTGTCATAGTAACCATAGGCTGACGAACCACGCGGTCGTCCATATAACTTTCGATTTCCTCAACATCGATAGTTGGATGGATAAACCGCACAACAAATCCATTTTCGCGAAATTCGTTCAAGGTTTCCAAATCAACGGTTTGTGGTAAGGTAGCGACCGTACGAAAGGCTTCAACTCCGTACATAGTGTCAAGTTTTCCAACTTCGATGATGGATGCATTTTTGATATTAGTCCAAATAGTCCGTTCATAGTTGTTCAACCGGTCTTGGTCCATGGATGATGGTTGAATCCAAGCGGCTGACTCTGGTGTTTGTTCGAGCAACTGTAAAATGAGTGCTTCTTGTTCTTGTCGTTTGCTCATATCATTTTTCCCCTTTTAGTTTTGTGCTAATTCCAAAGCTTCGTTGATATCATGTCCTTCCAAACGAAGGTCTCGATACTTTCTAACGAACGTCATGGTTTCGCTATAGGCCAATCGATATTTGTAGATAACCGTATCGAGCAGATAGGCCACCTCATTTTCAAAGGTATCCAAGTGGTATTTTATGAGGCTCACTTTTTCAAGGTCGCTACCTGCAAGGTTGCTAGCCCAAGCGTCATACCCGGCCTGGTATAATTGACCACAAGTCATGGTACGCGCCATAGTAGGCACTTTCTCATTCATAGCCTTTAATTTTAGCCGTAGTTTGTCGAGTTGGTAGTCATCAACATCAGCGACAGCTTTTGGTTTTTCAATCTGCAAAAAGCGTGTGAGTAGTTCTTTATCTGGATGTGTGTCGGTGTACAACAAGTTGTAGTATTTCCGCCAGACCGCGGCGGTTATTTTATCCGTTAACATGATTTTACGAAGGTGTGGATGGTATTCCACGACAGCGGCACGGACACTTGCTCGTTTGTCTGTCATGAATTCATCAAGAAAGAGCCCGTCTCTGACAAGTTCAATAGCAACAATAGCATATTTGCGGGCTTTTTGGTATCGTTTTTCGAGTTCTTTGTCCATACTGTTAGCTCCTTCGTCATAAATTGATTTTCAAGAAAGTCTTGGGGTATGGGGCGAAGCCCCATTTTTGACCTTCCGAGTATTCGGAAGGTCAATCTTGAGCCAAAGAGACAGCTTCTTCAATGTTGTGTTCATCCTTGCGAAGTCGTCTAAATCGTGACAGGAAGTCCATACACTTTCCATACGATAATTGATATTTGTTGATCATCGGGTCAATAAGAGCCGATACTTCAGGGCTAGCTGCGTGTGGGTCGATGTGTCGGGAGACATTCGGTTCAGCATCGGGGTCATCTGGGTCAAGATGCCAGATAACCTCGTAAAGCATATCCATATCATTAGCTGTCAAACCTCTCGCCCAAGCCTTATATTTAGCTTTGTGCAATTGTCCACAGGTCATGGTGTGAGCAATGGTTGGAAGCTCTTCAGTCATGGCGTTCAATTTGAGTTGCAAGATTTCTAAATCCTCCGGACCCACGACGGTGACTGTCACCGGTTGAGGAATTGCTAAAAAGCGAGTGAGCAAAGTCACATCAGGGGTCACATCGTGCCAAAGAACACTAAAAAAAGCTTTCCAGACCTCATCGGTCACATCATCTGTCAATAGCATACTGCGCAAATGAGGGTGGCACTTGACGATGGTTGCACGAACCTGTGCACGGTTGTCGTTTACAAACTCGTCAAGTAAAAGTCCGTCCTTGACGAGTTCAATAGCGACACCAACATGCTTGCGCGCCTCTCGAAGTTTTTGTTCTAATTCCGTTGTCATAGTGGTTCCCTTTCTTATTTGTTTATTAATGCAATCACACGCGCCAACAATATCCATCTCATCTTTCTACTCTCGACCACTTTGTTCGTTTTACATTGTCATCTAGTGCGCTGTTTGCCGACATACATCTCCATCATGTAGGTACAGTCAATCATACCTTTGGCTGATGCGAAATCATCGAATAAGTCATAAAAGGCTTCTCGTGTTCCGGGTCTGTTATACTTGTCTGATGCGAGGGTATAGACCAGTATTTGATGAATACTAAAGTTTCGTGTCCACAAAACGTTTCCCACTTGATGAAGGTCGCGTGCGTTCATTGTTCGTTCTAGGACTGTTGGTTCAACTCTAAGTCCTGCGAGTTTTAGCTGGCACGCCTCTTCGTAAGATGCTTCAAGTCGACCATCGGCCTTGCGCACAAAGATTTCGAGTAGCTCCAATGTGATGTAGGCCATGTTTAGAATGACCTTCTTTGCGGCATCAAACTCATAGTTTGTCCCATCTAAAAGTCGAAAGGCATATTCTGGATGTTTCTTCAGCACGTTAGCGCGTACCATGCGGTCACCATCCCTCAAGAACTCTTCTGGATACCATCCTGCCGAGGCTAAGCTGTCTCGAACGTGATGTGAGGTATGTTTCTTCCATTTTGGGTAGTATTCTTGCGCGTATCCATTATCAATCAGGGTACAGATGGTTGACACGTCTTCCAGTTTGGTCAACTCATCCACGAATAAACCGTTTTTAGCAAGATAGGTGCGATAGGGGCCATGTGTTTGCGCTCTACTGTCCAAATAAGGTGTGATATCTTTCACTTCACCTAATTGAACCGCACGCTCAAATTCGTTATAGGATAATAGTGTCATGGTGTTTTGTTCCTTTCTGTTTGCATTTGGATGAATGCGTGGATATCTTCGAGTGACTTCCTGGTTGATTCCTTATACAAGACTTCGTAGATATCATCCAGTGTTAAGTCTTTGGCCCATAGAGGTAACTCGGTGTCATAGAAAACAAAATCCGCAAAAGAAAAATGCAACAACTTTCGTCGTTGCATAAATTGTGATTTGTTCCTACGCATTAATACGGTGTGAGGCCCGCCTCATTCGAAATTCGGTTGTACTCAACCCAGTCACGCGCATGATAAAGTTTACCGAATGTCGCTTTGAACAGCTCCACTTCGTTGTTCTTTTGGGCCAATTTGTATCCGTCAAGGATTTTACTGATGACATCACTCGGTACACCGTTGACCCACAAAGGGTTGTCCATAACAAACAAATCGTATGGAGACATAGTTGATTCAAGAAGTGTTGCCTTTTTCACCCCCGCCTCATAGCGTAGACGAACAGATCTGGTATCTGTTCCATAACGCGGTAGCTTACTTTCTTTGACATCCAAAAAGACCTTCAGGATGGAAAGTGGCATATCTAAATTGTTTTCGATGAGATGGAGGGCACAATACCACTCAGACTCTGTACGATTGAGAATTCGAGGAATATACTCGTGGTAAGCACGGGCTACTGATTCACGAACCGCAGGCTTTTTATCATTGATAAAGAAATCAGGCCAGTAACCCTCGAGGGCGAGCGCACTACGTACACGAGCGTCGGAATGTGTTTTCCACCGGTAATAATACTCCTTGGCATACCCCTCGGAGATCAACACGCTGATGACAGCCGGTTCGTTTTTTGCGACCAAGGCGTCAACCTCGATTCCTCTTTCGGCCATAGCCTCACGAAATGATGTCGGGCTTTTTTCCAGATATTCTGTAAAGTCCACAATCGTCCCTTTGTCCAAAGCTTTGATAAAGTTATCTAGTTTACTCATGGTTTTCCCCTCGCTGTCTGTTTGTTTTCAAAAAGAAATGGGGGTGTGGGGCAAAGCCCCATTCAGACCTTTCGTGTAGACGAAAGGTCAAAATCCGAAAAAAAAAAAAGAAAATACCCACGATATTTCTATACCGTGGGTTTGCTCAGCTTTACCAATCGATGCGAATGGTCAGGAATGGTCGCCATTCGTCATAGCGAACGGTGTAACCCTTCTCAGCCAAAGCCCTCATGATGCGCTTGTTTCGTTCAACGTCGTCCTGCGACTCAATGTATTGGTCAATTGTGGTATACCGGTTGCCCTTCGTGACAGCTTCGTCGATTAACTTGCTGATTTTCTCGAGTTCCGCTTCGATTTTTGCTTTAGAGTTTTGTTCGCTTCGCTCTCTGGCTTCTTGTGCAGTTAGCATGTAATTCTCCCTTTATTGTTAGTTCTTTCCATATCGTTCCCAAAATTTGTCTCAGTCCACGTATGTGGACGGAGTCCTCACCACTCAATTCGTATGGTGATGAACATCCTTGCGACAATGGCCCAGGTGGTATATTTGACCGTATAGCCACGTCTAGCAAGGGTCTCCATGATTTTGTCGTTGAGTTCTTTTTCTTCACGTGTTTCATGACCGAGGCCTTCGATGAGGACACTGTTTCGACCTTTTTCGATGGCTTGCTCGATTTCGAACTCAATATCTTGAAGTTTGCCTTCAAGTTTCGTTTTCTTCACCTGCGAGCTTTTGTTTCTAGCTTCTTCTGCTGTCAGCATTTTTCCCCTTTCAGAATTTCACTTTAATTGATTTTCATTATTTAACACGTTTGAAATATCATCTCTACCTCTTCTCGGGTGAGTTCAGCCTGTTCGAGACCTTCCAGTTCCTGACAGATTGACCATGTTTCGTAAAACGTTAAACCTTTGGCCCATAAGGGACTACATGATAAATACAGGTCTACTGGGCTCATGGTTCGTTCTATTAGTGTTGGTTCTTGGAACAAGGCTGCGAGTTTCGCTCGCAAGTAGTGGGTGTTGATGGACTTCGTTTTTTCATAGTGGGCAATTTGAGCCTTGATAGCCTCAGGGTCTATATCAACCAGGTCATCCAAGATATTATTCATCATGTCCATGTCTTCAGAGTGATTGTTATGCTTCATGTATGACGGGTCTTTCTCCATCACTTGGCGCCTAATACTCTGCGTATCATCATGGATGAGAACATCAAAAGCATGGCCGCGTTCGAGGAGGGCCATTTTTACTGCCCAGGTTCCTTCTTTTGCCCATTTTACATAGTGTTCTGCGTCCAAGCCTTGCTCGATGCGTTTGACGCATTTTTCACCTTGTAACATCAGTTTTGTGTATTCAGGGTCTGAATATGTTTGGGTCATTGTTTTCCCCGCCTTTCCTTTAGTTGTTTGCCGCCCACATCACATGACACAGAGTTCCCGCGCTTCGCCAAAACTGAGACCGTCACTCAAGCTTCGTTGGATGTCCCAAATATTTCCGATGCTCATCTTTTTGGCCCATAGTGGGCTACCGGCGTTATATAAGGCTTCGCTAGCCATAGTTGTTTCCATCAATGTTGGTGTGTGCAATGTAGCTAATAATTTTGTACGAACCGCTTCGATTTGTAACTCTTCAGGTCGCAAGCCCGAAGTGTTTTCTAATAAGCCATCTAAGATATGTTCTAATATATCAGCGTCCACCTCTCGTTCACTATAAACAACGTTGTAAAGTTCGTTCACATTTTCGACATAGGGGATACCTTTTCTGATCATTTCCATTCGACCTAGCATGGCGTTATGTCGCACGCCCGCATTACTATCTTTGATGAGGGTATCGAGCTCGTATCCAATGGTAGCTAACTTCCGCCTAACGGTTAGTGGACCGGTCTTTGCCCACTCTGGATACTGTTCTTCGTAGCGACCAGCCATGATATGACCAATCATTTCACTTACTTCCATTGGCTTCGGTTTTTCCCAACACGCATGTTTGTGCATGACGGTTGGTTCTTTCAGTGTTTGTTCCATAATATTTCCCTCAATATTAAAATTAGTACTTATGCCTGGACACTTCTACAGATTTGTAACTTCCTTGCATAGTCACTCACGTGTTCGACACATCGTGAGAATTCCATGGCATTTTTTGGTTTGATTGCAATGTCGTCGAACAACTCAAATGGTACCTGGTTCACACCTACCATATTCTGTAAAGCCGATTCTGCATGTTGAACGTTACAAATGGTGTCAACAGAAAAATTTTTGACCCATGCGGGGCTACCTGTTTGATAAAGCTGATAGACTGTCATGGTTTTGTCAAGCGCGGTCATTTGGTGTCGGTATCCTGCATATTTGGCATCGAACCCGTTTCCATAGAAGTTACCGATATCTTGCACAAATGGTTTGTCGCCATTTTGTTTTTCCAGCAACTTCGTCAGGGTTTCTTCATCAAGCCCCGGGCACCGCATGCACAAATTAAAAATACCCCAATATTGGTTATCATTTAACTCATCATCCAATAGGTAACGGGCATATTTAGCGCAATAATCACTCGAGTATTGAATAATAGCCATACGCACATCAAAACTTTCATCATGTATCAAACGTTCTGGATAGTACCCGTGTTCAGCAAAACTACATTTTACTACGGTTGACGCGTCAGGTAACCATGCGTCGTAGCTCTCCCGTTCCGCGCCTATGAGAATACAGTTCAACTTGTATAAGTCATCGATTTTTTCCATACGTTATCCTTTCTGTTTTGTTTGTGCTTTCGGTTGTACGCCTGGTTCTCAATTTTATATCTTTGCGTCATTTGACGCACTATACATGTCGGTCAATAAATTGATGGCATTCCCAAAGCGTATCCGCCGATGCCAGGTCATCAAAAGCAGCGTAAAAGGCATCTATTTTGTCGGGCGATATCAAGTGACGCATGACTTCATCATATAATTTCATCTGGTGCACACTCAGCGCTCGCATCCACAACACGTTGCCTAACTTGTGAAGGTCTTTTGTTGACATAGTGGTTTCAAGGATTGATGGCTCCTTCGTGACACTAGCCAATTTTAACTGATAGTACTCGGTCATTTCGTTGGTGTCTTCACCACCTACCGCTTTCAGGAAGGTTTCGAGTTGTTCACGTGTGAGATTTGGCATGCGCCGAATGATTTCTTCCGCTGCTCGAAACTCAAAGTTTGTATAATTGAGCAGTTGAAAAGCATATTTGGGATGCTTCTTGAGTACAGCGGCTCGCACCAGTTTACTGCGGTCACGCAAAAACTTTTCTGGGAAGTGTCCTGCCCGTGCCAATGCTAGTCGAATGCTCGGTGAAGTGTGTTTCGACCATCGCTCGTAACATTCAGGCGCATAACCTTTCTCAATCAGGGCGCATACTACTGATACTTCTTCCATTTTAGCTAGTTGTTCCACGCAGATTCCACGCCTAGCGAGTTTACATCGAATGTCAGTCTTTACAGTCCGTTTCAAAAACGGTTCAAAATCGGTAATAAGGCCCTGGTCTAAGCGGTCTTCAAACTCGTCCATATTCATAACCATTGTCATGTACATGCTCTCACAATCCTTTCTAATTTTCCTCAGAGAGGTTGGGGTTTGGGGCAAAGCCCCATTTTGACCGTTCGTGTATACGAAAGGTCAAAAATTCGAAAAAAAAAAGAAAGGCATGTCACCTTTCTTATAACGTTCGTGCATCATCAACAAGTCCCATCACATCATCCTTTGACAAAACATCGAGCTTTTGATGTTCTGGTTGGATGCGGGTTTGTAACTCATCAATAGCATCCTCGTAGGCTGTATAGGCTTTTACGATGGTGCCTGATTGTCGAGCGTCTAAGTCATACCGACCAAACAATTTGTCGTCTTTGCTTAACTCAACGACCTCAAACAGTTGTCCATTTTTACGAATGGAATACAAGGCTTGTCCGTCTTCCAGGTCTTTAAGCTGGTCCTTTGTGATGGCCATTTGATGGTGTTTTGCAGATTCCGTCTCAAAATTAGAGGATGCAAAGGTTCGAAATAGTGTATCTTGATAGTCATACTCACTCATGTTTCCGACGGCATGAGCAACAAGTGTTTGATTGAGGCTTTCAGGAATGCGCGGGTCCTGATTCGTTGTAAAGTTCGTGATTTTTCCATTTGTGATGGTACCTTCGAATAAGGTTGTCACCTCATGATTTAGAATCAGTTCGATTTGTGATGGATGGTGTACGATTGAGGGTCGTTCGTCATTTGTTACACCATTGGTTGGTCTGAACCGTGACTGCTCGATGAGAGAACCTTTCACATGTGTAGCACCATCCCCATCTGTGATACTCAAGGCGAAAGATTGAGGTTCTTGTGTATCCCAATTATACAGTGGTAATGGTAGGACAGTGTATTTTTTCAGGTTTTCTAGATTGTCGACAACTGGGTCCAGCAAATGCTCTTGTTTTTTTCTAAAAAACATATGTGTCTCCTTTCACTTCTTACTTTCATTATATCACAAAATTGAAAAACGCCGAAAAAAAAAATAATTAGAATCATTCTAAATAAGAGTTGGAAGGTCCGCTTTGCGGACCTCCTACCATTGTCTTACTTATTGTATAATACTACGTTCGACGAATGTGTCAGGTATTCACCCTGCCCATCTTCATTTCAATCCACACACCCATAAATATGAGTACGACAGCACATTCCTGTGTTGCTATGGTCTTATCGGTTCTCACGTCGTTCTGATTTCCCATTCTGTGTTATCGGGTCTCGATAACGGACCTCTATTGAAACGTGAAAGGTCCAGAGTTTGATATTTAACGGAATTCATACCAAATCATTCCTACTATTAGTATATCACAATAGATATCAAAATCAACCTCTAAGGTATTAATTCTTGTGGTCATCCTGGAATTGTGATATATTCCTCAAGGTGTTCTTCGATGTGCTTTCGACCATAGTCCCTTATTCGGCGTGCAATGCGTATTTGCTCACTCACCGTCAGGTCTTTCGCCCAGCGTGGATTGTTCGCTAAGAATAACTGTTTGAAGCTCATGGTCGCTTCAAGCGGCGTTGGAGTAGCTGTCATAGCTTCGTATTTTCGTCGAACGTAGGATAGATAGACGTTATCCACGTTCGGATGTATCGGTGTATCCAAAAAGGCCTTGAATGCCTCCGCCGATATCTGTCTTGAGAACTTAATGTTTTCCCACGTGCGTAAATAGGTAAGGGCATCTGAGAGCAGTTCTTCAGCTAAATGAGGATGCGCGAAGAATACCGCACTACGCACATAGGGGTCTTCGTCGTGAGTGAAAACTTCCGGGAAGTATCCACGCTTGGCGAGTTCTTTTCGAACTCTGCGTGCATTGTGTGTCGACCATTGTTCATAGCGTTCCTCCATTAAGCCGGCATGAATGGCTTCAATAATTGGTAATTCTTCGTTATGGGCCAAGGCCTCGTGCACCTGAATTCCGCGTTTTACCATCTGTGCCCGAAAATGTTCGGAGTAGGTTTTCTCAAGAAACGGCGAGACATCCGTGATTTGACCTGTGTCCAGTTTGTTGGCAAATTCTTCGATATACATGGTTACCTCACCTCTAAATATTATACGCCAACTTTAAAATACGGGTTACGAAGCAAATTCCCGTCCAACAATTTGATTTCGTGATTATCGCGTGAATATACACGCGCACGACCGTGACCTTCAGAGATGATTGCGCCTTCTGCGTCGCCAAAGCCTCGCCCACGGTCATCGTCTCGTACTGTTGGTTTCTCTGGGTCCACTGTGACATATCGACCGACTTCGGCAATACGATAGATACGATATGCAAGGTCTCCATTCACGTATACCTTTGTGAAAGCTTCTTGTGGTTCTGTCCCGAGTCGAGCCCGCACACGGCTCATAATCGTTGGGTCAATTTGTTTTCGCTCCGGTACAGGGATTAACTTATCTTGAGCTTCTCCGAAAACCATGTCGACAAGTAGTGATTTGAGTTCCATGTGCAGCCCTCTTTCTATATTTTATTTTGTGTAGACGTAGATAACTGAGTAGTCGCTGTTATCGTCCTGCTCAGCTTCAATAAATTCGATTTCGCGGTCATCAGCTGTGTTATCCGCAAAGACATATGTTTCTTGCGTGCGGTTATGGTAAACGTCATATGCTTCACCTTCTACAGGGATGAGTGCAATAACTTTAGATGCTGAAAGTGCTTTAAATTCTTTTACTGTCATGTTTGATACCTCGTGATTCTTGATTTTCAAATAGAAATAGGGGTGTGGGGCAAAGCCCCATTTGTTGCGAACGGGTAGCCGTTCGCTATAGTCGTGAATGTATACCCACTACATATATATTATACTAATACAATGTGTAGTCGAATTCGTCCAGGCGTTCGCTAGGGATGTCAAATATCCACTGCGCAATTCGTTGTAGTGTAGGTTGGATGACATATTTCCGTTCGTCACCCTTTGTAAGTACGAATTCATAGGCACCTTGGTTGCACAGGGTTTGCAATTCCGTTGTATCAATTTGTCGTGCAAAATCACGGTAATTGAGTTGGTAAGTTGCGACATCCATATACAGAATGTCACCTTTTCGGCGTGCGTAGGACAAGTCTTCCTGCAAGACGCAGGCAACGATTGGGAGGATTGGTTTTTCCATAAGTTTTCCTTTCTTAGAACGGCAGGCCCGCACCGCTAGTTCGCATGGTATTAACACCGCACATATAATCGTTGGCGACAGCTAATAATTTATCAAACTGTTCCAAAAATAGCTCGAACTCACCTTCCTGGAGCGCTTCGCCTTCATACGATTTCATGTTCGCGATTTGTTTGATGGATGCATTTCTGGCCCAAAGTGGGTTTCCTAGTTTGTAAAGTTCACTTGGTAGCATAGTGCGCTCGATTACGGTGGGTTCAACAAGCAAGCTTTCCCGTTTAAGGTCATATACATCTTTCGGCGCCAAATCCTGCTCGCCCTGTACTTGCGCTTTGCTTGTATTCAACAACATGTCTATTTGTTCTATGGTGATAGTTGGAAGTGCTTCGAGCGCATTTTTCCCCGCTATCCATTCGCTCGGGCTTTTGCCAAAACCTGGTGTGATGAATTCAGGATGGGTTTTTAGGACATAAGACCGAACCATAGGATCTGAGTCATGAATGTAATCCTTTGGCCACAAGCCTTTTGACGCGAATATACGACGCACGCGTGCATTTTCATGATTTTTCCATAACTCATAATATTCATGCGCGTAACCTTGTTGGATGAGCGTGGTAATGACGTTTGTCTCGCCGTATGCCACCAATTCATCTACATACTGACCAGTTGTAGCAATAACCGAGCGATATTCTTCACCCTTATCAATATACGGTTTTAAATCAGGAATGATTCCTTGTGCAATTTGGTTGTATAGTTCGATATGGGTTAATTCTGTCATGGTCATTTCCTTCTACTAAATTTCCCCACCAACTAACTGTTGGATGTTGCAATAGGTTTCCCAGCTGTCATGCGACGCGGTAAGTAATGTATCGAACACATCAATGAATGTTTGTTCTTGCTGTGCTGTTTGTGCACAAATTTGTGCGGATAAGAGGTTTCGGATTTGTGTAATCGTTAGACCTCGTGCCCACAAAGGATTTCCAATTTTATACAAATCAACTACCTTCATGGTAGCTTCAAGTGTATCAGCTGTCGTTTGCAGGGCAGTTCGTTTGAGGTCATATACTTCCTTGTAGAAGTCCTTGTTGGCTTTCCAGTCGTATCCTCCGTGCTGCGGAAGGGACAAAAAGAAATCCATGTCTTCAACAGTAACGTTTGGATCGTTTTCAACGATGTTCTTCACAGCGTCCCATTCAGGACCTGAGTTTTGCACACGTCTCATCAGCTCAGGATGGGCCATAACGACTCCAGCGCGAACATCCCGATTTTCATCTTCGATGAAGACCTCAGGCCAGAAGCCTTGTTGAGCAAGGGCTTCGCGGACCCGCTTGTCCTTGTGGGTTTTCCACTCTTCGTAGTGCTCACTTGCGTATCCATTTTTGATAAGTTCAACCATCACATCAGGTTCTTTATAGGTCAGTAGTTCGTCAATGTGTCGTCCTTTTGAGGCAATGAGCTCTCGGAAAGCCCCACTGTAAGAAATATAAGGTTTCAGGTCGGTAATGCTTCCGTTTTCGACCTTGCGTTTGAATTCTTTGTATTGTAACTTTGCCATTTTCTCTCACCTCACTGTTTTGTCTATTTCAGAAAGAAATTGGGGTATGGGGCAAAGCCCCATTCGGACCTTTCGTGTATACGAAAGGTCAAAAATCCGAAAAAAAAAAGAAAAGGTTTCGATAGAAACCTTTTTTATTAACAAAAATCCCAACTATCATAGCCGTAGTAGGACTGAGCTAGTTCCATGTCCGTCTCAAGGTCTGAACCGCGACGTCCACTGCCTCTATTTATTTCGTGTAGTTTTTGAATGACCTCACGATCAAAATAACGAGCAGCTTTTAGGGCTGATTCTTTAGTCTTATAACCATAGCCGTTAGCATCTTCCGTGATTTCGCCAAGTCCATTTACAATCAGCCAGCGGTCAATGATTTCAGAATAATATACGCGTCGGCTACCGGTGCAGGGAGCGCCAAACAAATCACTTGTGTCATAAGCCTGTTTCATCTCAGCCATGACCTTCTGCTTGGTAACATAGTTGTGTAGTGGAGCTGTCATCCCTCGTTCCTTTCCAAGTTGTCAATTAGCTTGTTGTATACATAGTGGTTACCACCGTACACTTTGTTTTCCTGTTCTAACAAACGACGATATTCGGTATCATCCTTTGCAAAATATTTTGCAATAAACAAAGCTACGGCGTGACTTCGTGATACACCGGCTTGACAATGTATGATGACATCCTCGAAGTCGCCTGCTTCAAAATGACGTTTTAAAAAGTTGATGATAGCGTTTGCGTCATAATCACTAAAAGCAAAAGGCATGCTTGGTTGTCCGGGGATAGCGTCAGGATTGACATCGTCAAAATATAGAAACAAGCAATCAACATAGCGTTTGCGTGTGATGTGATTGGTGCGCTGTTTGAAAGGCAATTCCTGTCTGTCACCGTCCTGAATAGAGATGAGAAGTGTTGGGCGCTCTGGTCTGTATTTGGAAGCTGCATGCTTTCCTAGTGATTGGATTGTCATCCTCGGTATCCCTTTCTTTATTATTGATTATTTTTGCGACGTTTTTCGTACAAAACTTTGTAGAAGCGGTTGTTCATTTCTAATTGTGGCAAACTGTAGTGACAAGGACTATTTAGATTTCCGTCCTCATCAAATTTGAGTTCGTGTTGTGTATGATCATCATGGATATGGATGATAGTGACATCACCCAGTCGGTCTTGTTCCATAGCCAACGCCTTGATAGTGTCAAGGAAAAGAATGTCGTTGGTTCGAATAATGACTGGTGCGTCTTTCGACTGCTCAAATACATCCGTTGCTTTTTGAATAGTTGTTTCAGGTGCATCCAGTGATGATATTACCACCTTGATATTGGTTATCACTGAGGTTAGGTGATGTCCGGTGTAGATTGTAAGCATAGTTTTTCCTTTCCTGACTGTTAGTCTTCTAGCGTTTTGCTAAATTCGTACAAGAATGCAAAGTTATCAAGGTCGTTCTTGACTGGTTCCTTGCGTGAGAAGTATTGCACACCACGGTACACTTCCCAAAGGATACCACGTTCCGCAAGCTCAAACACTTTGCGACTTGTCATGCTTGGATTGTAGTCGACCACTTGGATTTCTAATTCACCACGGTTTGACATGTAAATTTTAGCGTCATCATCAAACGGTAATAGCAATTCATTTTCATTTGCCTTAAATTCGATTTCTGGATAGGCCTTTAAAATTGGCTCAACTTTAGCCGCAAACTCTGCATCTGTGAATTCGTATCCTTCAACTTCATATCGTTTGATTTCTTTCATGGTTTTTCCTACTTTCTAGTTGTTTCTTTGTTCTTCGCATACCGAATGATTTGGTCGACTTCGATGCTTCCATATGCCTGAAGGAAGTCATCATAGTACGTATCCATAATATCCATCCGGTCAATTTCCCGCAGTTCTTTTTCCGCTTCAAGAATGTTGTCGATGGCTTGAATGCTGATGGTTCGTGCCCACAAGGGATTTCCGGCATCGTACAAAGCTTTGGCACTCATGGTTCGCTCTAAAGTGCTAACGTTCTCAATTTTGAGCGCCTTTGCTTTTAGTGCATATGCCTTACGCATATAGACCCGGTGGTCTTGTGTGCGAATAAAGGTTTCAATCGTTTCAAGTGGTACATTGGGGTCATGACGAATGACGTCTTCAGCCGCGTCCCATTCGGCTGAACTTCGCTCAAGACCTTGAAGAGCGTATTCGGGATGGCTGATGATGACGCATGATCGGACATGTTCATCTGGGTCATTGAGATAGTGCTCAGGCCACAAGCCTTTTAGTGCTAAGCTTATGCGAACGGCGCCGTATGGATGTTCCTTCCAACTTTCCCAATGCTCTTTCGCATAGCCATGTTCGATGAGCCGAAGAATGATTCCATAGTCATCATCCTTGAGCAGTTCCTCAATTTCGATACCGTTTTTTGCCATAACATATCGGATACCTTTTGGTCCATTTTCCATCCACGGTTTAAAGTCATGGATTTCACCTTTTGCGAATTTTTCTTTAAACGTCACCAATGACCAATCGTTCTGCATAATTTTCCTCCGAGTGTTTCCTCGGAAACGCATTAATTGAAATGAATCATGCGTTTCCGTTGTTCATCGTCAGCATTTGATGACCACTTGACGATCAGTTCGACGAGGTCATCTTCGGTTTTTACCTGTTTCACATCGGTGCCTTGGTGCGTGAAGCTGTCCACTTTAAGCATGGAATATCGAAACGCGTAATAAGTTCCATCGACGTTTGTAACTGATATAACGATACGTGGGCACCGATTCACTTGGTGCTCGTGTATGTAGATACCTAGCCAACGAGTAGATTGTTTCACATTGTCAGGCATTTGTTTGTATTCTGACGAGTCACAGATTTCGTCGTATGGCTTCAAGGTTTTATGAAAATCAATCGTGATGACTGATGTCATTGGTTGTTCGAAAAATAATTTAATGTCCTTGTTGTCCATAATTTTACCTCGTTTCACAAATAGAAAAAGACGGAGAAAACCCTCCGTCTTAGCTGTGTGCTTCCACACTCAATTCGGCAATAGTTTTGATGATGGTATCGATACTGCGTGCACCTTTAGGGACAGAAACAGTCCGTTCGAATTCATCTTCGTCAACGTAATAGGTGACTTCTACGCGACCTTCTGGCCATGAATATTCGTAGTAGTCTGTTTCGTCATCATAAATATACGTGGTTTCGTTAAGCAACGCTTGTTCATAAACGTCTTCATCGTCGAGAAGAAAGACCGAATGTTCGCTGTTGGTATACAACACAAATTCACCATCACCATTACCATCACCATCACCATGGTTAGTGTAGCCGACATATCCGTCAGTTTGATTTGGCGATTTGTCAGCTGCGCGACTAAGCCATTCATCAAACGAATATTCACTCGCGTTGTTGACAATACCATACACTCCACCATCAACACCGCCAATGCTTTCGATATCAAGCGTTGATAGCACGTTGTCAAGGTTCGCTGTTTTTTTTTCATGTACGAACATGAAAGCTTTTTCGTCACTGTCGTTAATGGTCACATTATACACATGATAGACACCTGGAACGGCTGTAGTTCTGATACTACTAAATTTACCGACTGAAATGTTTTCACCAAGTTTCGTACGTGCAATGTGTTCGAATGTTGTTTTCATGTTCTGTACCTCACTAGTTTGTTTTCAAAAAGAAATGGGGGTATGGGGCAACGCCCCATTTTAGGCCTTTCGTGTATACGAAAGGTCTTTTTACAAACCGCAAAAAAAGATACCCATACTATATATGGGTATTTCTAGTTACGGCATTTCGCTTGTGATATGCGAGTTTTAAATCACCCACCATCTCGCACATGTCGCTATAGGAACAACCGCGTCCAGATGGGCCGATTAATAAGTCTAGAATGTCCACCACATGTCCACCAAGATAAACTTTGTCCAGTTCTTCACGTGCATCGCGTACACGACCAATAGCTTGAGCACTAATGTCATGCGCCCATCGCGGGTTTCCTTGTTTGTACAATTGCTCACGAGTCATAGTCTTCTCGAGTGTTGACAATGGCTGAATGACGCTCATTCGCTTTAATTCCAAGAGTTTAAGCTTTTTGTTGATTTTCAGGTCGTAGTATATATCGATTTCGTCAGGGATTTCGAGGTTTAGGAATGTATTTAGTACGTCCTTTGTCACATTTGGTTCGGCAAGCAGGACATCCAGGATGATTTTCCATACATCGTCGGGCAGCGTTTTTGGTTTTGGCGACTGTTCCTCGGGTATGGTTTTTGGTTCGGTTTGTTGATTTTCAGCTTCGATATTGGCTTGTGACTTGATACCGAGCTTTCGTTTGGCCCATTTATACATGCTGAAATATTTACTCATGATATTCGTCACCTCGTCGATTTAGGTCGTTCAGCAATTGGTTGTAAAAATAACGCACTAGGTGTCGAAATTGTTCAAGTTGTGAATGAGTGGCATAGTCACCAGTTTCTGCATCACGCAAGTCAGCTTCGATTTCTTCCATGGTTACTTCGCCTCGGATTAGTTGATGGGCGGTTTCTTCCGCATGCTCTTCAACCGTTGGAAGTGTCTCTTCGTAAGCGTCGCGAGCGTTTTCGATAGCTGTCACCATCCAATCATATGCGTCGGGATGCATTCGACCGATAGCGGTTGCGAAAAACTGGGCGAAGCTAGGGCTATTTTCCATAGCTTGAGTGAAACCTTCTGCCAAATCATCACTGTATCCGTTGATGTTGTAATCGGCAATCATGCGACCGTTACGGCGGTCATGCACCAAAGTTAGAAAGTCAAGTTCTTGGTCCGTTCCATATTGGTTAAAGATTTGTCTAACTGATTTAAGTTTCTTGTTCATTCATTTTTTCCTTTCCATATCTACTGATGATTTCGTTCACGAGTTGCCATCTTTTCTGCATCGTACAGCCATGACCGTTCGCTATGACGTCATCAAATATGTCACTGATTTTGTGGGCCAATCCATGGTCATTTAAGTCGGTTTCAGTGTTAAACACTTGGCGGATAGCCCTTGCGCTCAAACCTCTTGTCCAAGTTGGATGCTTTTGAAGGTAGCGTTGTTTGGTTGTCATGGTGCGCTCAAGGGTGGTCTGATTATGGCGAATCCCTTCAATTTGTAAGCGAAATATTTCAAATGTAGTGTAGAAAAGTGCTTTCGTATTCTGTCAAATTCGCGGGTATACCTAGCGCCATAAAGGCAATAAGAACTTCGGGGTCGGGATCTATTATTTTGACCAATTTTTGATAGACCGTTTGCCAATCTGTGGCGCTCAATTTGTAACCGAGAGCTTCTTTGATGTAAGTTGGGTCCTTGCGCACGACTTCCATTCGAATGCTCGACAAGGAGTCATGGATGAGGGTGTCGAGCTCATATCCGTTCACTACTAAAGCCTCTCGTACGGATACGTCGGGGTGTTTTGTCCAGTTTTTGTACTGGTCTTGTTTCTCACCTTTTGTAATGCTATCAACTATACCTTGTATATACAACTCATATTCACTGTAGCTCATGTCAGAGTATTCGTTTAAAAGTTCGTTCATGTTTTTTTCTCCTTGGAACTTGCTAATTCGCAAGTTCTTTTTTGCGGTCGATAGCGATCATGTGTGCTACACCAAAAGTTTTCGTGGCTAGTAGCTCACTAAAGAGTGGGAGTACGAGTTCTTTGTCCTGCAACACTTGTTCTGCATTGAGTACGTTTGCGATGCGGTCAGCCCGCAGGTTTCGAACCCATGTCACATTTCCTGTCTCATATAGTTGCGCCCGCGTCATCGTGTGCTCAAAGAGCGTTGCTTGGGGTTCGCTTTGATATTTTTCCCAGTCTTTCAGTTTCAGACGAAGACCTTCTACGCACATGGCATACCATTGTTCCATTAGCTCCCTAGGCATTCGCTCCAGAAAGCTCTTTACCATTGTGTACGGTGGGTTCTTTTTGCAACTGATAACTCGACACACTCGGTACCACGAGTGCACATCGAGTAGTTGGTCGATCCGTTCAGGCTCTTGCTCGACAACCCGCACCCCAATGATGGGTTCAGCGTCTCTAACCAGCTGGTCTAAACAGTAGCCATGGCGAATTAAGGCACTTTTAACAGCAAAACCTCCGTTTCTTGCCCATTTGACATAATGTTCTTTACCATGCCCTTCACTGACGAGCAAACTGAGCAGGGTGTGGTTGTTCGTGGCATAGATAGCTTCTGGATAGTCACCTTCTAGCGCTAAACGCTTCCAATGCTCTTTGTTGGGGTCATCAGATAACCACCCGGTTTTAAAAATTAATTTCTTTGGATAATGAATCAATTCCTCAACGATTGTTTCCTTGAAGGTTTGGTAGTCCATCGCATTCCTTTCTAATTTAAACAAAAAAAAGACCATCTAGTTATGCATATCTGCATCTTTGATGATGTCTACTGTCTGAAGTATATCACGCGTCACAAAAATTGTCAATAATTAATCGGAACAAATTGCAATCAACACGACCACAATAACCAAGGAAAGGAACAAAATAGCGAAGTCACCGAGTGTTGGCAAGTCTTCACAGAGGGTCATTTTGACACCTCGTTATGGACTAGGTCTTTCTTCCACACAACGGCTTCGACGTCTTCGTATTGAACCAGATAATAATCGTCGCCTGTTCGCGTGATAGGAATGTCAGCTGTTTTTAGATAGTCTGAATGACTTTCGAAGTGGAGTTTGCTACCATTCTTTGTGATGGTGTAATGTTTTAGTGACTCTTCTACGATACTGTGTTGTTTTGCTGAAATAAAAATCGCAAACACCATGAAGACGAGTGACACGAATGATAGGACAATTTGTGCAATCAAATAGTGCGTCGCCTTACCTTTGATGGCTGACCATATTGCATAGGCCCCAATAATAATGACAATTCCAAGAATACCCCAGGCAATCGGTGCATGTGGATTGTTTGCTAATTCTTTAGCGAGTTGTTTCATTGTTTTCCTTTCCATGTTTTGAATTCTGTTTGTTGATTTGGTGATAGTTGTTCTTCGTAAGTGGTAAGCCATTGAAGTTGTTTTTCGGTTGGTGCGTTGAGACCCTTTGTAATGAGGTCTGTCACTTCATTTGTGATTGGGGACGTCGCACAGGCCAAATAGATGGCACCCTCGTCATTTTCGATATTATTATTCCATGCGATTTGGTCGTGCGTTCCATAAATGCTCTCAAAGAAGTTCCCTTCTGAAGTGAGCCAACCTGTAAAGCCTTCACCTTCCGCCCGTGGTCGTTGTTGGCACTCCAAAACCTCAACAATGTCTTCTTCTGTTGGGTCAGGATAGAAGCCACCCACCTTATTGACATAGAGGGTTCCTTTCTCCTCAAGCGTCTCTTGTGGATGTTTCATATCAGCTAGCATACTTGTCGCCAGATCGGGCAAATTCCACAATCGTTGCATGAGAGCTGTGCGGTGCATGTCGGCCAAGTCGTCCAAATATTCGTAGGTTTCGTGTGCGATAGTTGGATTTTCTAAATCGGACATGTTCAATACTCGATACCAGGCGTCTGTCTGGTCTGTTTGTATATGTGCGTATGTTGGCATAGTTGTTCCTTTCTAGTAGGGGCGGGTTTCACCTAAGAGCTCAACCAGGGCTTTGTATTCCGCTTCGCTGATGGTATAGGCATGCCCATTCATACAGTGCACCAAACCTTTTCCTGTACCGTTGTATTCTTCCACCATAACGATGTTATCCAAGTTGAAAATGTTTCCGCCTAAATTTGTGAAATTCATGTTTTTTCCTCCCTGATGTTGTTTCATGATGAATTTGGGGTATGGGGTGAAACCCCATTCTAGAGGTCCGCGTATGTGGACCTTTTGGTATGTTTATCGATGAATGCTCGCATTGCCATAGTCGCTTCGTGCGCCTTGTCTATGGCGACCTGTGGAAACAGTTCCACCGCATATTCTATGAGCCCGTTCTGCTCTAAATGTTTTTCTGTACGGGCGACGTTATAAACGGCTGTTCCTGAAAGTTTGGTAATCCACGCCTCATTTCCAATCGCATATAGTTGCACGGGTGTCATGGTGCGCTCGATGACGCTGAAGTTGCTTGGTTGATATGCTTGTTTGCACTTCAGTGCGTTCATCAGTCCTTGCATGTGTTGCCAGTTCCACCGGCTTTTTTCGATGGTATCTAAAAATTTTTGAAACAACTCCCTGTCCAACTTGACCTGTGACAGCAAATAACCGAGAATTCTTCTTAATTCTTTTTCTGTCGGGTGTTGTATCAGTTGATGATAATACTTCGGGTTTTTCTCAGCGACCATCAGTCGTATGCTCTCTGACGTGTCATGAATCAGTATTTCTGGACAATGTCCGTTATGGGCTAAGAGCTTTCGTAGCTCATAACAACCACTTTTCGCCCATTCGACATAGCGCTCTTTGTACTCGCCCTTTCGAAGGCAAAGATTCACGTCCTGCCACTTGTGGTTTTCAATTAGTGTATCAATGTCGGTCATTGTTTTCTCCTTGACCCTGGTTGGGGTCTATTTGTTTTTCCGAATTGCTTCGGCATAGGTTCTCACGAATTCGGCTTCGCTGACGTCTTTTCCTTCGAGCGCGCCTAGAACCTTGCTGACCTGATTACCTGTCAACTGCGAGGTCCACAGGGGATTGCCGTTTTGGTAGTGTTGCCATGGCGTCATGCTTTTATCCAATAGGGTCATAGGTGTGTCGAGCGCGACTGCCTTCCACTTTAAGCCTCTTAATGTGAAGGAGATAAGTGTCGTCGGAATGGGTAGGGCGAGGAACCGCTTCAATAGTTCTGGTTCTGGGTCCACTTGTCCGTTCAGGATTTGGTAAACGGCGAGCCATTCTTGGTCATTATTAATTTTGAGATACTTTGCATAGTCGGGCTGCTTGTGGACGACGGTTGCTCTGATAGCTGCGGAGGTATCGTGGATGAGAATTTCTGGACATTTTCCATATTCAGCTAAACGCTCCCGAATATTTCGGTTACCGTTTTTGGCCCATTCTTCGTAGCGCTCTTCTGCATATCCCTTGTCTAACAAGGCACACTGCACAATTTCTTCTGTGGTGTCGATTAGACGCTCAATACCAACTCCGAACCATACCATGATTTCTCGATAGCGACTGGATACCTTTGGTGAAAAATACGGTTCGAGATAAAGTTGTTCCCCTTTGTCCAATCGGTGGTGGAATTCACGTAGGGTTAAAATGGGTCGCTTTGTCATCGTTCTTCCTTTCTGTTAAATACCCGATACGCATTCGATAGGTTCATCGTACTTAGTCATATAGTTATCGACGTCCCAGATGTTATCCATACCTTTTAAATGATCAAAATCCTCTTCGGTGAGGGTCATTCCTTCAGGTAATTTCTTTTTGGCATATTGAATGCAATGGATGCCGCAACCAGCCACGTTTCTTTTCCATAGAACGTTTCCTGCTTGAAATAGTTGGTAATCAGTCATTGTTTTTTCAATGACATTAGGTTGGGTGAGTACTGCCTTATATTTACTTTTTAGAATGCGACGGTTGCTCCCACTTGGTTTTTTGTACTTCAAAAATCGTTTCAGAAGCCTCAGTTCTGGATGATTCTGTGACATCAATAGTTCATGTATTGCATACCACTCATCGCGAGCCATATCACCTGCATAATCCATCATTAATTCAGTGTATTCCGGATAGTTTTTAGCAACTTGTAATCGAACACCCCTATGCTTTGAGTGAATCAATATGTCGGAACAGTAGCCGTGTATGGCCAGAGTATATTGAATATCTCTAGTACCTTCTTTGGCCCATGTAGGATAGTGGTCTTTAGCTGTACCGTTTGCGATTAATTCTTTCATGACCAACGGCTCATGAAGCTTCGCTAAGGACTCGGTTTGCACGTTCTCTATAGCCATGACGATAAGGTAGTTGATGTACGTTTTTGGATTTTGCAAGTAGGGTTCATAGTTGGTGATTTCACCAGCTCTCATGCGTCGCATGAACTCATATCTGGTGTCGTTTTGAGCATGACCCAACTCAACAAGATAACTTGTTGCCTTTTCGTCCATTGGATTTCCTTTCTAGTGTTTTTGTGCTGTTAGTGAATCGATACAGTATCTGGCGACATATTGGGCATAACTACCTAGCGCCATATCCCAATTGCTATTTAAAGCATCGAATAGGTGTCTCGTGTAGTTTTTGTAACCTATTTCTTTGAGTATTTCGTCGGCCTCACACAGAATACCAATCTCCATAGCACAAAACCCTTTTGTCCAGGCTGGATGACCTGCATCATAGAGTTGCTCTAGCGTCATGGTTCTTGCTAGAGCGTCTAATGGTGTTGTGAGAGCTTGGTATTTGAGTTTGATACTATCATTATTGTACACCTTGCTCCAAGGAGCTTCAAAGTAGGCTTCGAGAACTTCAAGTGTTGGCTCACTGTGACTCAGAATGGCGCTGTGAATATTCCATCCGTCCTCAACACATTCCATTCGCTTTAGGCAGTATCGGATGTCCTTGAGCATGACAAAACGTCTCACGTCTGGGTCTTTGGATTCGATGTAGTCATCGAGAAACAGTCCTTCTCCAATGAACCATTCCGCAGCTACAGGTCCCCGTTCTCTCCACTCCTCGTATCTTTCCGGATAGAGTCCAGCCTGGACGAGTTCACTGATAAGAAAGTTTCCGTCGCATTCCAGGCAACGTTCGAGTTCAATCCCGTTTTTCGCAAGGATCCATCTGGCTTCTGTCGCTGAGAAGTTATAAGGCTCACCGATTTCGTCCAGTTCTTCAATAGATAGGTCGAAAAATGGTTCGAAATCAGTAATCGTTCCGTCAAGAACCCGTTTTTCAAATTCCTTTGTGTTCACTTGCTGTCCTTTCTAATCGTTTTTAATGGTTGTATTTTAAGTTAGCTTCTTGCTTATCGTACGCTGTACTAATGGATTCACCGCTGCGAACATCGGCTACATAAGCCTCCAGATAATCATGAGGTTCTATCTTTTCTTTGTTCGCAACTTGTTTAAGTAGCAGAAATCTGCGTATGGCGTTCACACTGAGACCTGTCGTCCAAAGTGGATTTCCAATCTCATGTAACTGAACATTAGACATCGTCGCTTCCATGGTGTTTGTTGGATGTCCGTAGCTTTCCAGTTTTTCCTGCACAGCTTGATAAAAGATTGGTGATTTCCTTTCGGCGAGTTTGGCGATTTTTAGCAGTTCTTTTCGGTCAGGATTTGGGTCGTTAGTGATTTGGTCGTACCATTCGACATATCGATTTCTACTTTCCAGACTACGCTGGTCATATGCCATCGCCCAACGGACGACAAACATCGCAATGATGACCAACACCAGGACAATGGATAATCTAGCTAAGGCTATGAGGGTTTCTTGGATGTTGTCGGCATCCGTCACTAAAAGTGTGAGTGCCATCGGTCTGTTCCTTTCTAGTATGTTCTCTCGAAGCGTCCATATCACTTGTGGTGTTCGATCAGGTCTTCCACGCGGTTCATCATCTGAAAGAGAGGTTGCAATTCACCAGTTTCAAATAGTTGTTCCCAAACGTCTTCCAGTGTCAGGTCTGTTTTACTTGACGCCAATTTTTCTTTGACCCATTGTAAGCTTCTGATATCTTCAGCGGAAAGATCCTTGGCCCACATCGGGCTACTCTGAAGATAGAGTTGTTTGGTTGTCATGGTTCTCTCGATAGTGCTAGCCTTATGTTCCATCGCTGCAAGTTTGATACGCAAAGCGTCTATACGGTCATAAGTATACCCAAAAAGGTTTCGCGGTACTTCACGACTCAAGAGGTCTTTGAGCAACTGGATGGTAGGATGTTCTTGTACATACATAACACCAACAATGGTGTTCCATTCCCGTCGGGTGATGTGTTTTCGAAAGAGTTTGGGTAAATAGCTCTTATCCCGGTCTACGACAGAGCATCGGACGCTGGCTTCTCGGTCTCTGATTAGTTCATCAAGAAAATAACCCTCGTGGGCGAGGCATCTGCGCACACGACCATTACTTACCAACCACTTTCTGTAGTAGTTCTCAGCCTGTTGGCTGTTGATGAGCTGCACTCGCTCTTCCTCTGTCGCAGTTTCCGCAATCTGCTCAATAGCTATTCCTTCAGAAATGAGCCATTTCCGTCGGTTGTACACGTCGTCGGAAGGGTCAGTGACTCCGGGTGTATGTGCTATATATGGTGCGTAATCATCAATGTCACCGTTCATGACGGCTTTTTTGAAGTCACGCAGGTTTATCATAATTTTTAATTTTTCTGCGACTGTCGTCATCCTTTTTCCCCTTTCAAGTAATCTCTCTCGGCGTTCTTTAAATAGTCTCGCAGTGTGTACAGTCCATCGTCAGCTCCGTATTGGTCTTCGTTGTACAACACTGTTCTAATTTCTAGTGGTGTCAGATGTAACGCCCAATGAGGTGAACCTGATGTGTACAGTTGTTCGGTTGTCATGGTTTTTTGGAGTTGTGTGGGTTTTTCTGTCACAGCTCTGTAACTCAAAAACAAAGCATCCAGCTCGAGTTGTTGTTTCCAGTCGAATGCTAATTCTTTTGTATCCAAGCTCATAAACCATTCGTAGACGGGTTTTTCGTCACTTGTCATCTGTTTTACGTGTTCGTGTAGTGCCTGCGCGATGGTATCCCATATAAATAGTCTATAGGGTCGAAGGGTTGCCTCAAAGCATTTTGGAGCATAGCGAATGTCTCGTAAGATGACCGCCTCACGCACTTCTTCGTAAGTATCAGTCGCTAAAATATCTAAGCAATGACCTTGTTCCGCCAAGGCTACTTTAATATTTCTGATATTGGCGTTGTTGGATTCCTTTTTGGCCCATTCTGTGTATAGCTCTTGGTGTTGCCCACGTTTGACCATTTCGGGTGTTAATATGATTTCTGTCATTTTCACTTCCTATAGTTTGTTGTTACTGCACAAACGACGAAAGATCTGCTTCCGCTCGTTTGAGCTCCATCGTTAGGTCTGCGAATACTTCTTCGATTTCGTCCATCGTGGGTGTTGAGTGAGATAACTCATGGCATACTGACCATACGTCAACGAATTGTAAGTCTCTGGCCCACATAGGACTTCCTGTTAGATACAAATCTACACGCGACATATTGGCTTCTAATAAGGTCGGGGTCCGTGACAATGCAGCGTATTTGACTTCCATGTATGGGTTGGGTGATTCTAGTTGTTTGCAATATTCGATTTGTTCTTTAATCACGTCCAGTTCCGCTGTGACTTTGTTGTCCAGGATGTTATTGATTATACGCTGGTCCTCGCGATGATGTATTCGATATTTTATATAGCTAGGGTCAGCTGCCATAACTCTGCGCCGAATGGATGACTCCGGGTCGTGTATGAGAATGTCGTGTTCGTACCCGTGGACGGCTAGGGCCATTCTGACTTCTTTGGACCCGGTCTCAGCCCATTCTTCATACTTTTCGGTCGCGAGACCTTGTTTAATGAGGGTGATACGCTCATCGTCTGTCAATTCTTCGGTCATTTCTTTTTTCCTTTCTAACAAAATAAGTAAAAGAAAAAACGATGGAAACCCATCGTTTGTCACTTCACTGTGATGCGCCAGTAGTCACCAACCTTATGGTGGTCATAGGCTTTTTTGTCAACTTGAACTGTAACCGTGTGCCCGTGACCATCCTTATCCTTTCCAGTCACATCAAAATAGTATTTGTCGGGCATTTCGTCCTCAGAAAAGATTGGCATGTCCTCTACCCATATCACACTCGTTTCTGTGTGAGCTTCGGTCATGTGCTTGTTAACAATAGTGCCCTCACTAATTGGTGACTCACACGCGGCGAGAAAAATCAGGCTCAAAAAGAGAACGAGGCCTTTTAATATGTGTTTCATTTTTTTTCCTTTCTGTTTTGCGGATGTTCTAACTTGTTACTCTTCGATAGGCTTCCTCGAAATCCATACCACAATCCACGTACAACAATACATGGTCTACTTCTTTTACTCTGAGGTTTTTGGCCCAGAGGTGACTGCCCGATTCGTATAACTCTGCGGGCGACATTGTAGCATGGAGCAATGAGGCCACTTCTTCTTGAGAGGCCTTTTTTGTTTTTAGTGTTGCGGTTATACCATCTCTAGAATAATCCCAATAGTTGATTTGACAATCAAGAATACGGCTATCCACATATGTCATGTCCAGTATGCATCGATACATCAGTCGCATATCCGGGAAGCTTTCAAGGTAGTTCTCGACCGCTCCAGGATGGTTGATTTGAGCAGTTGCTCGAATTTGTTCATCTTCATCATGGGCAAGTATGTCCAGTTCGTATCCTTTTCGTGCGAGTTTGTATCGAACACTCCATGTGCCGGTTTTGGCCCACTCTGGGTAGAGTTCTTGGTGTCGCCCAGCTTCAATATGGTCAAAAATTTCTTGTTCTTTCATGGCTTCTCTACCTTTCTAATGGATTCAAATGTGTATAACCCACCTATTGGAGTAGGTCTTGGATTTGTGCCTGGTCATCTCGCTCTTCGAAGTATGTGATATCCGCTATGACATTGAGCGGTATGTTTTTCGCCCAAATTGGGTTTCCTGTTTGGTGGAGGTCGTATGCACTCATGGTTGACTCTAACAAAGTTGTTGCCCTCTCAACTACCTCTAATTTTCGCTTAATAGCTATTGCATCGCGACTTTCACTGTTTTCACAATACTTTGCCAGAGTTTCTAATACGCGTTTAGATACGTGCTTTTCGTACTTCACGATGTCCCATATATCATCTAGGTCGTATTCGTAGTCGATACGTCGTTCTACATAGCTAGGATTTTTAAACATGATGACGCGTCTGATATCGTGTTCGTCATCATCAATCAGGAGATCGTGTTCGTAGCCATTTAAGGCGAGTGTATACCGCACCAATTTCGATGCGGTCTTCGCCCATTCGTGATACATTTCTTTGTGTTTTCCGTTGTTGATGCTAATCAACTGTTCACGTTCGTCCATTTGTCCCTTCCTCGTTCTTTGGTGCTTTAATATTTCCATAAGATGTGGTGCAACTCGTATTTACCTAATTCTGGGGATGCTGTGACAATTTCTGTGAAAAATTTTTCGCAGACATCGTGTTTACCTGCTTTTTCGAGCTGGTCAAGACCATAGATGATGATATCAATTTGTTTCAAGGTGAGGTTTCTGGCCCACAAAGGACTTTTTAAGGTGTATAGTTGATAAGGGCTCATTGTCGCTTCTAACAACTCAACATCCTGTTCCATGCCGGCGATTTTCACCTCAATGGATTCACGGTCCAGTTGACTTTGTTTTTGATAGTTCTTGTCGTTTCGAATACTGTACAAAAGTTCAAGTTCTACATCAGTAGTGTCCGATGCACTGAACAACTCGTCTAAGACGGCCGTATATTCCTTTTGAGTCTTGCCAATCAGTTCTTTTCGATATTGCGGATACTTCTTCATCACTTCAATGCGCACATCACTTCGACCATCCTTGATGAAGAATTCTGGATACAAACCTTGCTTGGCAAGAGCGACACGAATAGCCTTATTACTGTTGTGTTTCCATACCTCATAATGCTCTTGTGCGTGTTTATTTTCAATGAGTATTTGGATGAGTTCTGGTTCTGCGCGTAAGAGGATGACATCAATACCGACACCGCGCTCGGCCATAGCCTTTAAATGGTCTAATGGTGCGCCTGCGTAAGGTTTGAAATTCTTAATTGCACCCGCTTCAAGTTTCTTCATAAATTTTCTATATGATAGCATATTTTCCATCCTTTTTATTTGCTATAATTTTTCCTTTTGGATATCCATGAAATAACGAGCTAGGTCGTTGAGACCTCGTTCAGCTGTATCAACAGCGTCCCACGTTTCACCTAATGTCAACCCTTTACACCACACAGGGCTTCCCAGGGTGTATAGTTGGTAGCGATATAATTCTAAATCTGTAGGCGATGGTTCATTCTTGCTCGCAAGAGAAAACTCATCCATGTAATCAATATCCCAACATGTTCCCTGGTCGTCCATATATTGGTATGTCATCGTTCGATAACCTTCTAGAATGTCATCAGGTAGTTCAGTGCGTTTGAGTAAATGTTCTTCAAAGGCATTATAGTCACATTCGTTATAATAAACGGTGGTGTATGCTCTAACATCAGGGTCAGGATCATCGATGAGAATGTCTAACATTTGGCGAGCGTCAGCTAAGGCTATACGAACTTCTCTTGGCCCGGTTTTTACCCACTCTTTGTAATGTTCTTTTCCTTTGCCCGATTTAATGAGGGCAATCATCTCTTTTGCTTCCATTTTATGACTCCTTTTGGTGGTTCTAAAAAATTCCGTGGAAAAAATAAATGTTCTAGATTTGGTTTTCGTATAAAAATCGGGGTATGGGGCTTGGCCCCATTTGTTTCGGACCAAGTATTTGGTTCGAATTCTGATTTGAGATTTTTGCTGTTTTGTGTGATATAATAAAGAAAATGAATGTGAGGTATAAAAATGATTTCGGAAACTAGCAAGTGTAGATTGACGAACGAAACCCGTGTTGTTGATGGTATGAAACTCTATCGTATCCAAGCTGTATGGGGTTTTGGTGATGTCAAAAAGGGTGACCTTGGGGGTTTTGTTGATAGTGCAGACCGAATTGCAACAAGAGGTGAGTGCTGGGTCTATGACGATGCGGCTGTGTATGCCACAGACGGTGAAGTGTGCAGTATGAGCAATAATGCTAAAGTCAAAGGTCATTCCACTGTTGTAAACTCTGTACTGGAAGGCGATGCGCTAATTGATGGCGATGTCCATTTTGTAGAGAGCGTAGGTGAAGGCAACATTCGAGTTGAGGGACGCGCAAATGTTCTGTCTTCAGAGCTAAAAGATGATGCGCAAGTGACTGGTGATGCCGAAATTGAGAGAACACGGATGTCCGGCAACAGTGTCGTCGGGGATCACTCCAAGGTTGTGGGGTCTTCTTTGCGTGATAATGCAAGAGCTAAAGCCTTCAGTCAGGTCTTCCATTCAACACTAAAAGATAATACTGAGGTAAGCGGCCGGGCCATTGTCACGTCCTCCATTCTCACGGATAACGTCAAAGTTTCTGGCTCGTCGGTTGTACAAGCTGATTCTGAGTTGAGCGGTGACCTGGCTGTATACAATGGTGAGGTCACATCGGAACAGAATCAAAGTTCGCAGCCTTCTGAGCCGAAATATCGATTGACCAACAATACAAAATACTTTAAAGGTGTCTACCTGCAACAAATCAAAGCCGTTCGAGACTTTGGAGACATCCAAAAAGGCACTTTGGGTGGGTTTGTTCGTTCCACAGATAACCTATCCCAGGAAGGACTTTGCTGGATTGATGAGACGTCCATTGTGTCCGAGGATGCCCGAATTACGGGCGATGCACAAATCACTCGCTATTCTAAGGTTCACGGGCATGCAGAAGTTTCTGGAGAAGCGACGGTTGATAATAGTGAGGTATCTGAATTTGCAACCGTTCGGGGTAAAGCCTTTGCCTGCGACTCCAATCTTTCCGGCGCTAGTTGGCTCGGTCGTGAAGCTGTCGCCGAGAAGGCTACTCTCAAAGATTATGCCAGCGTCACGGATTGTGGTCAAGTATCCGGCTCATTATCGGGTCGTGCCCGTGTTGAGGGTGCAGCACAGTTCTCTGGTTCAGCAACTGACAATGTCGTGATCGCTGGAGATTCTGTGGTCGGCAGTTCGGTTGAATTGTCAGGGGACGCGGTTGTTGTTGACTCTGTTGTCGACGGAACTAGCCGAATCAATGGTACGTCACAAGTGATTAAGTCGTCCGTTAATGGTGATGTGGTCATTATGGACGCTACAGTATCCCAGTCAACAATCGAGGGGTCTGCGATGATTTGTGAAGGTGCCGAAGTGACAGCGTCACTAGTTGAGGACAAAGCTTATATTGCTGAAGGCGCCATCGTTCAAAATTCTACCATCAATGGTGATACTGCGGTCGTCAATCTAACAATAGTCGATGACATCACTAATGTGACCGAGACGGATATCAATTTTGATTTTGTCAATTCTGATAGCCTATCTCTTTAAAACGAGAAAAACAAAGACTCGGTCAATTCCGGGTCTTTTTCCTATTCGACTAGTAACTGTATTTTTGAGCCGTTTGGAGAGATTTGGATTAAAATTTGGATTAAATATCAGCGCTTACAAGCCTTGCTATGACTGACTTTCTCTCCTAACTCTTTATTTTGGAAAAAAGTAAGAAAAATTTTTTAATGTGGTCAGAAAAAATTTTTTTGTGAAGTCGATGCTTTGATGTTAAAATAATCCTAAATCGCGTCATACCGGGTTTTGTTACCGCTTTCAAAAATCCAAATTTTAATCCAAAATCATCCAATTCACAAAGTTTTACCTTATATACTTGGGCTGAGTGTGGTAACTATCAACTAGTTGTTGAGTGCTTCTTCTATCGCCGCTTCTACCGTGTAGCCCGCTATTCGACTTCCAAAAAAGCGCCCGATTTGATAAATCGATAGACCTTTGGCCCATAAGGGATTTTCGGTTTCGTATAACGCAACTCGAGACATCGTGCTTTCAAGTAATGAAACCTCTTCTTGTTGTGATTGAAGCTTTATTCGTATCAATCTCACCTTAGGTCGATTTTCAGCCTCCCAGAATTGGATCAGTCGTTCCAATATTTCGGGTTCTACATAGACATTATCCTCAACCATCGTTGTAATGAGGTCTTCATCCTGCCCATTCTGTAGCCGTTTAAGGATATATTCTGGTCGGTTGTTCATGGCGAACCATCTAACGTCTCGGTCAGGATCATCGATGAGTGTGTCGAGCTCATAGCCTTGTATCGCAAGTTCTCTGCGTACCGATAATGGTGCGTGTTTTGCCCATGTGGGATACAAGTGTTTGTTTGCGCCATTGATGATATCATCAATCATTTCAGATAATGCTTTTCCCACTACGGTTCCTTTCTAATTGGATATTAAAAACCACAGGTCAGATACCTATGGTTTTCTGTTATATGTTGAGGGTTTGTTCCTCGGAAGTTAGTTCTTCAACAGCTGTCAGAAGTGCAACATCGTCAATCGCTTGGAAATTCTCGTTCAGCTGTTCATTTTGTGCGTAAGAAATTTCAACAAATTGTTGGAAATTCTCAAATAATTTGTTGACGCTTTCTGCGAAAGTGTCAGCAGGTATCATTTGTTCCGCTGTCGGGCGAAATGAGACCGCGGTTTCTTTGTTTCGGTTCTGCTCATCGGGGACGTCGCCAAAAATATCAGTTCGAATATAGCGTTTGCCATCTTTTTCGTAGTCCAAACAATCAATGTACCAATCATCGGATGTGCGTAAAATGACGCCGTCATATTCTGGTCGACGTAGTGGTCTACCGATGTTCGCCGCTTCTACCAATTCCTTCAACCCTCCCGCGTTACCAACACGGCGATAGGAATAATCGATGGGCATAGGTAATTCGTCACTAACTTCAAAACCTTCTTGACGGAGTTTGTCGGCATATTCTTTTTGATGTTCTTGTAACAATGCCTGTATCGCTTGATGCGCATGTTCAGAATCCTCGAACCAGTTCACTATTTTATCCTTTGCATCAGACGGTTTTCCTTCCGCATATGTGCCATCGGTGTAGCGAATAGCCTGGTCGATAGAGAACTGTTGTTCGCCTTTTTGAGCAATTGTATTTCGACTATAGTGATTGAGTGCCGAAATATATACTTCTTCGGTGAACATTTGTACATTTATTTCGCGATTTTCTGGAGTGAGTTCGAATTCTTGCGTGGTCAAGCTTTCCAAACTCTCTACAACGTTCGGAAATCGTTCGTTGATAGAACTCATGAGCTCAAGGATGGGTTTGTAGTCATCAAATTCATCGACATATGCACCACCAACTTGGTAGTCAGAGCTGGTATAGAATTCGTCTTCGTCATAAACTAATGGTAAATTGTGTTCCTGTAAATAGTGGTTAAATGGGTCCATCGATGAGGTTCCTTTCTTGTTCTACATTTATTATAGCATATTTAAACAGAAAAGTGTTCCTTATATATTCGACACGACCTCAATTGGTTCGTCATATTTTGTCAAGTATTCGTCTACCCTCCATTGATTATCTTGACGTTTGAGATAGTTGAAATCCTCTTCTGTGAGTTCGTATCTATTGTCCAAGACCTTTTTGGCATGTTTGATGCACCAAATACCATAGCCTGTTATGTTTTGTTTCCATAAAACTTTTCCTGCACTGAACAACTGATAATCGGTCATTGTTTTTTCAATGACGCTAGGTTCCATCAAGGCAGTTTTATATTTGCTTTTTAGAATGTCGAGGTTGGCGCCGTTTGGTCGGTCATATTTGAAAAACCGCTCGAGGAGTCTTGGTTCTGGATGTTCCTGCATCATGAACACATCATAAATCGAATACCATGCTTCTTTTTCGTCTTCGACCTTATCCATTAGCATGGTCATGTATTGAGGGTGCTTTTTCGCTACGCGAAGTCTCACCTCGGCGTGAGGAGATTGGATTAAAATGTCGGGGCAGTAGCTTGTGTCAGCTAGTGTATACTGAACTGTTCGAGTGCCCGTACGAGCCCACTCAGGGTAATGTTCTGTGGCATGTTCATTTGCAATCAGTACACATCTGATGGTATCGTGGTCCAATTTTGCGAGTTCGTTTACACAGATGCCTTCAGAAGCCATCTCAATTAGATGGTCCGCGTATTGTGATGGTTTTTCAAGATAGGGTCGGTAGTCGACGATGTCACCAGCTAGCATGCGTCGTTTGAAGGTGTTTTGGCTGTCATTTTGTGCGTGTGCTAATTCGTTCAAGTAATGGTTGTTTTCACTAGGCATATCGGTTCCTTTCAGTATTTTAGTTTCTATCCGACCGCCACGCGGCACTGGCTGTGTAGGTTCGGTCTAACATGACCCACAATGGTGGAATATCTTCGCGTCCCACAATTTCGTCCCACAATTCAACTAAGGTGTTTGGCGCTCCACAATCTTTTAATGTTTTCTCAACATTTCGTATGTTTGATATCTTTTCTGCGGAGCAAGTTCTAGCCCATGCCGGACTACCTTGTTGATAGAGTTGTTTCATTGTCATGGTTTTCTCGAGTGTACTTGGTGCATATTCCATGATTGTGAGTTTTTCATGGAGCTGTTTCAAATGTTCGTAGGTGTGGTCGTACAATCGGTCAGGGACTTCCCTACTCAACAAATCACGAAGCAATTTTAAATCGGGTTGTTTTTGCGTCCACATGACGGATACAATGGTGTTCCACTCGGTTTTGGTGATGTTTTTTCGAAACAGTCGTGGCAAATAGTTCGGATTACTGCGGACTACAGAACATCGAACGATCGCGGTCGTATCCTTGATGAGTCGGTCGTGAAAGTAACCTGCGTCGGCAAGACAACGTCGTATTCGCTCATCACTCGACAACCACGACTCATAATAGTCAACCGCCTTGCGGTCACGTATGAGGCGGACCTTTTCATCCTCTGTTGCTGTCTCTGCAATTTGATCAAGCGCAATTCCTTGCTCGATTAACCACCGTCTACGGTATTCGATTCGGTCTGTAGCAAGCGTCACGCCTGGTATGTCAATGATATAGGGCATGAAATCGGTGATTTCCCCTTTTAGTGCTGCTTCTTCAAATTCCTTGGCGGTAAGGTTGGTCTTTTGTTCTGTTTTGTTTGACATTCGTCATCGTCCTTTCTGGTTTTTCTCAAAAAGAAATTGGGGTTTGGGGCTTGCCCCATTTAGTCTGCTTGCGTATGCAAGCAAAAATAAGCAAAAAAAAAAAGAAAAGCCTACCCAGCAGCCTATCGACATGAAGACCGTGATGTGCTAACTCAACCCTCAACTTTGCATTTGGTGACGCCATGCATTTTTCGAGGTCATACTCACCACGTTCGATATCGCGTTTGATTCGTTTATTTCTTTGCTTCCGATTTGCACCATAATTTCTCCTTATTATAAAGAGCCACTATCTAGTGGCTCCTTTTTATTTATTGTTGTTCAAGTCAACTGATGGTATAGTTGTTTTAGCTTTTTCGTCGGCTTTTACCAGTTCAACTTTTTCGAACCCGAACATTCCTGCAATCATGTTTGTAGGGAAGCGGCGAACTTTGTTGTTGTATGCTGTTGCGACTTCATTGTAGTCGTTTCGAGCGACAAAGATACGGTTCTCTGTCCCTTCAAGTTCTGTAATCAAGTTTTGCACTTGTTGGTCAGCCTTGAGTTCTGGATAATTTTCCTGCACTACGAGCAAACGCGAAATAGCTGAGTCAAGTTCGCCTTGAGCTTGTTCTTTTTCAGCTTTGGTTGCTGAGTTTGAACCAATTTTTGCACGAGCGTCTGCGATGTGTTCAAAGATGTCGCTTTCATGCTTCATATAACCTTTGACACTATTGACCACATTTGGAATAAGGTCATATCGTCGTTGCAAGGTTGTTTCGATTTTGGATTGTGCTTGTTCCACTTTGGTTTGAGCGCCGACAAGGCTGTTGTAGGAACCACCGATGATGAGAGCAATGAGTACAAAGAATCCTACGATTCCACCAATAATTGAATAGTTTTTGTTCATAATGTTTTTCCTTTCTGTTTACCAACCGCTTGAAGCGCCACCGCCTGAGAAGCCGCCACCTGAGAAGCCTCCGTCAGACGAACTGCTAGATCCACCTGAGAAGCCGATAAATGAACCACCTGAGCCGCCTCCACCAATACCGATGATAACAACGATGACGAAGAGAATAAAGCCGATGAGGAGGATCATTCCCACTACATCTTCCGAGGAGACAGAATTTTCGGATTTGATTTTCTTGCCGTTGTTGGCATCTGTGATACTTTTGACGGCATCAAGCACTGCACCGTCATAATCCTTGCTCCGCAATTTTGGCTTCATATTGTCCAAAATGGCTTTGCTTTGGATATCCGTCAGTCGAGTAGCTAAATTGTCGGACACTTCGAGGCGTGATTTCTTGTCATTGATGGCGAGGAACAAGAGTACTCCGTTATCGGTACCCTTATCACCAATTTTCCATTTGCGAGCGATTTCTAGTGTGGTGTCTTCGAGGTCTTTATCGTTCAAGTCCTCCATGATATAGACACCAATTTTTAGTTTCTTATCTGTATTATCCGCTTCTTCGTTCAATTTGTCAATCGTTTTAATCGTTTCTTTTGACAAAACTTTCGCCTGGTCATAAACAGCTGAGTTTTCCGGTTTGTCAGCGATTTTAGTTTCTGAACACGCGGTGAGCATGATAAAGCCAGAGAATAGGGCTGCTACAACGAGCAGCCGTTTTACGAGCTTAGACATAAGTTTTCCTTCCTAGAACTTGTCTACCAGTTCTTTGATGGTTTCTTTTAGTTTTGATACGTTTTTGTTGTACAAAGCACTACTGAGCTTCATCCAAGTTGGAAATCAATTGTTGGATGACGTGGCGTTTTGGAGCAATTTCCCGCAACAAAAGATCCTTAGCATAGCATTTTGTCATGCGCGCTTCAAGTTCGTTCCACCAGCAACGTTGATTTTGGAACACGTCCATGGCTTTTTTGGCAGGTTTCAAGCTTTCCCCTGCCTCAATCAGTAGGGTCACAATTACTTGAGTACCATCGTAGGACAAATTCACAGGTACCTGGTAATCTAATTCATAACGTTTTTGCATGCTGAAATCGCCTTCGTAATGAATGATGGCATCTTTATGGTTCGTCAACCAAGTAGGTACTTGTACGCGTTCATTGAACGTAACGCCAATATGCTTGACTTTTCGCAAGTACGGAATTAGCTCTTCTGGTAGTGTTTTACCTAGTGGGTATACAATTTCGCGCGGTTGCTCAAGAATATAGTTTTTGATTTTTTCACAATCCGCTTTCAACTTACCCAGTAACCGTTCGGAAATTTCTTTCTCGAGCTTCCATGTGTTTGTGTGTTGTGATTTGATGAGCTGAACCCGTTCTCCGATTACGGACTCAACTTCGATGCGTGTCGTGCTGAGAAATCGGTAGCTACAGTGTAAGGTTGGTGCGAAATCATAACTTTTTAAACTGTCTTCGAAGTGACCACTAAACATAAAGTTTAGTTCTTCAGCTGTACAACCGACTTGCGCTTCGAACACGTGGCTCGCAATAGCGTCACGAATTTGGTCGTAGAGGTCTTCATTGGATGTAGTTCCACACATAACCTTCTGAAGAAAATCAGTTGAAAATGCAGGGTGTTCATTCCACAGGGCGCCGTTGTACAAATTCACTTGTTGTGGTTTTGGTAGATACGCTCGTTTGACCTTTGTTTCTGGTTCGTTATCGATGAACATAGTCACCTGGGTCGGCTCGGTTGTTTCTTCCGTCAAGGTGATGTCTAACTTGTGTGTTGTGAGTTGGTCAATAAAAAGACAGTCCTTTAAGGTAACTGTAAAATAAGCTTCGATTTTTCCACCCAAGACATCTTTGTCATAGTTGAGTGGGTTCTTTTGGATGTCTGAAAATTTCACTTCTTCCTCCGTTAAAAATACGAGAAACAAAGGGCCGAAAGGTCCTAAGATAGTTTCAATAGAATTTCTTGAAAAATGTTTGGATGTTCTTTTGCAAGTGTTTCCATAATGGTTTGCTGCGCTGTTTTGTAAACCTTAAACTTCTCGATATCGCGTTCGGTCAACACTGGAAGCGTCCCTTGGTCCAAGTTGTCCGTCAAGTCAGCTAGTTTGACCATCATCGCATCGACATTTTGGCAAATACGGTCGATGTAGTCCTCATAGCTCACGCGTTCCTTGTCATGTGTCAAAAAGTCCAAAATGGTTAGTACGGATTCATCGATACCTTGCTGCCGTAAGAAATCCGCATCAAATGGTGTGTCCTCGATGACATCGTGAAGGATCCCTGCTGCTTTTTGTGTTTTGGTTCGAACATAGGTTGCGTTGTTAGCTACCCGCAACACATGGAAAATGTATGGGTCGCCATTGCGTCGTTGGACATTTTTATGAGCCATTGTTGCGATTTCCAATGCCAATTGTAATTGTTTGTTTGTCATGCGTTGCCCCTTTCTATTTCTTTCCAATATGATATCACGACTGATATCGAAATGCAAGTTTTCTTTAGAAAAATAGGAAAAGAAAAAAAGGCCCGAAGGCCCCGTAAATTAAGATACGTCTGCAAGTTGAGTCATGCGAGACATGAAATCAATAAATGGTTTGTTGTAGCTTGTGTCGCCAGTTTCATTGTAGAACAAAGCTGCCACACATGTCGGTACAATTGCACCGTCTTTTGTTTCAAGGAAATTGTGAGTGATTTGGTGAGCAACTTTAACCTTAGCGTCATCAGACTTCATTTTATCCCAGAAGGCAATGAAGTTTGATACGTCTTGTTTGGTGAAGGCTGGTTTGCTCTCTTTCATTTCAGCGATCCATGAATCAACAGTGACGATTTGTTTTTGAAGTTCGTGTGATGCGAAACGCTCTACTAATTTCTGGTCAACTGGTTTTCCTGACACCACTTTTTCAAGTGGAATAGTTTCCAAAGTTTCCCACATCATTTTAGCAAAGAGTGGTCCAGCATCGTAACCAATTTGGTCACTGATGATGCTTGCTGTGAAAGCACGGTCACTCTCGAAGGCTCCAGACTCTTCCAAATCCTTCAACATGTCTGACAATTGATGCCATCCTTTAGGGGTGCGCATGCGAACATCGTCGGTTGGTTGTCCGTAGAAGAACCCAAAATGCTTAGCGTCTTCAAGGAATTGGATAACAAATGGGTGAATATCGTTTCGCTTAGCCCATTCCAACCAGTCAAGACGGTCTTCCTTCATGTAAATGAAGTTAAAACGTGTCAAGTGAGCTGGGTCCATTTCTGTTGCAATGTAGTCAGTGTCTTCGTAACCCTTCATAGTGCTAGATGGGTTCATAGCAGCGATAAAGCGAACGTTTTTACCAAATTTTTGACCTTGAATTTGAAGCTCAGTCAAAACCGTCATCCACTCTGAGATAACTGGGATTTGTGCACGTGCAATTTCATCACACATAACAATGTACTTTTTGTCAGGGTTATCAATGATTTCTTGGAATTTGTGGTGCAAAGCGTATTTAACCAAAGTTTTTTCGGTGTTGTTCTCATCTTCGTCATCCATATCTACAGGTTGACCTGACAAGGCTTTCACAATCATTTCGACGAATGATTTCAACATTGCCTTCATGTCGCCGTTTTGTGGTACAGGAAGTGCGTTGTCCCCTTGGTTTTGCTGTGACATGTTGAAATAAATCAATTCAGCCCCAAGTTCTTTTGCAACTTGGTTACCAATCGCGGTTTTCCCAATACCTGTTGGGCCTACCAAACATGGTACGATTTGTTGGTTGCGTCCTGTCATGTGGAATTTAAGTTTTTTGATTGCCATTGAGTTGTTGTCCATAGTTCTCGGTCTCCGTTCTGTTTTGTTTTCAAAGAAAAATAGGGGTTTGGGGTGAAACCCCATTCAAACGAGGTCCGAGTACTCGGACCTCTTAATCGTGCGATTTGATTCGAATAATTTTGTTACGGTTGTTACGAACAGACAGTTCGTTGTTATCTGTCAACAACCAGGTGTAGTTTTTGTAGCCATGAGTGTTGATTTCATACTCACCTCCACCGTCAGTGAAAATGAATACTTGTGTTTCACGAGGGAATTTGTTTTCCTTTAAGTAATCAAAAACGGATTGGAAGGTAGTCCCACCACAACCGTAGCGTGTGAAATCAACTTTACGTGCATTTGTCCCATCCAACTCTTGAACATGTGCAATTTCTGAGTCAAATTGAAGATGGGTGATAGGCATGTGCAAACGTTTAATGATTTGAACAAGTTCGTTCATGTATACTTCAGCTTCTTTCTGGGATACAGATCCTGAAATGTCATTCGCAAAAACTGTTGGCATCACTTGGTCAGCTAAAGTTCCTTGACGATGAAGGGCCATTGGATCACGACGGTATAGTCGGTTTGGTGACAAGCGTGTCCCTGTAATATGACGACCCATCTTTTTCTGCACCTCTTGTTGCCATTTGACTTGTGGTGGACGATTGAGGTTTTCGATAGCCGCTTCAATATGAGCAGGCATAGTACCACGACCACGGGCCTCTGCGGCAGCATTTTCAAATACTGCACGAATTGAGACATCAACTGGAATGTAGTTTCCGTTTTCTCCGACTTCGGCGTCTTTCCATGGTTTTGCAGAGCACATACCCGCTGGATGGTTGTGACCGTGCTGTCCGTTTGACTGCTTGCTCTGACCATTACCTTGTTTGCGATTTTGTTCTTCCAATTTTTTACGGTCTTCTTCGGACATATTTTCGACCAACATTTTGTAGTAATACAAAGAGCCAGCCTTTTTGTCAATTTCTGACACGTCTTTGTGGGCCAATCGTGCAATCCAATCAACTGAAACCCAAGCTGAGTGAGGTTTACGTAAGTGTTGGTTGATTTCACAATCGGCTGCGATATTTGAAATGGTGTTATCAAGTTTCGCGTGTACATTCAAATGGTCAAACAACAAGTGGTAACCTTCGTGACGCAAGCCTTCAAGCATTGTTTCAACGGTATAATCCGGTAGGATTTCCTTAGGGTTGAAGAGCAATGTCAATTGGTTATTTTGATAGGTTACGGCATACATAGCATCGAGTTCCATGTCTACACGTTTAGCCAAAAAGTTAAAGGTGAATCCCCAGAAATTGTCATCAGCTTCTTGAGGGATAGTGCTGTTTGCACCCACACCTGCGGATTGACGAGTCAAAATGTTTACCAAATGCTCAACAAACTGTCTCGCTTGGTCATAGTTTCCCGCCTTTAGGATTTCTAATTCTTGATGAATTTGTGAGTTCATTTGGTTTTCCTCCATAGTTTTGTTTTTCAAAAAGAAATTGGGGTTTGGGGTGAAACCCCATTTTAGGGCCTTTGCGTACGCAAAGGCCCTATTGGTTCAGGTAGTTGGCACATGCCAACAAAATATGCCCGTGACACCATTTTGCCCCTACTTGTCGCGATGTTTTTCCGTTGGAACAAAAACATGCCACATTTTTTCCATGTAAGTTTTTAACAGCGTTTCGAAACCGTTGGTCGTCTTTAATTTTTTGAGCCAACCATTCTCGATAAGCTAAACAAACACGTTCCCGTTCTTGTTCGGATTTGTCGTTCATGGGAAACGGGTTTCCATACATGGAGCCTCGCCCGATGTAGACAGTGCCCTCGGGTGCGTTCCATTTTGAGAACACTCGATGCCCGTATTGGGCGAGTACGGCATCTAAATATGTATTGTCCATGTTTCACCTCATACTATGTGTTCTTGTTTCATTTGTTTTCCTCATTCTAATCACAATCTCGGCAGTATGTGTGTCCGTCACGACTTGCTAGTGCGCCACACATGCATTCTTCCAATTCGCCATCGTCGGCAATGTCACGGCAATACTTGCACAATTCCAATTCACCGAATTGCTCCGTATCATACTTTTGCAAACCATGACACCAGTCCTCGCAGTAATCACATTGTCCATAAAATGTATTTTCCATAATCTTTTCCCCTAATTTTCCATTTTGTAAGCTACACCCAAAAGAGCGATTACGACACCAAAGCACAAGTACATTGCATACTCGCATTTTTTAGCATCTTTTGCACGACCCTGAGCTGTAAAAATTCCTTGTGTGACAGCTAGTCCACCAAGACAAACAAGGACTAGGACGAAAATGATTGTTAATGCTTCGTATACTGGGTTCATGGGGCTTCTCCTCACTTTTGATTAGTTTTCATGTAGAAATTGGGGTCTGGGGCGAAGCCCCATTATAGTATTCGTCCAACCAACCATCACGCTCATTTAGTTCGTCCGCGCTCACAAAGGGATGTGCCTGCTCCCAGTCATTCATCCAGTTGATGATTTCACGAATGGTCATCCCTTTTGCCCAGGCAATATTTTTAGCCTCATACAATTGTTCGCGAGTCATGGTTTTCTCAAGCTGAGTCAACTTCGTTTCTTCGGCCGCCATCTTCATTCGCATTTCGGCGCGATAGTCGATATCACGGTATCCGCCGTAATCATAGGAGTCACTCCATAGTTGGTTGTTTAACACGTTGATATGTGATAGCATTTCATCTTTTGTGATGTCCTCTTTATCGAGCAAGAATTCGCTCACGGCAAAAATATGTCCGTGTTTTGATGAGTCGATTATCTGCGATAACAGTTCTGGATTAGCCTTGAGCGCTGTCCCAACGACGCCTAGTTTTTCGTCATTGATGAATCGCTCAGGAAAGTATCCTCGACTAGCTAATTCTCGATTTACGGCATAGCTGTTTTGTTCCAGCCACTCTATATAGTGCTCTTCATCTTCACCATTTCGGATTTTCTCAAGCATTTCTTCCTGTGTGTACTTGTTTGTCATGTTGTTTTCCCTCTAAAGCCTTTCGTACTTCTGTTGGAAAAGTTCAGCCTGAAGAGTCATGAGGGCGACAAAAATGCGGTCGCATGGAACCTCGTTGAGACCGTAAGTTTCATTATCTAGCTCACGGTCGTCGAAGCTGTATTCTCCGGGTTGTCCACCACTTCCTATACCTGCTTCGATGATTGCTCCGATTTGTGCCATGGTGAGGGGCTCCTCGGAACCATCTGTTCGATAAAAGGTTGCGTGGGCATATTCCGGTCCCATATAACTTTCTAGGTCGATGTGACCGTATGGGGTTTGACAACGCCCAAAGGTATATAATGCTGTCATATTCGTTCCTTTCTGACTGTTTGTCTCAAAAAGAAATTGGGGTCTGGGGCGAAGCCCCATTTTACAGTGTCGCGTAGGCGACACATTTTTGTCAGGTGGTCATCACATGCGACACATGAGCTCAGCCACAACAAGGTCTTTGAGTACTATCGCCGACATGACGCCGGTTTCTCTCGCGACATCAAGTAAGACATCGTGATAGCCCTCATATTCCGCAGCGTCTAGTAGCTGACATGCTTCGTCTATCAATTCGATAACAAGTGGACTATAGCGCTTCATCCACTCAGAGCTTCCCGCGGCGAGCAATTGGCCATCCGTCATGGTCTTTTCTACCACGCTTGGCTGATAATCAAGTGACTTATACTTCTTTTTGATGTAAATGTCGTGATGGTCTTGGTCCAAGTTATAGAGGTCCATAGCTTCGACATATGCTTGGATGAGTCCTTCGTGAGGCGAATCCGTTATGTACAATACTCGGCGAGTACCCTCTCTGTCGTCATCAGTTATCAACTGTGACCGCATTTCTTGTATGTCCATGTTTTCACCTCTTCTCATTTTGTTCGTTTGACTGATAGTCACTACGGACGTCATCCGTTCTCTGACCGTGCGGATGATAGTTGGCAAGGGTTGTATCCACATCATACGACGCATCATTATTAGCGGCTATAAAATACAGTCGTAATGTCTCTACCGTATGATTGCGGGCCCATGCTGGGTGACCCGTGGCCTTCAATTGTTCCGATGTCATGGTCTTTTCGAATTCTGTCGTCGGTGCTGTCATTGCATCATATTTAGCCTGCAGTGCTCGTCTCATGTTCGGCTCAAGCTTTGCGGTTTCTAATATCTTTAGAATTTCGTTCGGGTCGGGGTTTTGGTTATACCTAAGGTCGTATTTGATGTTCATGTTTTCCTTTCTATCAGTACCGCCAAAGCTCAACACCGAGTTTATCGAAGCAATATTTTAGTATGGTGTATTTAGATATCAGTCCGATGTTCAATGCTTGTAATATCACTTCCATGTCGACTGGTTGGTTGTTCTCGTGAAATCCATCAATTGCGTCATACACAATCCTAATTCCATGAACCGTCAAACCTCTTGCCCATGTTGGGTGTCCCAAGTCATAAAGTTGAGCGGGTGACATGGTGGTTTCGAAGGTCGTTACGTCGGCTTCCATGGCTTTCAATTTCGTGTTTAGGCTTAGATAGTCGCGTGTTGGAATGATTTTGAGATAGGCTCGCAACACATCAAGGTCTGGGTTGACATCGCGCATCAATTGTTCACGGACGCAGTCGTCATTTCTTCTCATGATGTCCGCATCAAGGGCTAGTCTGATGTCCTGTTCTAAAACTTTTCGTCTCACATATCGGTCTCGGGAATGGATAAGAATGTTGAGACAATAGCCGTGCCCCACTAATTTGTATTGAATTTTCGGGTCATAGTCAGGACTTCGCTCATCATCGGTCGCCCACTTGTCGTATTGTTCTGTGCACAAACCGTTTTCAATGAGGATGCACTTCTTTTCATAGCGAGAATGAGTTGTTGATGCGTTGAGGTCTCCGGCCACACCAAGAAGGTTGCCAGCGAGCACTCGTTCCTCAAATAAATCTACTGGTAGTACCATAGGTTATCCTTTCTGTCGGTTTCTTAGACTTGTCGTCTAAAAATCAAATAATTCCATTGTTTTCCTTTTGACCTCTCAACATATAGTCTAGTAGGCCACCTGACGTTTTTGCACCTTCAGCTATTGCGCCGAACACCAAGTCGGCTGTAGCGTCATTCAGAGGGTCCCGCAGTGTTTGGTTTACGAGGGCTACCTGTTCACCGGTATAAGGAAGGGTCCACAAGGGGCTATCCACTTTATACAGTTGTAAGGGTGTCATGGTTTTCTCGATAGCGGTTGGCGCGGTTTTGCTGGCCGTGTGCTTGAGATACAAGGCTTCACAATTATAGTACTCTTTGAACTCGTCGGCCTCTTTCACAAAGGCGTCTAACACTTCTTTGTCGGGGTCCACCGATGACATCAATGCGGCTCGCACTACCCCTAAATTTTCTTTTATGAATCCGGGTTTCAAAGCGAGTCGAATATTTTGTTCTAATGCAGACTCACGTACATAGGTGTCTTCAGCTTGGATAAGAGTGTCAAGGCAATATCCGTGTTTGGCGAGCATATGTTGAATCCACGTATCACGCCCATCCGAAGCCCAATCTAAATAGGCTTCTTGATAGGCCTCGTGTAGGATGCAAATTTGTTTCAGTCTGCGTAGTTGGTCCTGGTTTTGGTTTCGAAAGTAGGGTTCAAAATTAGTAATTTCGCCAGCTTTCACCTTTTGCGCAAATTCGTTTAGTTCTTCGTATTCCATTTTTCCTCACATTTCCTCGATATGGCATAAGGTTGCATAACATGTGTCGTCATCTAACAAATCGTCAAACAGTTTATAAAATTCATTTTTCTTCTGCTTGTTATGTTTGATGCGCTCGTAGAGGTCTTGTACTTCTTGAATGCGATAAATTGCTTGCCCGTATGCCCACAAAGGGTTTTCAACTTTAAAGAGTTGAGCTCGTGACATTGTTTTTTCGACCAGTGTTGGAGTCATTGTCCATGCCTGATAGTAGGTGCGGATGTGTGCGATCCGTGCATTGTACATCCCATCGGGTACCGGTGCATCTAGAAACGTTTTGATATCTTCCAGGGCCCAATCCTTGTCGATGATTTGTGCGATGTATTTCCAGTGACCGGTGTTAGAACGTTTGAGTAGGATGCCACTGTATTCGGAATGTTTGGTGAGAACGGCTTCCCGCACACTCTTATTTTTGTCCTGAATAAAATGATGGGGAAAATAACCAGCGTCCGCCAGGGCTTTGCGCACTTCACCGTTTTCGTGCTTTTTCCACGTATCGTAATACTCCCGTGCATGACCATGTCGTATTAACTCAATGAGCAGTCGGGGATCATTTAGTTCGATTAATTCGTCGATATATAAACCGTGCTTGGCCATATAAATACGGTCTTGTTTCGACTTCCGTTCTAAACAGTACTCTACGCTTACAGTGCCGTCTTGTAGTGATTCCTTGAGTGGTTTTTTAACCATAACTATATCCTTCCTTTCTGCTTGAGTTTTCGGTTTCTTGGTTGTGTGTTTTTAATAAGTGAATTCGGTTTTAAATGTCCAATACCAGAATACATCGAATACTAGTGATAACACGAATATGGTGAGTCGTTTGGTGGTCGACCAGTCATCTGCTATCCATGCAAGGTATTTAATGAGAAAGGACGCCGGAAGTCCTATGATTACTACGAAAAGCTTTATCCCCATTATTTATTTCCTTTCTTTTTCCACAACTGTTCTTTGATGGTTAAAATGGCGTCTTCGTGCATTTCGTCGTAATAATGATAAGATTCGTTTTGGTATTCGTCAGCTATTGCAAGTAGCGTTTCAGCATAGTCACTTTTAGTGTCGTATCCCATATTTTTAAGGGCTTTGACAACATCCTGTACTGCTTTGATGGCTTCCGGGTCATAATCTTTTGCCCACAATGGGTTGTCAATGGTGAACAATTGAGCAGGTGTCATGGTTTTGGTCATGGTGTCTGGCTCACTGGTTTCTGCCAAATATTTAATCAATAGCGCATGTTCTTTCCCGTCTTTGGGTTTATCATGTGGTTCAATACGCGCGGCGTTTAAATATTTCTTTAATGTTTCTACATCGGGTGAGGCTTGGTCATATAAATACTCGCATGCAAATTTCAACTCGTGGTCTGTGGGCTCGTTCAAGAGTTCGTTAATAAGCTCTGGTTGCTTACTGATAGCCAGATACTTGATTTCGTCACTTTCATCGTGTATGTATTGTTCGAGAAAATATCCGTTGGTGGCTAAACTTAATCGCACGGTTTCGTTTGGGTGGTCTTTCCACTCGTGATAATGGTCACATGCTTGACCGTAGCTAATGAGGTCGAGTATGAGTTGGTCTTCGTTAACGTCCTTCACAATTTCACTGAGTGTTTTGTTGCGTGTGCTGTTAGGGTCAGTGTGTTGGTGGATGATGCGTAATTCAGCCGTTATAGGTTTTCGTGAGTTAAAAGTTTTTGTCATTTTGTCTCCTTTTGCCCTATAACAAGGGCACCCTCCCGAGGTTAAGCCCTCGGGAGATTGTCAATCAAGGTATCGTAAAATTTCGACCGCTGTCAAACCATCTGTCCAGTGTGGATTTCCCATGGCTTTTAATTGCTCACGTGGTAGCGTTTTTTCTAACACTGTTAGTGGTTTTTGTAGAGCAGCAAGTTTCAATTCGTATGCTTCGGTTTGTGGCACCCAATAACCTCTATGAATACCATCTATTTTATCGATGAATTTTTGCAAATATGCGGCTTTTGGGTTTGCCATTTCGCGCATGCGTCGATTGATCATAAACCATTGGTCAGTGTCATCACTATCCATGAGTTCCAACAAATAGTCAGGGTGTTTTTCCGCAACTGCACAACGGACTTTGAATTTTTTATCTTTGATGAAAGTTTCTGGCCACAAACCTTTAGCTGAGAGGGCTTCACGTACAGTTAGGTCTGGGTGGTTTTTCCATACCTCGTATTTTTCTTGACCGTATCCCCTTTTGATGAGATATACAATGATAGCTGGTTTGTCGAGTTCGAGGAACTGCTCAATGGCGCAACCCATATCAATCATTTTTTTGTGAACTTTAAATTTAGCGTGCATGACAAATTCGCTGAAATCTGTTTCGCCTGATGCGTGCAGCTCTAAGAACGCAGCTTGCCCGTAGTTTTTTGTCATTTTTTTCTTCATGTCATCACCCCATATTGTTTTATTTCATATGGAATTGGGGTCTGGGGTGAAACCCCATTAAGGAACCTTTGCGTAGGCAAAGGTTCGGAAAACCCGAACGTAAGCATATTTATTATACACGCAAAGTTTGTGAATTGGACAAATTTGGACGCAAATTTGGATTTTTTGAAAGCGTTCTCAAAACCCAGTGTTAAGGGGTTTTGCATTGTTTGAACATCAAAGGGTGTCTAAAGATGCTTATCTCATCGGAAAAGATGAGAATTACCGGATTACCTTGGCGTCACATGGTGAGACCAATAATAAAATCGAAAAAGCTGATGTTGTCTATCAGTTGACCGACAACGGTTAATGGACCGATGAAACGAATGTTGCCATTGTTGGATATGCGCCTCGCCAGATTGAACATAGGCCAACGTTTGAGGTTTCGTCGCTCACAGCGAAACGATTGTTTCATGATAACGGTGTGTTGGATGCCCAGCTAGATGAGTCTGACCTAGACTTCCTTAAATCAATTGTCCAACCGTTGGACCGCTAACATCGTAAAAGCCTCAACTGAGGCTTTTCATGTACAAAAACACCCGTGACGGGGTGGCGATACCTGTTGGAAAATAAAAGGCAAGAAGCGTCATGCTCGGCGTGCCATCGTTCTTATTCGTATTTCGTTTTTTCGCGTTCATTTTTCTTTTCTACAGTTGTAGCATAGTCTTCGGATAGTAGGATGACCAATCGACGGTTTTTGTGTAGTTCTGTTCCTTTTCATGCTCGTAGGTTTGCTCAAATATCAATTTTGATAGTTTTCCGGCACTTCTGTCTGGGTCCATATCGTATTCCAAAACTAAGAAACTTTCAATACTATCCGCACTGAGTTCTTTGGCCCACATTGGATTACCACTTTGGTACAACTGATAGGGCGTCATCGTTTTCTCAATTGTAGTCGGAACCGTCGTCATGGCCTCATATTTGAGTCGGAGTGCTCGGAGTTTGTGTGGTTGTCCGAGGGCTTGTTCGGTTTCGAGAAATGATGCCAGCTCGTGAACATTTGGATTGGTTTGCCCGCGTAACTTGTTATACTGTTTGTTGTAGTATAGGTGCATTGTATTTCCTTTCTATATTGTTTTCACCTTTGGAATGAACTGCGTCGGTACATCACCAAAAGAGGCGCAAATCTAACGGTTTCTTTGTGAGTTCTCCAGCAATAGCTTTTTGATATCTGTCGTTGAATTCGCTTTCTGTTAATTTACAAGTTCCAACCGTGTGCTTTAAGACCGCGTTGGCTTCCTCTGCTGTCAACTCACGTGTCCACAGTGGGCTGTTCGATGCATATAGTTGATATAGTGACATGGTTTGTTCGATTGTTGTTGGTTGAACGGTTAGTGCACGGTATTTGAGTTTTAACGTATGAAAAATAGTGCTAAAGCGATAGGGTGTTTGGCTGAAGAATTCTTCGAGCTCACGAATAGTCGGCGTTTTGTCGGTTTTTAGTTTGTCAAATTTTTCGTCCCATTTGTTTCGTGCTTGCATGAAACTGTGGTGACCATATGGTCGTTCCGCTGGTATTAGTAAATCAAAGGGGTTAAAATTTTGTGTCATTGAGCACCTCGCTTAATATCTCTGCTAATTTAGCAACACCAGGAGAAATGGAGATGCGATTGCTCCATCGTCCACGAAGTGGATTGCGAAGTAAGCTCGTCACGTTGTTGTAAACACTTTCGATGTCGAACGCTTCTCTTGATTGTCCATTTAATTTATAGGCACGTAGAACTTGGATGACTTCTGTCCCGTTTAGTTTTTCTGTCCAAAATGGGCTATTCGCTTGCCAAAGTTGTTGTAGGCTCATGGTTTTTTCGATAGCTGTTATTTCGCGGGACAGGGTTTCGTATTTCAGTTGAAGCGCTATCGTTTTCTCGCTTTGATTTAGTAGTTCGATTTTTGAGAGAAATTTTTTGAGGACTTCGAGTTTCGGCTTGGTTTGTTCCAGCAAATAGTTTCCTACCGTAATCAGCTCCCAATCAGTTTCACACGGAAGTAGTGGAATGTACTCGGGATAGGTTTCTGCGATGAGTTTACGTACGCTGGGTTCACTGTTTTGGACCCAATCTTCGTATTTCCATTTTAAATGTCCGCCACGTACATGTGCGCACTGGACGACTTCCTTGTCGTTGCCTAGTGCGTATTTCACGATATTGTTTTGAACATCTATGCGGTTTAAAAGTTTTTGTGAGTTCGTTTCCATGGCTAGTCCTTACTTCATTTTGGAAAGGCAATATGCAGTCATTACGATGAGTGGTACGAATGCTATTGCGACACCAATTCCTTCTCGTGAGCTAGGATCAGTGATAGCGATATATCCTGTAATTCCTGCGGCGATGATAATTAAAAGTGCCACTGTGATAGCAGCAATGAGAACGAGTTTTTCTTTTAGTTGTTGTGACATATGTTCTTTCCTTTCTAATTATTGTTAGTTTCCGTGTACTCCGCCGATGCTACCCAACCCATTGATAAATTGTTGCCAGTCGCGTTCTTTCTTTCGTGCGGCGTTGAAAAGTTCTTCTTTGCTCCGTTTTGATAAGTCCATTTATTCCTTCCTTTCGTCAAGTTGTTGTCTCACTCGTTCTACAATATGTACCGCGTATGGGTACATGAGCTGTTTATGAACATCAAATATCAATTTAACGCAATCGGGTTTTTGTTGATATTCTTCTCCGATATGCTCGTATGAATAGATAATGTTGTCGATTTCCTCGGCTGTATACTCAGACATCCATAAAGGGTTATCAACTTCAAACAATTGATACGGTGTCATCGTCTTTTCGATGGTTGTTGGTGTCATTTGGAGTGATTTTTGTTTTAATTTAAGCAGTTCGATTTCGTTTCGAGCTTCATAGTTTTTCAACTCGGATTGGGTGACTGTGTCCAAGTACGCCGTCAGTACTTCAATATCAGGACAGGTTTGATATATGAGTTGTCGACGAATGGAAAAGCGGTCACTCGGGTTGTGCATTCGTTTGAGACCTTGCCGATTATCCTTGTTAATGACGGCGTTTCGGACTCGTGGTGACTTGTCATTGATGTAGCAATCATGATAATAACCTTGTTCGGCTAGTGCTTCTCGGACATTGACACTGGGATGATTTTTCCAGCCTTCATAACGTTCCGTTTCAAGGCCTCTTTCAATTAGTTCAATAATGACTTGAATCCCGTCACGCTTGATAATGCGGTCGACTTCGATACCGTGTCTAGCTAGGACACTGCGATGCATGTCAAATTTTTGTTTTCGCATATAAGGTTCAACATCGGTGATTTCGCTATTTTTGACGGCTTCTTCAAATTCAAATAAGTCCATTTTCTTTCCTTTCGTTTAGATTTGTCTAATCCGGGACTGTTCCTTCCATGACATTTGTCAAATGCTGTATTCGTTACGCAATCTCCACCCACACTCATAGTATGTATTTGAGTCAATCAACTCATTAAAATGTTGAAAGAAAGCCTCTGGTTGGACCTTTGTATAAAGTGTTTGAATGTCTTCGATGTGCCACAGTTCCAGATTTTCTGCCCAGAAAGGGCTGTTTATTTGAAATAATTGAGCGGGCGTCATTGTTTTCTCGACCGTAGTTGGTTCTGTTGTTTTCACTGCGTAAAAGATTCGAATGGCTCTCAGTTTCTTTTTATCTACGGCTTTTGGTACTTTGGTATCGAGAAAATCTTTGATATAGGCTAGTTCTGTATTTTCATTGATAAGGGAACATACAAATTCCCAATGGCGCTTTTTGTTGCGTGCAAGCAGTTGTTCGCAATATTCTGGATGCCATCGTACCACTTCTTCACGAACGCTCGGGTTTTTATCGTTGATGAAGGTTTCAGGATAGTAACCATTGTGTGCAAGTGCATATCTCACGTCCCCATGTTCATGGGTTTTCCACTCTTCGTAGTACTCTTTGGCATGACCGCGTGTGATCAGTTCAGAAATCACTTCTGACTCATTTAGCTCGATGAGGTCTTCTATGTTTTCACCTCGGCTTGCCATATTAATTCTTTGGTTCTTTGTCGTATTCGCGAGCACATTTGGCATTTGCATTTTCCTTTCTCTGTTTGTTGTGTGGTGGAGGTTTGCGTCATCTCTGTGCATCCTTTTCTTTTAACAATTTTTCTAGTGTTTCTTTCGGGGATACGCTATGTCCCACGTTTATCACATCGTACCCTGATAATCCTGTCGTCCATAGGGGGTTTTGGTGCTCAAATAATTGCAGCGGTGACATGGTTCTCTCGAGTGTGGATGGTTCCATGTTCATTGCTTTTTGTTTGAGCTTGAGGGCGGATAAGGCATAATTATCATCAGCAACTTCGATATAGGCATGGAGCACCTCCCCGTCAGGTTCTGTCACTTCCATCAGTGCATCAAATATGAGGTCTTTGTCATCTTCTAAGATGTGCCATTCTAGGGCGTATCGGATGTCCTTTTCGATAACAGCTGCACGAATATTTCTATTGTGGGAGAAGATAATGGTATCCAAACAATATCCCCGCTCGAGTAACATATATTGCAAGTCATCATTATATTCATAGTTGTTATGGTTCTCGGCCCATTCACGGTACTTTTCGGTATAGACATCATAATAAATGCAAATACGCTTTAGTTCGACAAGTTCGTCTTCGTCGGCCATTGCAAAATAGGGTTCAAAATCTTCGATTTCACCAATGCAAACTTGTCGTTCGAATTCTTCTAAGTCCATTTAGTTCCTTTCTAGTATATTCAGTCCCATGTCTTTAATGTATGTGGCGATAACGTGTATTTCCACATTGTACAGTTCAGACAGTTGTGGAAGGTCGATGATGTCACCCGTCTCACTCATTTTCTCGATTTGTTCCTGAATGTGCTCTTTGGGAATTAATATCGAGGCTGCTAGTCTGTTTGCGGACAATTGTAGCTCGTTTGCTTGCCTACGGTACAAGTTTGGATAATTGTCGACATGTCCAAACAGTAAATGGGCTAAATGTTTAGCAATCATAAATCGCTCAGCTGAAGTCGGGTTGTGTACGGTGATGAAGGTATAGGTCTCATCATTCCTATCTACGAGTGGTATATCGTTCGTGATTTGTCTCACATATTCCAATTTGATGTCGGTGAATGTGGCCAAAATGTGATTGATGTCGATAGGAACTTTGGGTGCGATTTGGTGTAGTTTTGCGGCGGTTTTATGGTATTTGTTTACTTCCATCGTTTCACCTATTTTCGTTTAATTTTTGGTTTAATGTTTGACTCAGCAAATGTCCTCGATAATCGACAGCTAAAGTGTTGGTTCCTGGCCAATGGATTTCGTTGGTAAACGCATCACTACTCACATGCTTTAACAGATATTCGGTGACGTTTTCGTAGCCTTGTTCACACAACTCATCGTAAGAGTTCAGTACGTTGAGGATTTGTGAGGTTGTGAGGTCACGAGCCCAGTAAGGGCTACCCGCCTCAAACAATTGAACGGCTGTCATCGTTCTCTCAATCGTGTCTGGTTCTGTTGTCAGGCTTTGGTATTTGATGAGTGCGCCCTTTGTGTTCTCAGAGTCCCAATCGGATTTGATGTAGGCCTTTAGAATGTCGATATTGGGTTCTGTTTCGTTTGCAATGTAGTCATAGATCTCATCATGGTGTTTGTTACCTTTGATGAGGTTGACGCTAAAGGTTGGATTGTCATGCAGGACAGCTCGCCTTACATAATCATAGTTGGATTCAACGAGTTCTTCTAGGTAGTATCCGTGTTCAGCTAAGGTTTCTAGTACCCATCCGTTGTTGAGTTCTTTCCACTCACGGTATCGTTCTGCACGAAGTCCACTGTGTATACACTTGACCATAGCAATCGCTCTATCCATTTCAATCACTCGGTCAATCTGAATTCCGTGTTTTAATAGGGTTAGTCGATAAAGCTGATTTTTCAGGTTTTGATTTACATTTTTGCTATCTTGGAAATAGGGCTCAAAATCCGTGATTTCGCCCGCAAGAACCTGTCGTTCGAATTCTTCTAAGTCCATTCATCGTCCTTCCATTTCTTTTTTTGATAATGCAGATACTTGACCATGACTGAATAGGCATTAACCATGGATTCTATTTCCTCATAACAGGTGCAGGCATGCATATTTCGCAGGACAAACTCTATTTCGTTTATGGTATATGGTCTGGCCCAAAGGGGATGACCCGCTGTGAACAACTGTTCGGGTGTCATGGTTTTTTCGACTATGGTTGGTTGGTAAGCCAGGGAACGGTATTTTCGCTCCACAGCTTTCCGTGTGATTGGGTCATCCAGTTTGTCTGACTTTGTTTCTAGCAAGGTCTTTAACAATTCGACGTCCGGTTCAACTAGGTCGCAATAGGCTTGCCAGTCTGGAATGTTGGTCATCGTTTTTCCTTCCTATGGTTTTCTTTGAGGTTCCAAGACGCGGTGCTATAGGTTTCGTCGTTTAACAATTCGTCAAAGTGCGAGTAGAAGGCGTCAAGCTCGGTACATTTGTGTAAGGTTTGAATTTCTTCGATGCGTGATATTGTCAGTCCTATAGCCCAGAAGGGGCTTTCTATCTTAAACAACTGGACGGGGGTCATTGTTTTCTCCACCATGGTTGGTGTTTGTGTTCGAAGAGTATAGAAGGTGCGAATGGCTCGCAATTTACTCTTGTCCACCGCTTTAGGCACTTTTGCGTCCAGAAAGGTTTTAATGGTTTGTAAATCAGTATTCGTGTTGATGAGTGTGCATACATGTTGCCAATGTCGTTTATTATTTCGCTCTAATAGTTGCTCGATATATTCGGGGTGTTTTCGTACGACCGCATTTCGAACTTGGACGTTTTTGTCTGTGATAAATGTTTCAGGATACAATCCTAAACGAGCTAATGTGTATCGCACATTGCCGTGCGGGTGCGTTTTCCACCGGTCGTAATACGACTCCCATTGGTCACAATACTCTTTAACGTAGCCGTTCGTAATCAGCTCCACAATTACATTCGGTTCATCTAGTTTGAGGAGTTGCTCGATGTTCTCACCTCGGATGGCTATGAGAATACGTTCTTGTTTGGTAGTGTTCGCAAGAATGTCGTTGCTTTTTGTCATTTTTCCCCTTTCTGGTGCATCGTGTCACCGGTATAGCTCATTTAATCGTGGATAATTTACAAGACCATCCGGCTTGATAATGGTATCAAAAAAATATGGGATGCTACTGGGGTTGTAGCGTTTTAACCACTCAATCGCTCCAAATATTTCGATGATGTCCCTTGGTCTCATTCCGACAGTCCACACGGGGTTTCCTACGGCGTACAGCTGGGAACGCGACATCGTTTTCTCTAGTGCGCTTATAGGTTTTGTCATTCCCTCCAGTTTTAGGTCTAGCGCTCTTATATAATCCTGTCCATAGCGTTTGCGTTCGGGTTCCTTTAATACTTTTATATAGGGTGTACGCAGAAATATTTGGAGCACTTCGACATCTGGATTTTGTACTGTTTGGAGTTCGTTGTAGAGAAACTCCCACTCTTGTGGTGGTAATCCGTGCGTATAGTGTTCTAGGTTTTCTTTAATGGTGGCTATGGTTATGGTCATTTGTTTTCCTCTCTAAAGTGTATGTTCTAAATGGCTAACCAAAACACGACGTTAGATGGTGTGATAGTCGCCAACCTTCTCCGTCCATGAAATAGATGATTCCCTGACCGGTATACGGCCAACTCTCCAGCATATAATAGCCGGAGTCATCGTTTTTTCAATAGCGGTTGGTTGGTATACCATAGCGTCGTATTTGAGGTTGAGGGCTAGCATTTCTTCTTTGGTTCCTACTGGAACCTTATGGTAGTCTTTGAGTCGTTCTAGGTCTTTTGTGTCTGGATGCTTTTCACTCTTCACCTTTTCGAATAATCTTGTGGCTCGCGCAACTGTTAGTGGTCGTTTGCATCTGTGAAATAGTGTCATCGTTTCTCCTTAAAGGGTGCGTTTGCACCCTGTCTTAAAATCTACCACATCGGCTCATCATGCGCATGTGTTGTCGCATGTGTGCGCAATGTTGCATTTGTTGGTTCACTTTGCTACTAAAGCGCGGTTCATAATCATCGAGGAAGGCCTGAATCATATCGAGTGGTAAATAGTCATAAGGGTTGAGTGGGGTGTTGTCATCTCCGTAAACAACTACTCGACAATAGTCATCGATGGTCACGGTCAAATACCCACTATTGATCTCCGGCATCTCATCCGTTTTTGGAACATAAAGTTTCATGTCTGTGAGTAACAAAAGGCTCATGAACAGGGTCCGTAGTTCTTCGTCTTTTCGTTCCATATCAATATGAACCGCTGGCTTGTTGGTTTCTTCTGCTAGGTTTAGCACTTCCCGTAATTCGCTTCCAAGTGGCAATTCTTTTTCCCATTCGGGGTCAAGGACGATGTACATATCACTGTCTTCGTCGAAGCTCTTGTAATATCTTCCGTAGTCAGCCTCTTCATTTCTGATTTGTCGTAGGAATTTGTTGTTGGCTTGGTCGATTATGATGACTTCTACGAGTTTTTCATCCTTTTCGTATTCGCCTTCCGTAATTTTCTGTAAGCTGTTGATACGTTTTTCTACTCGTCTAGGTCCGATGACGATCGCATATCGCTGCTCGCTCAATTGTTCGTGTAGTTCTTTCACACGCTCATCGATTTCAGCTTCGTGCTGACTTGCAATGTTAGAAATGACTTCGTCTACTGTAGCTTCGGTTAATAGTTTCATGTGTTTTTCCTTTCTTTAAACAGCTTGGTACAAGCTTGAGTATTGTGATAGTTGCTTTACGACGTCACGTGTTCTAGTCGGTGACATTCCTGAGTTAATGATTTTTAGTTTGATTTTGGTTAGGAGCGCAGTCGTTAACACATCGCCTTTTTTTAGCGTCTTTTCGACCATCTCAAACAAAATGTTTGTAAAGTTCTGATAGTTTTGTGCTGTGAGACGCTCGAAATACCAAACAATATGTTCTATAGTGACCGCGTCATATTTTCGCGCCCACAATACGCTCCCACTGTCATACAATTGCGCAGGTGTCATAGTGGCCTCAAAAGTGTTGGGCTCACTAATCATCGCTTGGTATTTTAATCGAAATGCGTCTGCCAGGCGGTCTTGTTCAAGTCCTGGAGCAATATCCTCGATGTATTTTTGCAGTATTTGTAGGTTTGGTCGTCTTTGACGCATCACCAGTCCGAGAAATACTTCTTGGTCATTTAGGTTAAACATGCGTTCTAACCCCAAATCAAGTCGAAGGTTCATGACCTCTTCTCGAATTTCTGGCTCACTATCGTGAATGTACTGTTCCAAGAAATAACCATGCATGGCGAGTTCTAGTCGAACGTCTTTTTTCGGGTGGTCTTTCCACTCATCATACCGGTCTTTGTGCACACTATCACGGATAAAGCGAATGATGACGTCAACTCCGTCCATGGCGATGACTCGGTCAACATTGATACCGTGTTTGGCAAGTAGGTAGCGTTCCTCTTGAGCGCTCTCATCGTCAAAATATTGCTCGATGTTGGTGAGTTCTCCCGCGAGCACTTGTTGTTCAAATTCTTGTCTAGCTGTTCGTGTATCCATAAGCGTCCTTTCTGTTGTTCTTTCATGATGAAATCGGGGGTTTGGGGTGAAACCCCAAAGTGGAAAAAAAAGAAAGACCAACCATTGGTTGGTCTTTGTGATTAAAGTTCTGCCAAACGTTTGCGAATTTCTTCTTCGCTCATGTTTTTGAGGGCTTCGGCTTGTTTTTGTGCAAGCAATCCTTCGAGGATAGCTTTCTCACTAGCTTTGGCTGCTTTTGCTTGATGTTCCTTGTTGCGGTCAAGTTTCACTTGGATGACATCCTTGACAAGGTCCAATTTAGCTTCCAATTCTTCAACATCGCGGTCATTTCGAGTGTTTGTTGTTACAAAGCTCACTTTGCCACGTTTTGCTTGCAATTCATTGTTGATCAAGTTTGCCACGGTATCAAGGTTGGTACCGTTGTTTCCCGCAAGTGGGAGATCATAAAGCTCTTCTAGTGACAAGACATTACGCCCTGCGGCTGGGAAGCGCCATTTGTTTTCGATTGCTTTACGGAAAAGATTTTCAATTGTTGACATAGGTTTTTACCTTGGCGCGCTCATGCACGCCCCTTTCTGTTTTATAAATTATTTTACGGACACATGGACTAATACACGTTGATTTCCCTTGGTTAGTCGTAGGATGAAGTTTGCATCCATCGTAGATGAGAAGCCGTAGCCTTTTGCAAGACCTGGATGGTCAAACTCAGATGCTTCAATCTTCAGCTTGGTTCCGAGGATTTCAGTCACTTTACGATGGCTTGCGAGTTTGCTTGTCAATTGTTCATTAAAGAACCCACGCACTGGTTGGTCAACTTCTACATCGTCCGTCAAAAGGAATACATGTTTGTTTCCGATTTCATCGTCCCACATGTTTGGTGAGAGGAGGATATGTTTGACAGGGATGAATGTTGCTTGTGACACAGATGTTGCTGTTTCTACGAGGTCTTTGTGAACACCTTGCAGACGTACCCCTTTCTTATCCTTCACGATAGTAAAGAGTACCTGGCTGCGACTGACGTTGTTATCGCGGTGGTGATAGGTCACACTATAATCACGTGTTGCAAACTGAACGTCAAAGCCGACATCGCTGTCTCGACGGTGAGAGAAGCGGTTAACACTGACTTTATATTCGCCATCTGGCATGTTTTCGATTTGTCCCCAGAAGATGTTTTCTACAGGCTCTTCAACGATGGTGAAGGCATTTGCGTCCACATCGAGAACTGCACCAAATTGACGCGGATTACCATAATAGAGGTGCTGGTTGTTGCTCACTCGTGTAATATGGAGATCCAAGTCATCAGCGTTGTTCCATGATAGTGACACACGCACATCGGCATCAATTTCACCACCAGCATTTTTGACACGCATCGCGATGGCATCAGCTGTATCGCCGTTGATGTAAGCCCATGACAAGGTGTTAGACCATAAGAATGGGCTTGGTGCGGATGCATCTTTCGCGGCTGTCAAGACCATTTGGTTCCCTTTTAGGTTGGATGTAGGGAGGAGTTCAACTTGCGAGCACTCAGGCAAATAAGCATAGAGTTGCTCAAGAGTGATTTCTTGTGCAGTATCCGGGTCCACTTTCTTAGTTGACGCTTTCGCATCTTTTGCCAAGTCATCAAAGACTGACAATGATTTTTGCTCTTGACTAGTGAACAACAATTTGTCAGCTGGTAAGTCCGTAAGTTTTGCTGGGCGGCGATATATACTATCAAGATATCCAAGTTCACGCAATTTTTCCTCAGCCTCTTGAATCATTTTTGGTGTGACCAAAGCTGTTGGACGTTTGTAGTTGCTTGGAGCCACACGAGCCTCATAGGCTTTGACAGCTTTCTCCAAGTCATCCCCGTTGTAGAGGTCTGTTAGGAGGCTTCCGATAACTGTATTGCGATGCCCAAGCGCTCGGCCATGTTTCATAGCTTCGTACCAGATGAACTCAGCTGTTGGCTCTTTATCATAGCGTTGTTTGAGACGTACCCAACTTTCGAGACGTTCCTTGAACTCTGCTCCGCGATAAATCGCATTTGATGCAATCAAATCAAGTACCGTATGTAGATCGTCGAGGTTGACTTCTTCGACCGTACGTTTCAATACAGCAACCGCGTCACGATGTCCGCCACGAACGGTATCATTGTTGCGCGTGTTGACGAATTCTTTCGGTAATTCTGCGTAATAGTGTTGCCAAATGATGGATGGTTCTTGTGCATCAGCATTAGGCTTGTGGCCAGCTACCTTTTCCTTTTCAAGAAAAGCATCTACAATATTACCTTTGCGAACTGCGGCCTGCATAGCTTTACGAGCATCTTCAAAGATGGTGTCCGTTTCAAAATCCCACAGTGTGACACGCCCGTAATCCGGCGTAATCATGGCGATGTTCCCCAGCCTGCGAATATAATTGTGGTCGTAATTTCCATCGAAATAGCGACGTTCACGGAAAATTGGGTTGTGTTCCGATGCGATGTTCTCAAGGTAGAGGGAGTAGAGGGATCCCTCTACTGAGACCTTGACAATGGGATTGCCACTGTTCAACATGTTTTTCAATTGACGGTCCATTGCTTCTGCAAATTTATCAAATTCTTTGTTTAAAAATACATAATCTGTCATAGTTTTCCCTTTCTAATAGGCGATTTTAACTTCCTTGGCTGGTTTGATGCGAATATCTACAAGGTCTTCTGGTTTACCCAATACATAATCATCTGCGCTTCGGTCCGCATTGTAGTCACGTCCGTACTCAATCTGTTTCATATCGATGGCAATCGTATCGCCGTCAAATGAAAATGCATCCGTTTCGAGACCGAAGTTGAAATCGTAGCTGTACATTTTCCCGTCTTTCGACTTGGTTACGAAATCCAAATTCCGATGAAGAGCTGGATACAATAAATCCATACGAATTTCTTCGGTAAAGGTGACTCCGGTTGAGAATGTATAGGTGACATCGAAATGGCGGTAGCGAGTCTTGTCGTCGAGACCCAAGTTCAAATAGTCAAGAATGTTCTCTACACTTTCACCATAGTTTAATTCACTGGTAATGGCTTGTAGTTGGTCATAATTGACATTGATACGGTATAAAAGGCTGGCCAAGCGGTTGAGGTTATGGGTGTTGTCTAGCTTATCCGCCAGATAGTCTTTGACTTCGTCAGAGGAGAGGCTCTCATATGTAATATCGTAGTAGAAACGGCCAGTGCGCCCAATGAAATATTGGTTCAATTTGTTGTAATCATTGATGGTGATTAAATAGAAATGGTGGTTATTGACCAAGCCATCAAACAAACTTAAAAATTGTACCTGCTCATCTTCAGCATCTTTATCGCCCTTATTGAAAATTTTTTCAAACTCATCAATGAGGATGAGAACGGGTTGTTCGATTGATTGCAAGAATCGTGGCAAGCCTGGAGTGTTTTCAGTGACAAGAATAGTCGGAATTCCTTGCTCCAAGAGCTTTTCTGACACGATACGCGCAGTCATGGACTTTCCTGTACCTTTACGACCACCTAAAATGGTTCCGAAATTGCCATCGATTTTGTTGTATCGATCCAACATACGTTCGACCATTTGGAGATGGTTTCCGTAAACCTTTTCAGTGGTTTTAAAGTTTGGTCGCACGCTCAAGCTGTAACCACCCATTGGGTCAAAATTGACATCATAGGTTCCCGCAGGAATGTGGTCTTCCACAGTTAGTTCATCTGAGAAGATACGAAGCGTTGAGCCTAGATTTACTACTTTCATAATTTTTCCTTTCCGGTTTTAGTTTCACGAAGAAATGGGGGTTTGGGGCAAATGCCCCATTTGAGGCTTTTGCGTAGGCAAAAGCTAATTCGGTTGTATGCGCTTTGCGCGATCAATGTTTAAGACCATGGTTTCGTAGCTGCAACCTGTTCCATCTGTAATCAAATTATTAAAAATAGGAGACACTTTCGCACGTTGACCCTTGAATACGTCTTCAGCGTATTGAACGTTTTCAATCGCTCTGGCGGACAACCCTCGCACCCAGTGCAGGTTTCCTTCGTCGTACAATTGTTTGCTGGTCATGGTTTTTTCGAGCAGTGTCATTTCGCGTTTGTGCGCATATATTTGCGCCCTGAATGCATTCAGTGTCTGTGTGGCACGCGTTCGATAATATCCCAAACCGCCAGGAATTCCATACGCAACGAAGTCTGCTAGCGCTTCCACATCGGGGTCAATAGTGGTTTGTAGAGTTTCGTAGATTAGAATCCACTCATCTTCGGATAGGTCCCGTGTATACTTTTGATGTGCCAGAACGTATTTGATGGATTCTGGGTGTTGTGTCATGATGGTCATTCGAATATGTATATTTTGATCTTTTGCCAGCTCCTCTAAACAATATCCGTTTTGTGCGAGAGCCTCCCGAATATAGAAATTGCGAGGTGACTCGTCCTCAAGCCACTTCTTGTAGCACTCCTGTTCTTCCCCTCGCTCGATGGCTTGGCATCGTCGTTCCATTTCCTGTTCACTTAATTCTGTTTTGTGTTTTAGTGCTATACCCACTCACCCCCGATTTGTTTACTTTTTTTCGTCAAGGCTTGACCTCGGCAACTCCTTAATTAATAACTTATAGTACAATTAAAATAAAAACCGACCCGAAATGGGTCGGTTGTTTTGGTTTATTTTGTGCGACGTTTAGTGTAAACCGCACCGCTCAATCCCAATACACCTAGGGCATACATAGCAACGCTAGTTACAGCACCTGTGTTTGGAAGTTCTTTTTCACCAGCTTGTACAACATGAACCGGTTCCTTTTTAGGCTCTGGCTTAGGCTCTGGCTTAGGCTCTGGCTTAGGCTCTGGCTTAGGCTCTGGCTTAGGCTCTGGCTTAGGCTCTGGCTTAGGCTCTGGCTTAGGCTCTGGCTTAGGCTCTGGCTTAGGCTCTGGCTTAGGCTCTGGCTTAGGCTCTGGTTCTGGAGTTGGAATTTCCTCAACTTCACCAGAAGCGCGACCCTTACCACCTACGAGCGCGATGTTGGCACGGTAGTTGTCAGCAAGCTTATCACCTTCGTTGGCTGTCAACCAAACCGCATTGACAGGGTCGGTTGATTCTTTGACTGGAGTTTTGAGACGCGTACTGTAGTTGATGTACATCAACTTGTTGAGTGTCTTCAATTTTAAGTCAAATCCACCATTCAAAACGTGAAACGCGTCGAGATATTCTGGAGCTGCAACATCACCTGTCCATGTTTTAACATCTTCTACGGTGCGAAGCTCGAGACTACCCTCAACATATTCTTGGTTTGCTGTCCAGCGGTCTTTCAAGATGATATTTTCAAGTTTATCCTTTGCAAGGTTGAAGCGGATGGTCCATTTCAAAACTTGTGCATCGTCTTCTGATTGTGACCCCCATTTAGAGAATTTCTCTTTTCCTGGGTCGAGTTCAGGCTCAGCATCGACGTGCACTTCTTTAACGGTTCCGTCGAAATTAGGATGTGTGATTTCGCCCGAAGTGACAGCTTCTGTCCACTTGGCGTCAAACGTCATCGCCATTTCTTTGTTCAACGGATTTTTCGAAAAGTAATCATTAAAAACTGTTGTTACAGTTCCTGTTGCAATGTCGGTGTTCGCATGCCCAATGACTTCATTTGATGGGTTCATAACGTCAAAATCGAAGTTGGTACGGAACGACACTTCTGCCGGCATATGGAAGACGACCTTATCCCCTTGGTTGATGGTCATGTCGTCAGGGAATTGAATGTTTTTATACTCAACTTTAAAGTTGTTGTATTTTCCTGTTCCATTTCCTGTTTCACCTTTGGTGAAATGCATATCAACCTCTGGGTTCTTCACAGTAATCGTGTCACCCTCTTTAGTGACTTCAGTAGTTGCTGTGCTGATTGTTGCTGTTTCGTTTCCTGCTGGCGCTTCAGTTGATGCTACAGCTTCTTTTGTGGTAAGGTTTTCTGTTGCAATCGGCCCTTCCGGTACGTCAGCTTGAGCTTCGGTTGGAGCTTGTGCATCTGAAGATACGACTTCGGTTGCAGGTTCTGTAACTTCATCAGCGGATGCTACGGTTGATACACCCATCATAAGAGCCGCTGTCAAAATGACACCACACAATCCAAATGCTTTAGACTTTACGAAACCTAATTTAATATTTTGATTCATGTATTTTTTCCCCTTTTTGTGTTTTATTTGTGCTTTACTTGTGATAGATATTGCTTTATTTACTGCAACGCTCTCACCCCTTTCGGGTTCTATTCTTTAGTTTGGTTCGCGGACGATTTTTGCGATTAGTAGTCCTCCGGCACCAATGGTTAAAGTAAACGCGATCAGCCATGCGATGGCTATTGCTTGCAATTCTTTCTGTCCTGCAGTTGAGTAGACAACCATCAGAATCAGCGTCATCATTGCAAGTGAAATTGATGACCATTTAGTGATGATGGTCAAAACTTTTGTTTTGTTATCCATGCAATTCCTTTCTGGTTAATCCTTATTGTCGTGGATGCGTTGAATGGTATCAACAACGACTTGACTTTTCTCACCCATTTTACGCCAAACGGCATATGGCACCAAGTCTAAAGCTGATAAGTCTTTAGGTGTCAGGTCGCACATGTTGTACCATAAGAAGTCCGCTAAACTTCGGGCGTAGTCATGGATGAATTGCCAACGTTCGTGTTTTGCATTCTCTAGTTCGGTCGCACCGTCTTGTGAGGTTTGACTTAACCGATGCACAAGATCATTTAATTCCTGATACTGTGCATTTTTATCCAAAATCATGTTTTTTAACTTTTCGTACACGTTCTCCCTTTCTTTTGTTTTTTTTCTCCTTGGCGCCACAAAAAGTGGCTCAGTTTAGGCTCAGGCTTATTTTTGGCTTAGTTTTGTGATAATTTCCAGTAAGTATATTCAGTTACCGCAGTAACTTTTACTTCCCGAATAGCCTGTTCCAGGAAGTTCTTTGGTTGTGGTTCCTGAATCATGACGTTCAAACCTGCGAGGCAGGCGATGACTCCGTTGATTAAAAACATATTTTTTCCTTTCTTAATAGATGTCGCTCATGACTTGATTTTTCCGTTAAAACTCTTGAGGTTTTGAGTTTTAGTGCTTTTAGTGAAAAATATTTTAAAGTTGTGACAATGCGCGCCCTACTTTATAACATTCATGATAAGTTGTTTCGTCATCCCGGAGCATGACTCCTTGTGTGACGGCGTATCGAGAAAACCCGAGTTCATTATCACGCGTCATGCGAAGGAAGTAGCCTTGTGTAATGATAATGTATTCATCATCTTTTCGGACGAGTAATTTCCCATCGAGGTCCGTTAGCCCTTCTTTGATTTTGTCAAGTCCTGGGTAGATCATATAGCCATCGATTTGTCCCGAATAATCAGGAATGCAAATCATAAGCTGTTGAGCGATGGATAAGCCCGATTTGACTTGCGCGTCTTGCTTCATAAAAGCTTTAAACAAAATTTCGCTATCAAGTACAACATGACGTAGATAGAACTCTGTTTCACCTTTATATGATGTGCGCAAGCTAATAGTGAGGTGTTCGTTTTCGAGGACACCTTTGTACACCTTATCCTTATGTTGGATGGTCACTTCTCCCGTCTTTGGGCGATAGCTCCCTTTAAAGTCACCTACTTCTGGTGCGTTGATGATTGGATCATAGGCTTCCAAAAAGTCAGGAAATGACGGTTTCTCCACTAAAAAGGTTGCTGTTTCAGTTCTGTTAAAAAAATTCATTTTACTCATCATCCTTTTTCTGATATCGTTTCAACCAATCCTTGCTGTGACCACCTGCCAATCCAGCAAAATACATGCCAATGGCTCCAAGTAGTCCAAATAGACCTAAAATGGCCCAGATTCGTGGTAGGTGGTATTCATTTACCGCCCATAATAGGTAGATGCTTCCAAAACCTAGGATGAGGTTAATCCATTCTCTTGGTGTTGGCATGTTCCCACTTCCTTTCTTAATAGTCCAATACGTAACTATCTGATAATCCAATTGTTGAATATCCGAAAATGATGAGTTCCATTGGTGTGATACCTGTTAGTGTCGCTTTGATTTCTGAATTGCGTGCGAGGTATCCTACGCGATGCGCTTCACCAGTTTTCGTACGTACTACAACAGCAACGGCTGTTGGGTCGTATTCATTTGTTGGTTCAGGTACTAAAAGTGCTTGTGTGTGGAATTCAATCACCCCAAATTCACTTTCTTCTGGTGCAACAGTTTTCCCTACTAATTCTACAATTGGTTTTTGTTCGACGAATGTTACGCCGACAACTCGTTCTCTTGTCATATAATTTCCTTTCCTTGTGCGATATTAATTCTACGGTAAGTCCTTTACGTATTAAAGGTTGGTTTGGCCTTTTAGGACCTCTTCGATACGTTGAGGTGTAAGTCCTGTGGCCCAAAAAGGTCTTCCTAATTTAAACAACTGAGCAGGTGTCATTGTTTTATCCAACATAGTTGGTGTTTGTGTTCTCAGTGCGTAAAGGATTTGTACGACTTGCAATTTCGTTTTGTCTACAGCGTCTGGTGCTTTAGCATCAAGAAATGCTTTGATATATTTTAACTCCGTTTTGGTGTTAATAAGCCAGTATATATGTCCCCAATGTTGTGCGTTATTTCGTGCTAATAGTTGTTCGATGTATTCGGGGTGACAACGTACGACAGCGTTGCGAACACTAATGTTTTTGTCCTTGATAAACGTTTCAGGATACAGACCCAACCGAGCCAATGCATATCGCACGCTACCATGCGGATGTGTTTTCCATTTTTCGTAATATTCTTTAGCATGTCCCTTCTCGATCAACTCGGCGATCGCTTCCGGTTCATCCTTCTGGACAAGTTCTTCAATGTTAACACCGCAGTGCGCCATTTGAATGCATTTTGTGGTAGTGTTCTTTAGATTATCTTGGTATTTTGTCATACAAGTGGTCTACTTCCTTTCCTTATGCAATATGTACGCGATGATAGGTGCGTTCACATTCCTTTTGTGTGTAGTGATGGACAATTTGTGAGTTTGCTAGTTTGTGGTCACACTTTGGATATCTCCATGTACCAAAAACGGTAGATCTGTTGGGGTCACGACGATGATAATGTCATCTGCTTATTTCAATCCACGCACCCGTGTGGGGTACGACGGGGCATCATTGCCCGGTTTGTGGCCTCATTGGTTCTCACGCGTTCCAAATATCCCACTTTGTTATCGAAAGTCGATAACAGGACCTCATATCGTTCGTGAAAGGCCCATAGTTTGATGCGTTTAGAAGCATCAAAGTGTCCTACGACGTCCGTTCACTAGTGTTTCGGGTTGTCGCGTTACCCCTAGGACGGTCTCCTTTAAGATGGTCAAATGACCATCTTATGCATGTAGTGGTGTAGCACCGTGGTTGTAGGCATAGTGCGCGACACCCTTAAAGACATTTTCATTTTCAATGTCGCTGACACGGTAAGGTGCTGCAGTTTTGAAAGTTTTCACACCCCAAATAAGGGCGTTGACATAAAGGTTTCCTGCTTTTTCAGCTTGGTTAGCGCGGCGTGTAGCCCATGATTTGTTCATTCCATTTTCGATAAATAATTGACGAAGTGTTTGTGTATTTTTCATGTTGTGTTCCTCTTTTCCGTTTTTATATGATTGACGGCATCAAGTCCCGGTCAGTGACAGCTGGATTTGATACAAATTATTTTATTTCAAAAAGAAATTGGGGTTTGGGGCAAAGCCCCGTTTTAGTAGCCGTCGCGTAGACGACGGCGATTACGATGTTTGTCGCGTCGACTGTAGGCTTTCCCGTTTTTGGTGACGCCACTACCCATAGCCTTGGCTTTAAGGTATCCCTGCAATTCTTCTGGCGTCATTTTGCGTGAGTCAGGTTTGACTTTAATGGTGATGCGTTCCATGACGTCACCTTCCTTTCTGATTTCGTGTTTTTGTTTCACGGAGAATTAGGGGTTTGGGGCATAGCCCCATTTGATAAACTTTTGCGTAGGCAAAAGTTTAAAAAAAAATGATGGAACCAAACAGTTCCATCATTGTTATTGTACGGGAATTTGATCCATCATCCGATAGTGTTCGATAGTGTAGCTAGGCTCACCATCCTTACTTACTTTGCGTGTTTGAACTTTCAAAAACCAGTCCCAAACCACATAAGGGGCTTCAACATCCCCGTCGACATCTTCATGAATGACGGTGCGAATGATTTCATCCGCAAGTGGCATGAAGTTCTCGTAGGTGGCTTTTCCTCCAATGACGTAGACATCCTGCGTTTTTGCAAGTTCTACGACTTCAGCTTCGTCAACGACTTGAAAATGTTTCAGGTCATTGACGCTCGTATCCATGACCCCTAGGTCATTGAAATCCATATACCCTTTTTCGGTATAGAGTAGTGTGGTACGATTTGGAAGCAACCGCCCATTAAACCCTTTTAGTGTGTTATATCCAACAACCACAAAATGTCCTTGTGTTGTCAGTTTGAAGTGTTTCATTTCGCTGGAAATGCGCCATGGTAGCCCATCGCCTTTTCCAATAAATCCGTTTTGGCTTTCCGCCCAAATTAGTTTTAAGCTCATATTTTCCCCTTAGTAATTAACTTTCCATGTAATCCACACGTTTTGTGCGGTCGGGACAACTGATAGTACATCCAAGTGTACTCGGTTTAGTGCTGTGATGACGTTTTGGATGGCAATGACGTCGGTTGACGGGAAGGTGAAAACTCCGTTCACTCCCTTCACCATGGCATCTACCGCTTCATCCAGTGCGAGTTCCATCTCTTCACGTTCATGCTCAGAACTTGATGGTAACAATTGAAGTAATGCTTGATATAATCGTTCCGCTGATTGTGTACTCATAGGTCATCCCTCATTTCGTCGATTCGTGTGGCGATGCGATGACTGACCCGCACTTGTTTGCTCTCCGTCAATTGGCTCGGTTTTTCGTTGACTTTGGTCAACAGGTAAAAGCCCTTGATATAATTGACGACCGAAGTGGCAAGTTTGTGTGCCACGAGGTCGTCTGCGTAGTAGAGTGGCGCATCCTTATGGATGTACCAGGCCGCTAATTTTCCGTTTGGAAGAGCTGTCACAACGATGAACTCACCCATGCTGGAATCAAGCATCATCATCGCATCGGTCATCTTTTTGTCATCCTGTGCGACTTCTTGCAGTTCATCAGCACAAATGGTCAGCATTTCGCGCAATTCATGCAAATCATCCATATTAGAAGTTTCCTGTTTGAATAGCAACTGACATGGCAGTTCGGTCCCCTAGCTCTTTAGCTGTTTCTTCATCGAGCGTAATGTCACTTTTAACTGAAGCGCCCAAGTCATAAAAGCCTTCAATATAAGTGATAAAGTCCTCGGCTAGTGCGCGTGGTGAATCAGTTGCTTTCCCCACGAGTGGTACTCCACGTAAGATATAGTGGCCAAATAAGTCCCCTTGCGGTGTTGCAGCGATTGCGATCATTTCATCACTCTCGTCATCGAGAATAATGACACCGACGACTGAATCGTTTGCGTCTTTTGCGGCTTGAATGGCTTCGTTCACGTGCGTGATAATTTTGTTTACAGTATCTAGGTTTTCTTGTTTCATGTTAGTTCCTTTCTTTAAAACCCACCAAAGGCTTCTGCGCCTACCATCGCAGCAAAACCGGCTAGTTCGTTTGCGGATTCTTTTGACAATTCAATAGCATCATCAACGTCCCCATGAATATCGTAAAACTGGCTGATGAACGTCAGTAAGCTTTCTGCCATATATTGAGGCGAGTCTGTTACCTTGCGCACTAAGGGTACGCCACGAAAAACATAGAAGCCCATCATTTGCCCTTGTGGGTTAGCGGCTAGAATGACGCCTTCTTGTTCATCCTCACTTAATTCGAGAGTTGCCGCAACTGGTTCGTTCGCATCTTTGGCTTTTTGGATAACCTCGTTACACGTATCGATAATGTCATTGAGTTGTTCAGTTGTGTATTGTTCAGTAGTCATAGTGTAGTTCCTTTCTTTGTTCGGAAAATCCGAACAATAATAATGTTTTTGATAGTTGGATTGATTGAACGTTCGGGACGTCACGAACAATGGTTCAAAATAGGTGAAAAATGGGTGATAAATCCGATTTAATTCGTAGAAATCGGTCCTTTTCGGGTCATTTAGAGAGATTTGGAGAAATTTGGATTTTGATTTGGATTAAATGTCAGCGCTTACAACCCTTGCTATGACTGACTTTCTACTCTGACTCAACTTTTTAAAAAAAAAGTTAGAAAAATTTTTTAATGTGGTCAGAAAAAATTTTTTTTGTGAAGTCGATGCTTTGATGTTCAAATCATCCTAAATCGCTTCATAGTGGGTTTTGTTACCGCTTTCAAAAAATCCAAATTTCAATCCAAAATCGTCCAATTCACAAACTTTGACCCTTTTTGGGTTTGGTCAATGTTCGGAATTTACGAATGACCCTTGGGTTCTCTTCGTCATGCTTCCCCGTATTGTTCTACCAGTTTTACGAGGGTCCGGATGAACCGTTCGTAATTCTCGACCGATTTCAGTGGTTGCAATTCTCGAACGAGTACGACAAAGAGCATCTGTTTTTGTTTGGACTCGTCTAGCTCAGCTAGGCTACTTAATTGATGCACCGATTCACTATCAATTTCTGTGAGGGCGTCGTAGATAGGACCGTGTGTTACATACTCACCTTGCTCATAGAAGCTTGACGAAAGAAGATTCAGTACCCGTCGCACCATAGCCTTGTTTTGTTCGCGCACTTTCGTGATAATTCCGTCACTCAGAAGGAATCGCCCAGCCATTTGCTCGAGAACTTCCACAGGTTCGTGTTTCAGTGTTTTTCGTCGCAGCTGTTCCTTGGTGTAAGTAGGTTTCGCATAAGCCCTTAACAGGGTCACATCCTTATAGCGTTTCGGATGTTTTAACAACTCCAAGGCAACGACTTCTTCGTCATACAACCTCAACAATTTACGATATGCATCCTCCCATTCTTGGTTCGGTTCTTTATGTTCCCTCAGTCGTTGAATAGCTTCTTGCACCGATTGAGATGGACCCTCAATGAAAGGGTCGTCGGCTGGCAGCGTTGAGCCTACCAGACACTGGCGGATTACTAACGCACGAAGTTGTTCTTCGAAGCCTTTGATTGCTATCTTGTCCTGATGCAATCCTTCCTGTTTGGCGTATTCAATGGCTAATTGCTTGATGGTTTTTGCATTTGGGTTTTTCTTGGCCATGTCTTTTCCCCTCCCGTCGGCTTTTAATTCTCATAAATTTTTTTGCGTTGGATGACGACTTTTCCGTTGATGTTTTTAAGGACGACTTGTTCCATCCAACCAGTACCATTTGAACGCCAATCATCTGAGTGATTCTGCATTTCCTTGTAAGCACTAGCAGCATCAGGAAAAGCTCCATTGCAGCGATTGTGAGCATTGGAATGATCGCCATGGTGGGTGTAAATTTCGTAGACAACTTCGTCGAACGTTGATTTTGGATACTTGTCGAAGTTTTTAGCGTCAAGTTCGTCACGATATTTTTCGGCATCGTGAAGGTTGTCAAAGGTTTTCCCGTTGACAGTATAGCTTTCTTGAATTTTTGTTGGTTTCATGGTTTTCCTTTCTGTGATTTTATAAACATATAAATGTTTGGATTTGCTATCCTTTATATGTCACCGCCAATTCAATGAGCAACTTTTGAAACTGCTCATAGTGTTCGACCGAGCCCATGAAATTTGTTTTTAGATACAACAGATATTCTAAGCCCTTTCGCTTATTTTCTGCACTCGCTTTTGTCAAGTGTTCCATCCAGCGGTTTCGGTATTCCTCAGAGTTGCTCTCAATCATCTGACGAATCGGTTCCAAGCCCAGATAGGGTGTTAGGTCGATGACCCAATCAGGAAGTGATGCAACAACATTGTGTACGAGTCGTTTCACTTGTTCCCGCATGATGTGTGTTGCACTTTCAGGTTCGTCGTAGGCCATGAGCATGAGTTCTAGTTCATCGTTTGACTTTTTATCCAACGCGACTTCGTATAACTGTTCCGGTTCGTGAACGGGTTGATAGTTATAACCTGCAAATACCGGTTGCAATTCGGGATATTGTTCCAAATCATCAATCAAGGCACAAACCACTTTTTCGCGTTTTCGTTCCAAAAGCAAAGCGCGCACAAGGGTTTCCCGTTTACCTTCCGTCGTTCCACATACAGCCTGCTTAATGGTGCGTGGCGTTTTGGCTTTTGGATATTGTGACGTCATAGGTAAACAAGCTTCTGCAAGGTCTCGTGCTTCATCTTCGGTGAAGATTCGAACCTCCCGATTGTTGACCCGTAGTTCAGTTTCAGCCGTTTCCCATAGTCCACTTGCTTGTACTTTTCGAAGCATTTTGCCGTACAGGCGGTCAACGTCGCCAATTGCTACAAGTCCTTCACAGGCAAAGATTCGTGCCCATTCGTGGATAGTTTTCTTGTCCATTCGATTCCTTTCACAAAAAAGAAAAAGCTTGGGGGAAACCCCAAGCTTAGTCAATATTTACGTCTTCAGCTGTCTTATCATCACGGAAGCCCAAAACAACAGGGAAGCGAAGTGAGCGCCCGCCATTTTTGTTTGTAGTTTCCTCAAAGAACTTAATTTCAATGATTTTTCCAAGATACTCATCTTGGTTATTCCAGATGTGTTCACGTTGCTCTTCCGTCAAACCAGAGGATACATTAAAGGTGTTGTCTTCATCCAATTGAACAATGAGGGACTTGAGTCCGCCACGGTTTTTACCGTCGATAGCTTCTTCAAAGCCAACAACCAAGAGGTCTGCTGTGTGCATTTTCTTCACTTTGAGCAAACCTTTCGTACGCTTAGCTTCGTATTTAGCGTGCGGGTCATTGAGCATGACACCTTCGAAGCCTTGAGCTGTTGCATAGTCACTCCATGCAGGAATACCAGCTTTATCCGCAGTTCCAAGAACTGGTACTGGTCGAACCAAGTCACCAGCCTCGAAAGTTTCCAAATAGTTTTTACGGCGGTCGATGTATGGCAGTTTCGATACCCCAGCGACAAATTCAGCATATGGCAACGCATCAAAGATATGGTAACCCAAGCCTTGGCACTCACCGTCTGCGGAAATCATTTGTCCAGTTTTTTGGAAACGCTCACCACTAGTCCATTTGTTTTCAGGATCTTCAAGGAGCAATTCACCATCGAAAATGAAGTGACCAAGGCTTGCATCAAGCACTTTTTCAAAATCATTTCGCAATTCGGTCAATCCGTCAATCACTTTCCCTTTACGAGTTTTGACAGAAACGACTTTTCCGTCTTTCACTTCGACAACTGCACGGAACCCATCTAATTTTTGAGTGACAACGAATACATCCTTATCGCTATATCCATTGATTTTCTTATCATATGGAAATGCAAGTTGCACTTCGAAAACTGGGATGAAACCTGCACCAAACACTTTGTTTAGAAGGCTAGCACCAACAGTTGTTGTCCATGATTTCCCAATCACTTGAGCGAGAACATCTTTTGTGTGTGCATCGTATTGGTTGATAAAATATTGAACCATACCGATTTCATTTTCTGTTCCTGTGTTGTGTTCGAGCAAATAGTCAAGGAGTTCTGGTAGGGTCAAGTCGTGAGCAACGTGCTCAACTTCTTTTTGAATTTTTTTAGTTGAGAGTCCAATCACTTGGTTTGGGTCACCTAAAAAGTTCAAGACACGTTTGGTGGTAGGGTCTTGTACGGCTTCCAAAATGATGGTTTTGTCTGAAATTTTGCTAGTTGCTTTCAAGTTTTCTAATGTTGTTACTAATGTTTGCATAAATTCATGTACCTCGTTTTTGATTTCAGAAAGAATTAGGGGTTTGGGGCGTAGCCCCATTAAAACAACCTTTACGTACGTAAAGGTTGTTAAGTGCGTGCTTTAGCAAGTTGCTCACGTAGACGTTCGCGTTCTTCTTCTGACAGAATGCGTTTCTTTTTGAGCTTGCGACTAAAGGTATATTGTTGGTCGTTCACTTTCACCCGTAGGCTGATGATGCGACCATCCTCTGATTCTTGCTCGAGAAGTGTAGCGCCACCATCATTCACTCGCTTTAAATAGTAATGGATATCTGGGTGATAATTGGTTTCGACAATTGTTTCTTTTGTTGTTGGGTCGAACCAAATGTGTGTTTCTTGCTCATCTAAACTATATGCCATAGTTCACCATCCTTTCTGATATTAGTATACCAGATGTCGGGTCTTTTTGCACGTCTTTCGTCGTTGACAGGTGTGCTCACTTTGTGATATACTGGTGATAACGAATGAAAGGAGCTTTGTTTTTGAAATTCAAATATCTAGTACCGATGGTACTATTGATACCTCTAGCTTTTTCGTATGCATCGGGGGACGACAGTTCCCTTTCTGAGCGTATTGAAAATACCAAGCAACAAATTGAACACACACAAGAAGAGAAGTCCCAGGCTGAACAAAAACTCAAACTACTGACCGTAAACTCCATGAATAATGAAAGTTCCCGTTTGGAAGCGGAGCGCTTAGTCTCAAAACTCCAAGAGAAACAACATCGGAAGCCCAACGAGGAATCGCAGTTAATCGCTGCTCGTATCGAACTTATCCAAAAAGATGGAATGGTGGAACGCACCAAGCAAGCCGTTGATAAATTACAGGGTGAGGTGCATGAGTTTGATGAAGAATTGGCTGGTCTTGATGTGACCCTCAAAGCTTTGGTTGCTGAAAGCCAGAAACCAAAAGAGCAAGAAAAACCAAAAGCTTCTACACCAACCAAATCAAACAGTTCCGCATCCAAAATCGCCCGTGGAGGTGGTATTGGTGCCGATGGTCTCTACCAGCACGTTGCTGAAGCGCGTGACCACTTGGCTAAAAAGTTTGGCGTTCCAATTGGTGGATATCGTCCGGGAGATACTGATGGTATGGGTACCGGTCACGGGGATGGTTTGGCGCTTGACCTTATGGTTGGTGACAATAAAGCCCTCGGTGATGAAATTTCACAATATGTTCTCGAAAACTATCAGAACCTAAATGTGTCCTATGTTATTTGGCAACAACGTTTCTGGGCTCCGTTTAACTCCTTTTATAGTGGGCCTGGTCAATGGGGTCTCATGCCTGACCGTGGTGGCGTCACGGCTAACCACTATGACCATGTGCACATCTCGTTTAATCCTTAAAAGAACCATACGGTTCTTTTTTCGTTAAATCGCAAAAAAAAAAAGAAATCCCCGAAGGGATTTCCTTAGCGTACGCCACTTACGTGGAAGATTGGGTTAGCATTGTCGATGCGAACAGCCGCATAACCTTCTTCGTTACGGTAATGTTGAAGGTTACCGTTTAAACCAATGAGCCCGCTGTTACTGGTTTCGACGTAGAGCGATTGCGGGAGTGCGCGCCCATCGATAAGGTGGACGGTTCCGCGAACACGGAGACCTTCAACAACCTTAAAGCTGACCATTTCAGAGGCGTCAAACATGACTGCGTTTTCGAGTTGTTCTTGGTCCTCGTGAGTATAGGTTTCAAGGCTCATACCGTGGTCCAAGTTGTTGCGCAAGATGTTCATAGCGGTGATAGCATTCAAGCTTTCAATGTCTGTGACTGAGATGCGTTGGCTGGTGCGAGCGGCATAGTCAATAGCGACAACAAGATATTTGACAGTGCGTTGATTAATAATCATAGAATTTTCCTTTCGTTTTGTGAGGGCTATTCGAAAATAACCAAGTAAGAGAGGCGAATTTGTTCGGTGTTCCATACAATCATTTCATTGTTGATAACACCTTGCGTCCCACCTTTGATGTAGATGGAGTCGTAACCACCTTGACGAGCGTTGGATGGGATTTGATGTCGTGCAACGTCATTTGCGGGCCGATATTCTTTACCCATCGCAGTGTCAGCTAGGAACATATAGGTTGCATTCCCTTTTGACGAGTGTCCCCAAAATCCACAAGCGTAGTTTAAGGCTTTGGTGCTCTGGTCAGATAGGTATACACCATCCCCAAACATGCGCCCCGTGATGCCATAGCGACTATCGTTTGATTTTGGACAAAATAGCCCTGTTCGCAAAATATTAAGCACATTTTGTGCCGTTGTACCGTGCCATAATTGTTTGACGTTACCGACTTTATTTTGCACGGATGTGTAGTGAGCCTCTTCTTCATCGTTGTATTCGATGGCGAGAGCTGCCTTAACTTGTTTTTGAGATGCTCGGTGATGGCGGTCTTGTTTGGTTTCGTCAAACATGCGTTTGATGCTATTTAACTCATCAAGCGTTGCCGCTCGGAGTTTTAACTTAAAGAGACCTTTGAAAGCTTCGTCGTCAATAGCGACGTCTTTCTCGTTTTCCAAGTTCTTTTCGTAATCCGCCACGTGTTGTTTCAGGACATCGAAAAGCTCTTTTTCATGCTCCCAATCAGTAACGACGGAAGCTAATGGTTGTCCGATGCGAACATAGTGAGGAATGTAGGTGAAATATTCCTTGATGAGAGTGTGCTCACCCTTCATAATGCGCTCAAGCAAGCTTTCAGCCTTTGCGATTGTGTTACTGGTCAATACACCAATATCTGTTTTGACAGCACCTGAAGCTGTCATTTCAAGCTTGTATTTACCATCGAACAAGTCGTGGGTGTTTGCTTCGACGAGTTTCTTGACAAAGGCTTCTACTTCTGGGTCTTGAGCAATGGCTTTCGCCACTCGCTCATCTTTATTGGCGGATTGACCCATGTCTTTACCTTCGTGAGTATCGACTTCGATATATCCTTTTTTGATTTTGGAATTGATCAACTTGTCATAAGATGCGCGTGTTCCTGCTTTTTGACCTTTGGTGCATGTGGCACCGATTCGTCCGTACTCGTAATAAATGGTGGAACCATCAAAGCTGGCCTTGTAGTATTTGTTGTGGTCGCTCCCACTTCCACCAGCTTTGCGGTCAGCACTGTCCACACAAACTAAGGTTTTCGTAATTGTAGCCATAGGCTTGTCCCCTTCTATAAGTTTTCATAAGGAATTTGGGGGTTGGGGCGTAGCCCCATTTTTTTGAGGTTGCGTAGGCAACCGAAGTCTTGTGTTTTGTGGTCGCATGTGATATACTAGTGATATCAAATAGAAAGCAGGAAACCTATGACATTAGATTTGCAAGAATTGTTGGCGAATGTCAAACCGAATATTGTCACACCACGATTGAAGGAGTTGACGGATGTCAAAAATGAGAAGAAACCAAAAACACTGGCGCAATTGTTGCTCAAGCATTATCACAACAGTTTGGAAAATCCTGTAGCTAAACAAATTTACCACAAAGGCGAAGTTCATACCATTCGCTATTTTGACATTGAACCACTGATGACAGGTGTCTGGGCTGAAATGAGCCTCATTTTGCTCAATTTATCGTTTGCTGAGCAGTGCGACGTGATTGATGCGCTTTATCCTGAAAATGCGAAACTAGCCGCTAAGGCCTTTGCCATCAACTTCACTAAAGATGCTGGGTCAGAAACGGTTGTTCCTGTACAGGACGAGGATGTGTCGGACCAATTGCGCTCAGTCAATGTGGGAATCGCTATGATTCTCGCAACACTTACTACCATTGGTGGACAATTGAACGCCCATCCGGATCTCATCGCACGTTTCCATCAGATGATGGAAACCGTGGCCAAGGAAGCAAAAGAACGCGACCAGTATCAAGCCAATATGAAACGTAGTGAGGATGCCGCTCATTTCAGGGACCGATAAGTTTCCGTCGGATTTCTGATTTTGTCGGTACTTTGTGGTATACTGTAGGTAACAAACAGAAAGGCAACGTCAACCTATGACAAATAATACGAATTCAGTGTTTTATTGTGATGAGCAAGATAGTTTAGACTACAATGGCTACAAATTATATCGCTTGGTTTTGGAAAACCCGCCAGAACATTTTGTAAAACGTTTCCCGGATGACTTCGATCCTTCTACCAATCGAATGGTTGGTGGATTTGTAGAGAGCGCAGACGGCTTTAAGTGTGATGATGAATATCACGTACATTGGGTCGACCAATATTCTGTCGTTGCTGGTGCTCGCATTCCTGAGGGAACGTTTGTAGAAAAATCCTTGCTAGAAAATGTAACCGTCTTGGATGGTGGTCCTGGTCGGATTATTGAAACCATGGCTACCAACTCAACCATTCTCAACCAAACTGATGAAGTGGTTGTGACCGATTCGAAATGTAATGTTCAATGTGCTGGTGCTACCATTACACGCTCGACACTTACGAATATTATGGCCTATAATTCAGTAATTGAGGATTCAACACTGTATGATGATGACCGTGCCTGCGTATCTGAGGCACATTTGACTCGTGTCGAACATGAAGGTCCATTGGCTGGTACATGGTCGGATATCTCAAAAGGTGACTTAACTAGATACCACATCAAGTATGCCATTGACCGAGGCCCTTATCGACCAACTGACGACAGTTTCTTCCTGTTTCAAGACAAGAACGGTCACATGGCCACCTTTGGTGAGTCGGAAGATAACAATGGTAAAATACCATTCCCTGATGGCGATACGACCAAAGAACGTCTATTGGAACAGTTAAACAAACCATTTGCCGTCCGTCCGTCACGTAAGGTTGGAAACGATAAAAGTATTGCACTCGTGGCAAGCTTGCCTGATGAAGTGACTACTTCAGACATTGTCTTGTCTGAGAACGATTTGGCGGGTCTTACCGCCGATGGTTTAGTCCAATGAGCCTTTGTCACACAATTGTAATGGGACTGTAACGCGAACCTATTGCCTTCTAGGGAGTCTTATGATATACTAGAGATATCACTTAGGAAGGCGACTCTCTAGTAACCAACGTTTCTGGAATGACACTCGTCAGGACATCGTTGCTCGGCTTTTGAGTTCGAATAGGATATATGTTTAAACCAACTTTGCTCGCCCTCATCTCACTCCCGTTACTAACAGGGGCTCAAGCAAACAAACCGGTGAAGGCACATTCACCAAAACCAACTTCAACATATACAGTAAAACAAGGAGATACATTGAGTAGTATCTCAGAAAAACGATTTGGCACACCTACTTATGCTGATGAAATTGCGTATCAAAACCGTCTGGGTGTCGGAAACAGCGTCACACCGGGTCAGGTGCTAGATTTGACTGACATACCAGAAGTTAAGGTATCAGCTGATTTTCATGATGCATGGAGCGAAGCTCGAATGGCTGAATTCGCATCACGACCATTGAATATTGATCGCAACGAAGTGGAGCGAACTATTCAACAACTAGAGGCTGAAGAAGCTAAGAAAGCTGAGGAGGCTCGACGAGCTGAAGAAGCGAAGAAAGCCGAAGAGGCTAAAAAGGCTGAAGAAGCCAAAAAGAAAGAAACCGAACGGAAGAACACACCAGCCAGTGTTGCCAAACAACCGGGTGGGTCTGTCGTCCTTTCAAATGGAAATACGGCAGGAAGTGCTGGTGTCGCAGCCGCTGCCGAGATGGAACGTCGTACGGGTGTTCCTGCATCTACATGGGAAACCATTATCGCTCGTGAAAGTAATGGGCAACCAAACGCTTATAACCCATCGGGTGCATCAGGTTTGTTCCAAACCATGCCTGGTTGGGGTTCGACCGCTACAGTCGAAGACCAAATCAATGCGGCAGAGCGTGCCTACAATGCCCAAGGACTTAGCGCCTGGGGCTTCTAGGGAAAAGGACCGAATGGTCTTTTTTCTTTTTTCCCACGGAACCTTCGAAATTTGGTATAATGAAGAAAAACGAAAAATATATGGGGGTTGAAATGGAAAAGAAAGCACCTCTGGTTTCGGTTAAGGACCTCAAACAAGGTGACATTATTCTTGCTAAACTTGTTTTCGAGGAGAATACATCTGATTATTACCATGGTCATCGTGTCTATGACGTTATTAGTCATTCAGTCACAGATGCTAATGGGAATACATCCAAACTGAGACCTGTGATTTATATGGGTAGTGACGGAAATGATATGTTTGTGGCACCGATGACGTCCAAACACGGTGCCAAAGCTGATGCAGCCCATCAATTGCAATTAGAAGACACCAAAAGCGCGCAACGGACCAAAGACGGCTCCTATGTGGAAATGACCAACATGCGCAAACTCTATATGGGGGACGATTGGACAGTTCCCTTGTTGGATCACATTGGCCCAAATGATTTCAAGCGGCTGAACGAGCGGTACCAAAAAGATGCGGAACGATTTGCGCACCACTTAGACTGGAAAAATGCCTATATTTATCTCCCTGATAAAGAGGCTTATCATCAACGCCTCGAAAAAGCAGGTTATGAACAAACCGAATTCGGTTGGCAGAAAGACCAGCATCAGATTATGGAACGAGGTGACTTCATCATGAGTCACCAAGAAGTGTCACTAGAAGACACCCTCAAAGCCCATCACCCGAGAAGCCATTTAACCATGCGTTCATCAGCTGAGCGAGCTCCATTATCGCCACAAGTAGATTTGCTATTAGATGATGTACGAGCTTTACTGAAGCCTATTCCACTAGACCTGACCGCCACCACACATATTCCAGGTGGACTCGACGCCATGACAACACCAGGTCGTACACGTATCCAGACCTTGGCTGCAACTGACCACGGAGCGGTTTCAGAACTCGGGTTTATGGTGCTGAAGTTGAACAAACTAGATACTGACCTACTTCCTGAGTTTGTGACATGGTATGAAGAGACCCATGGTCTCGAAGTTGTTGACCCCGTCGAGGTGAAAACTGATTTTAGTGGGTTAGGTCTGTCAAGCCTTCTACAGGTTCAAGATTTACCGGAGAATGATACTGCATTATCGCAATAACAAAACCTAATGGTTTTGTTTTTTTTTTGCAAAATCGTTTGTCTTCTCAAACTAAATGTGATATACTAGTGATATAACTAATCAGGTTCGAAGAACCGGAAAGGACTAACATGTTTCATAACAAACGTGAAATTTTTTCATTTCGAAAATACAAGGCCTATGGTCTTGCTAGCGCTGTCATCGCAGCTTTCTTCTTGGCTGGTGGAGTTGCCCACGCTGATGAGGTGACACCGGCGACAACCGCTGAGGTGACAACCGCTGAGGTGACACAGGTTGCCCCAGATGTGGCGACAGACGCGCCGACGAATGAGTCGACTCAACCTACATCAGTCACCACACCAGCGGCAAAACCTGTCGAGGAATTTGGGGTCGTACCTGAAACAACAGAACGTACACCAGAGATCGCTGAGGGTACCCCCAACACTAACCGTGGCGAATCTTTTGACAGAGCGGCGTCTGAAACCAATACTCAAATTCATGGTGACTTTGTTGTGACAGGCACCGACAAGTCTGAAAAACATCTCACTAAAGCTGACAGGGTGGATGGTGCCTACATGTTGGAAGGTACTTATACCTTCACATCATCTGGAACAGATACGGTCAGTGGTGCTCAGTTAGTATATGAGTCTGAGAAGAAGTTTCTTGGTAAGCCAACTTTTAGCGAATCATCATTCGTTACCAAGATAACAGACCAATCGGACGACCAGACCTGGCGATATTCTTTTGACTTGACATCTATCGGAGGTGCAGCTAAGGGACAAATCTCGGTCAAACAGAAGTCTAATGGTATGATTTGGTCGGGCCCGACGTCGTCAGAAACATTATCAGGAACCTTTAAATTTGCTATAGGTGGTAATGTCTCAGATACCGATACAGTTTCCGTGACGACAGACCGCATCAAAGGTGGATTATATCGTAGTGATGCAACAATTATTCCAACCAATATTCGCGAGTTAGTGTCACTTTTACCATCCGAGGCAATAGTTGGTGTTCATGACGGGAATACTTTCTTAGACGAATCGAGAGACTATCGGATTACTTTACCTACACCTCATGACAATGCATATTTGATGAACAAGGATAATGAGCCCACAAATCGGAATTATGAACGTTATACTGATTTCAAATATCAGATCAGCGGAATTCCCGATTATTTGGAGCTGGACCCAACGGAACCACAAAATTCCGTATGGACCCGTGATGGAGACCGGTTAGTTATGCATTTGACGCCGAGTCAACCGTTCAACCAAGAATACTATAAGAATTTCCGACCGCAGTTACGTTTGAAGGCGTCTGCTTTGTCGGACACAGACAAGCAAGAGTTGATGGCCAATGAAAAGCGCGTTAAATTGACGTGGCGTACGGATGGTCTTTTGTCTGATGGTACTGTTTATACACAAGAGTTGCCGGATCCGACAGGAATCCTCCTCAAAACTCGTAATGACAAAGATCCATTACCTGAAGGTCAAGTCGTCTACACGTATTCACGGACGCAATATGCCAATCCACTCCGTGGGGTGTCTGACCACAGCAATGAAACCTTTAACGTGTCTAGTACGATGCAGTTGGTATCCCGTTCTGGGAAGCAAATTAGTAATCCGTATTATTACATCCACATTCCAAAAGACCAAACGGGTGATCACTTTACCTACTTTAAACCAGCAGCTAACTACTTCAACGCGAATATAGGAGTAAATTCTGTAAACGCCATGAACCAAGGGTTAACAATGAAGGAGCCTTTGGAGCTGTATGGTGTCGAAGCTGACGGCTCGGTAACTAAATTGGCATCGTGGTCTCGGATAGATTCAGCTGTTGAGGGTGTCCAAATTGCAGGCAAGTATCAGAAACTCCTTGTCAAATCACCAACCCTTCGGGATGTGTCATCACGAAGCATTGAGCGTGCTGACGTCTACTCGTGGGGTGCCGACGTAGCTTATGCTGTTGATAATACTCGTTGGAACCGAGCTGTTGAGGATGACAGCGTCCGAACCATGGTCAATGGTTTGCGTACTGATTTTGTTCGCGCAGGCGGCACGCTCGAAGACGGGGCAAGAACGGAGCAGAAATCTCTGACAGCGCAGCAGTTGAAAGAAACTGGTCGTATTTATGTCCATGACAAGGCTGATTTCGTTCATACGTTGTCCCATTCTATCAATGGTGGTTCACCGACGGGCGGCGATAATAAAACGGATGCTAAACTTCAGTTGGGTGACAAGGCCTATGTTGGCTTCTATGGTGAATTGGCTCCGTATTATCAATACCTAAGAGCTGGTGGTGGGGTACAGACTGACCGATTTGATACGATTGAAAAGACCTACACGAGTGTATTGGTTCCCGATGGGGTCAATATTACAAATGCTCGGGTTAATTTGACCAACAATATGACATCGCCAGATACGGCCCAGTATGGATATTTGGAGTACACTAACCGTCAACGTCCTATTAAGGAGCCGGTTGCTAAACTTATCAACTATCAAGGGTCTGGAAAAACATTGTATGTGTACGAAACCACACCTGATGCGGATATTGTGAAGGCCATTAACAAACTAAACATCAGCCAATATGAAGGAGCTGAACGTCCGTCTGTTGAAATGACATTTGAATTCCGCAACAATGGGGCATTACCTGCTGGTTCATATGAAATCCAGTATGCAACCATTTGGGATAAACGTTCAGAAATGATTTCACCAGCCGAGGATCAAACTCTTGCGTCCGCTGGGCAAACATTGGATAACGTGTTGCCAACGAATCTGCAAGACGGCTTTACCGATAAGAAAGTATCTGTGAAAAAGGTTCCGTTCACCGTTTCGTATCAACAGGAGTATGCATCTCGACTCTATATTGGTGAGGACGAACATTCGGCGACTGAAAGTGAAATGAATGGTGTTCACCTCGGTAAAGTTTTGACTGTACAAAGTCGTAGTATGAACTTCTCTGACCTGACTGGAACTTTGACGGATGTCATCGTCTCAATTCCGAACGGTTCCTATAAAGCGGTTTTGGCTGAAAAAATTCAGAACGGCTCTAACTATAAAGTTTTGTACACAACTGACGAGAACACTAAATCGGGAACATACGGAGAGGCTCCGTCAGATTTGGGCAAGGTGACCGCTGTTCGATACGTATTCAATAGCCCACTCACACTCAATCCTGGCGAAAACTTTGTGACCAACATGAAAGTTCGAGTACCCGAAGATGCACCAGCAAGTTCTAAAGCGGAGGCACAACTATTCACCTCATCTAATGGAACCAATTTCCTTGATGCAAATAAAGTGAGTATTACGACCACACGTAATATGGGTGATGTGACAGCTTATTATGTGGACGTGAACGGTCATGAGCTCCAACCATCTAAGAAACAAGAAGGCTTGAGTGGCACTTCCTATGTCACAACTAAACCCGACGTCATCGAGCGTGACGGATTTAACTATCGGTTTAAAGAAGTGAAGTCCGGCTCTGACGCCGAATCCGGTCAATATATGGTTGACCAACACAAACGAGTGACCTATGTGTACGAAAAAGATACACAAGGGTCTGTGCGAGTTCGCCATGTGGACGGAAAGGGTGTGGATTTAGTTCCTGAAGCTATTGTCAAGAACCGCGTGCCAGATGGGGAGGCTTACACCACAACACCACTGGCAGACCGAACAACTACGACCACAACAACCCTACCTAATGGTTCGACGCAAACTGTATTGACTACTTACACCCTAAGAGAAACACCGAATAACGCCAATGGTGTTGTTATTGGTGGTAAGGACATTCGGGTCACATATGTCTACGACGTAACGAAATCGATTGTTACCACCGGTTCTGTTATTGCCAGTCATAAGGACATTGAAGGGTGGGAGTTGGTTCCAAACTCTGTAGTGGTTCTTGATGCACCAGATGGTAGTGCGTATGTCTCACATGCCGCAACGATTCCACCAGAGGTCGAGACATTCAAAACTCCAGAAGGTTTGACGAAGACGATTACGACTAGCTACCAATTGGTTTCTAATCCTAGCAATGCAACAGGTACCGTTCGAGGCGGTGAAACGATTGAGGTCCCATACGTGTATGACAAGGTTGTTACCACTCGTACCAATGGTTCTGTCTTTGCTACCTATAAAGACGAGGATGGTGTTGAAGTTGGAAGTCCTGAAAAGGTTATTACGAATCAACCAGGTGGCACTTACTATGCAGCGGCCGCTAAAGATATTCAAGGGTCTGCACAGTCCTTTACGACACCAGAAGGTCGAACAGCGACCATTACGACCTACAGCCTTATTTCTACACCAAGCAATGAGACTGGTGAAGTGAGAGATGGTGAAATCATTGAAGTTCCTTATGTTTATCGTAAGAACATCGTGACTCGATTCGTTCCCGGAAACACTCCAATCCATGAACTACCAGAGGCTTCGGTGACTCAATTCGTCAATGAACGTGGTGAAGAAATCAAAGCATCTGAATCTGGTTTGGTAACAGCTCCGCCTATGATTGGTACGTATGAATTCACAGGACGCACGGAGACGAACGAGGGTGGCGATGTTCAGACCCATATCTATAAAGAGGTTGTGTCTGAAATTCCAAATGAAGCACCACAAGTGGATGTTCCAGCTCTCGAAGTTACTCGATACGTGAATGAAGCTGGCGAAGTCATTAAGGGTGAGGAAACTGGTTTGGTGACCGCGGTACCTATGATTGGTGACACCTATGAGTTCACTGGTCGTACGGAAACGACTGATGATGGCCATATTCAAACGCATATCTATAAACAAGTTGAGTTCGAAGTGCCGGGTGACGCCCCACAAGTTGAGGTTCCTGCTCTCGATGTAACTCGATATGTCAACGAATCTGGAGACATCATTAAAGATGAGGTAACAGGTCTAGTTCCCGCAACATCCATGATTGGTGATACCTATGAGTTTACGGGTCGAACTGAAACGACTGAGGATGGTCATATTCAAACACATATCTATAAAGAGGTTGTGTCTGAAATCCCTGGTGATGCACCTATCCGCTATCCAGCTGAATTACAAATCACGCGCTTTGTGACGGAGGATGGAACGAAAGAAGTGGCTCCAATGGAGAGTGGTATCGTGGGAGAACGTTCTGTCATTGGTGAATACCAATATACTGGACGTAGCACACATGAAGATGGGATTCACACACACTACTACAAACTGATTGATAGCTCTGTTCCAAATGACGCCCCTCAAGTTGATGTACCTGCTCTTGACGTGACACGTTATGTCAACGAAAAAGATGAGGAAATCAAGGACGCGATTCCTGAATTGCTCCCAGCTCCAAATATGATTGGTGATATGTACGAATTTACAGGTCGAACTACCACTACCGAAGATGGACACATCCAAACACACGTCTATAAAGAAGTGGAACATGTAGTGCCAAATGATGCGCCACATGCGGATAAACCAACTCTCTTAGTGACACGATACATCGATGAAGATGGATTTGATATTCACCCATCTACAGATGGGTTCGTATCGGCACGTAAGTATATCGGTGAGTATGAGTTCTCTGGACTTACGAAGTTGAACGACGGTAAGGATGTGCAATCCCATATCTACCGCAAATCAACACATGAGGTTCCACATGATGCGCCACAGCTCGATAAGCCTGAACTTCTGATTACTCGACATATTGACGAGTACGGTCATGATTTGACTTCTGTTGAAAAAGGTCGTCACAAACCTCGCACTACCATTGGTACTTATGAGTATACTCATCGTACAACCGAAACTGGTGGTATCACTACGCACTACTACGCACCTATTCGTCACGAGGTTCCTGGGGATGCGCCACAAGTCGATAAACCAGCATTGATGGTTACTCGCTTTGTTAACGAATCACACGAAATCATCAAAGGGGAAGTTACAGGCCTCGTACCCGCACCTGGTATGATTGGGGAAACTTATCAATTTACAGGTCGCACTGAAACGACTGAGGATGGAACTGTGCAAACACATATCTATCAAGAAGTTCGTTCAGAAGTTCCGGGTGATGCACCTATTGTCGACAAACCAGAAGCTAAAGTGACTCGTTATGTGAATGATGAGGATATTGACTTGAAGGATCCTGAAAAGGGTCGTCACAATCCACCTAGCTCTATTGGTGACTACGAATTTAGTGGTAAGACGACAGAAAAAGATGGTATCACCACACACTTCTACAAACGTGTTCCTAAAACTGAAGAACCAAAACGTGAAGTTCCGAAGACTGAAGAACCAAAACGTGAAGTTCCGAAAACTGAAGAACCAAAACGTGAAGTTCCTAAGACTGAAGAACCAAAACGTGAAGTTCCGAAAACTGAAGAACCAAAACGTGAAGTTCCGAAAACTGAAGAACCAAAACGTGTAGTGTCTCGTGCGGATGAGTTGCCAAACACAGGTGATTCAGACAACGCGACAGCTATGGCTCTCGGGGCCTTATCACTCGGATTACTCGGACTTGCTCGACGCAAGCGCGAGGAATAACTAATCAAAAAAAACAACCATTCGTGGTTGTTTTTTGTAGCTTTACAATTCCTTTCGAAAGTGATATAATGGTGATATCGAATAGAAAGGAATTTATTTGCATGCAAATTCGTAAACGTAATCAACTCGTGGTTGGAGCGACCGCTTTGGGAGCGCTTGTGGCTACGGCTACAACAGCTCACGCGGAAGAAACCGGTCGTCGAGTTGAAAAAATTCCCTTCCAAACCAAAACACAAAATGACCCGACACTTCCAAAAGGTGAACGTAAGGTCATTCAAAAAGGTGTGGAAGGTGAAAAAGAAATTGTCACTACCCCAGGTTCTTCAACCTCATCAACTCGTAAACCGGTTGATGTTATCGTCCCTTATGATGTATCCGGATCAACCTCGGGTGGTGAAGCTGAGCTTGACCATTTAGAAGCCGTCGCTAAACAAGGAGCTGATGATACCCGCTATCTCATCATTGGATATGATGAAGGGAACTCTGAAGATGGCTTTATGACGGCTGCTGACGGTAAAACACAAGGCGGTGGCACCTATCGTAAAGGGGCTAAACTCTCTAAAATCACCAAAATGTTGTCCAAACAACAAATTCTTGAATTTGTAGCCAAGGTTCGTGCCCTTAAACCACAATCAAATCAAGATGGTTCTTGGCCATGGGATAAAGCTATGAAGGCTCTTAACCTTTACGACCCAACCTACATGAACGATGATGGTACCACAAAATACGCGGGTGTCACCTATGAAGCCTTGTTTGACCAAGTTCGTGATAAAAGCAAAGAAGTGGGTATTCTCTGGTTTACTGATGAATGGGAACCAACTGAGAAACTAGACACGTCCTTCTTTGATTGGGCTCAAAAGAACCACGGAGCTCATTTCTTGACCGTTGTCTATGGCGGTGAAGGCTCTAAATCCTATCAAACCTTGAAAGCTGCTGGTCAAAAAGAAATTTTGACAACAGCCGGTAAAGATGCAACTGCCCTAGCAAAAGAAATTGCGGATAAATTCACCAACCTTGTGACCATTACCACACCAGGTAAAGCTACGACGACTGAAAAAGTTATCAAAGAACCTGTTGATGAAATCATCGCCATCGGAACCCAAGAAGCAGCTCAAACAGACCGCAAAGTCATTAAAATTCCATTCAAAACTGTTGAGGAAGAAGATGAAAACTTGAACGAAGGTGTACGTAAAGTGGTTCGTCCGGGTGTTGAAGGTGAAAAAGAAATCATTACCACAACCATTCCAGCATCAACTCCTTCTGTTACTAAAACGGCATCGGGAACGGTTGACTTTGATATCAAAGCTGGCACGTCTACTTCTAAAGAAACAACCCGTAAACCCGTTGATTTGCTCGCCATCATTGATACGTCAAGCTCAATGGTGAACAACTTTGGTCGTGCGCTTGATTCAACACTCGCTTTGGTTCGTTCATTGAATGATAATGACCAAATCACCTTTGCTCATTATGGCTTTAATAACACGGATACCTATAACACGGGTAATCGTCCAGCTAATGCCAATATTATCGGCGCTACCAACAAACCCTATCAAGGAGCTATGACACAACCAATGACCAAAAAGGATGCCATTGCCTACCTTGAAAAAGCTAAACAATTTAAGGTGACTCCAGCGGGTGTTCACTTGGATGAGTTTATTGCCGATATGAAAAAACAAGGCATTAAATACCGTGAGGATGAAAACAAGAACTACCAAGACATCTACATGGAACACCACAAACCTGACAGCACCATTTCAGTCATCCAATTCACCGATGGTTGGATGGAGACAGAAGACATCGATAAGGACTTCGCTGACTGGGCTACTAAGAATGCCAAAACCTTCATGACTGTTTCCTATAAAAATGATTCAGGTGCCAATGGTGGACCAACCGATCGCTCTATCCGTAAAATGACAGAAGCTGGTCACAAAAACATCTACGATGAACGTAAAGAAGCCATTGATAATGCTAAAATCGTTCAACAGTTCGAATCAACAGCTACTGAAAAAGTAACGGTTACGAAACAAGATGTGAATGTTGATGTTGCATTAACCATTCCTACTGGAGCGAAATTGGAATCCGCTCAATTGACCACACCAAATGGTCCTGTTCAATTGACAGTCAACGGTAATGTCGCTAGCTATTCAGGTAAAAAAGTTCCTGATGGTCATTATACATTGACCTATAAGGTTTCTGGTAATGACGGTGATGTGAAAGTTGTTGTCACTCAAAATGGAAAAGAATTGCTTTCTAAAACCAATACCTTAACAGGTGGTACTGCTAATGCTTTGCGACTCGCTAAGAATTCAACCGCTAAAGACAATGGCGATGGAACCTATACTCAAACTATTACGCTCGACTATGATCCGGCTCGTGATGGAACAGTTGTGCCTTCTGATGTCGGTACAGAAAGGCCAGACAAGCGCCATGTGATTGCCAACGTCAATTATCAAGGTGATAAGACCACTCTACCCGGTACATTTAGTTTAAAAGATCCAACCGGTGCTGAACATATTGACCCAAAGACTCGAACATTCATCGAAGATATTCCCTATCCAAAAGGTACATATACTTTGGTCTATACCTTTAGACTTCAGGATCATCCAGTAGCGGGTAATATGAAAGTTAGTTTGGAGATAGGAAAAGCCAAAGCTGAAAAAGTGGACACCTTTGAAGAGGTACCACAACAACCTGCAACGCCTGCCAAAACAACTACCACTGAAAACATCATTAAGCAACCTGTGGATGAAATCGTGCATATTGGTATCGGTGGTCAAACCACTGAGTCCAAAAAGGAACCAATTCCGTTTGCTACTGAAATCATCGAAGATGAAGCTATGATGGAAGGTGAAGAAAAAGTCACCGTTGAAGGAATGACGGGTGAGAAAGAAATTCTGTCTACCTATAAGACCAAGAAAGGTCAAAAAGTAGGAAATCCGATTTCTACATCTGAGCATGTCACCAAACATATGCGAACTAAAATCATTCACCGTGGTGTCAAAGGTTCCGTAACCGAAAAGGAAAACGTGGAATTGCCATACACGACGAAAATCGTTGAAGATGATACTCTTCCACTTGGCGAACAAAAAGTTGTTCGAGCTGGCGTGAAAGGAAACAAAGAAATCACACGTACTTGGACGACTCAACGTAAATTGAAAGTTGGTGACCCGACGTCAACTGAAAAGGTGACCAAAGAACCTGTTGAAGAAATCATTCATGTGGGAACCCGTGAAGGTGTTATGGATACTGAGTATGAAGTGATTCCATATGAAACCCGCTATGTCGACGACCCAACACTCGAAGCTGGTAAAGAAGTTGTGGTAGTCGAAGGTGTTAATGGTCAAAAAGCCATTAACAAATTCTACTCAGTTTCAAAAGGTAAGGTAGTGTCTGAGATTGACGCTCAAGCTCACGTACTTCGCCATCCTACTGACAAGGTTATTCACCGTGGAACTGGTGTCAAACCTGAAGCTCCTAAGGTAGAAGACCCTAAAGTGGAAACTCCTAAGGTTGAAGAACCTAAAGTGGAAGAACCTAAAGTGGAACCTAAGGTTGAGACACCTAAGGTGGAACCGAAGGTAGAAGAACCTAAGGTGGAAGAACCTAAAGTGGAAACTCCTAAGGTCGAAGCTCCGAAGGTAGAAACTCCTAAGGTAGTGGAACCTAAAGTGGAACCGAAGGTTGAGCCAAAGGTTGAACCTAAAGTGGAACCTAAGGTTGAACCAAAGGTAGAACCAAAGGTAGAACCTAAGGCAGAACCTAAAGTGGAACCTAAGGTAGAACCTAAAGTGGAAACACCTAAGGTAGAACCTAAGGTTGAAAGCAAACAACCACAAACAGCTAAAGAACTACCTAAGACGGGTGACGCTGGTATGTTGACCAATGTCCTCGGTATGGGTGCGATGGCTATCGGCGGATTATCTATCCGTCGGAAACGTCGTAAATAGTTGTAAGCCAAGTCATCCGACTTGGTTTTTTTTTCAGAATGTGTGCATTTTTTCCGACCATGTGATATAATAGAGATATAATATAGAAAGGACTCATTTTTTCATGAAACAAATGACCAAACAATCAGCCATTATTGGTGTGACAACCTTGTCTAGCCTTATGGCTGTGGGTACTGCGGCCGCGGATACCCAAGACTTTGCGCTTCACCAAAAAGGTGACGATGTTAAAATGGAAGAGTGGCGAACGGAAGTAGCTCGTATTGAAGCGGAAAATGCACAAGCAGAAGCAGACGCTAAGGCTTCTCTGGTTACTTCGACGACGAGTGCACATACCAAACCAACTACAGATACTTCCGGAAAACGACTCGCTATGGAAGAGCGAAATCGCAAACTTCGACATGAATATCACGAAAAATACCGTGATTATTTGGATGCTGTCAATGAAGGTCGCAAGGACGTTGTAGAACCGACTAAACCGGTATACGAAACAATGCTACCCGATAATGCAACAGAAAGTGCTCCTAGTGAAGCATTCACCATTGTACGATGGGATGAAAAACCACTTCCAAACGTACCTCAATTAGAATTCTACCGTGAAGCTAACGAAACGAAGGCTCCAGCTAGCGTCGAATCACCTGAAGCACCAAAAGCTAAGGACGGTTTGGCACCAGCACCTACACCTGAAGCTGCGCTGACCTTGTCTGATGCGAAAGAAGCTCGTTCCGAGGAAACGTTATCGACAGCAGAAGAGCAAAAGTCCAAAGAGAGTGTGGGTGAGGTCCCAACACCAGAGAGAGCTGAGGGTGCGGATAAAAATTTGACTGACGCTAAAGAGCAAAAGTCCAAAGAGAGTGTGGGTGAGGCCCCAACACCTGAAAAAGCTGAGGGTGCAGACAAACATTTGACTGACGCTAAAGAGCAAAAGTCCAAAGAAAATCAAGCACCAACTAAAACGTCATCTGGGGACTCGGTCGACACGTCCAAAATGGACAAAGATAAAGTTGTCACGGTCAAATGGATTGATGGTTCCGGTAAGGAATTACGCAATGCACAATCCGTATCACCGTCGAACGTGCCATCCCATGGTAACATCGAAGGATATACCTATGTGACAGCTCGCCAAGATGACAAAGCTGGTGAGATCACTTATATTTTCGCCAAGAAAACAGGTGATGAAGTCAAAGCATCCGCATCAGAAACCAAAGATGAAACTCCAAAGTCGATCGAGAAGAAAAGTGCTCAACAAGCACCTGCTCAACAAGCACCTGCTCAACAAGCACCTGCTCAACAAGCACCTGCTCAACAAGCATCTGCTCAACAAGCACCTGCTCAACAAGCGCCTGCTCAACAAGCACAAACGTCTAAATCTGCAAGTTCAGAATTGCCGACAACGGGTGACGCCGGAAGTGTTTTGACAGCACTCAGCGTATTTCCTATGGCACTTGCGGGGTTGTCGCTTCGTAAGAAACAAAATGATGAGTAGTTCGCTGCCCTAACACATAACGAATTAGAAAGGTAAACATATGCCAACCATTACTAAACGAAAGGCTGTAACAGTCGCAGGACTTGGTTTGTCTGGATTATTGCTCGCATCTAATGCGAGTGCCGATGTCGACACATCGGCATATCCTGAAGACATCCAGGGGTTACTGACCGAAGCCAAACAATTGGGCCTTGAAATTGTTCAGGAGCCATCGTCAACCATCACAACGTCCCAAGACGCCAGTACGTATTATGAAAAGCTCCGCTCCGAGCTACGGACCCTCGTTGAAAATGCACGAGCGGTCAAATCCCAGAACGATGAGGCTGTGAAGGCCTATCAAACAGCTACCAAACAATACGAAACGGCTTTGGCTCAATATGAAACGTCCAAAAAAGAATACGAAGCCAAAGTTCAGGAGTATAATCGTTCTAATGAATCTTATCGTGCGGAAGTCGCGGCGTTTGATGCGGCACAAAAAGAATATCAAAAAGCTCTGGCTGAGTGGTCATCACTTAACCAGGCGGATGAAGCCGCTAAAAACAATATGATATTGCACTTGCAGAATACGAAAAAGCTGAAAAACAATATCAAACAGCTGTGAAGGAATATGAGGCTAAAAAAGCTGAATATGATAAAGCGGTACTCACACAGTCACAAAATTCGTCAACATACGAACAACAAAAACGTGCACATCAGGAAGCTATGCGTCAATATACAGAGAAGAAATCTCAATACGATGAAGCTTTAAAACAGTATACGACTGCAAAGGCGAAATATGATGCTGACTTGGCTGCCTATAATAAAATCCTAGCGGATAACGCAGAAATCACTAAGGGCAATCAATCTAAGCAGGCTAGTTATGATGCTGCGTATAAAGCCTATCAAACGGCTAAATCTGAGTATGATGCCAAATTGACAGCTTACAACCAGCAGGTGGCACAAAATGAAAAGGCTAAGGTTGCTTATAATACGGCTGTGAGTGACTATCAGGCAGCGAAAAAGAAATATGACCAAGATTCAGCCACCTACCAATCAGCTATGTCCAAATATGTAGCGGACAAACAGAGTTACGACGCCAAAATGGCGGAAATGGAACGAAACAAAAACATTCCTGGGCACTTGAGTCAGGCAATGTCACAATCATTGCTTTTCACTAATGAGCCAAATGCGACTGTGACCATCACCGGACAAGCCCACAACATTAAAAGCAGTTCATGGGATGGTGCCGATGGGGTGTTGCAAAAATTTGCCGCTGACCGCTATCGTTCAACAGATTATGCCTCCCAACCCGAAGCTGTCAAAAACGCCTTGGAAGGGAGTCCAGACAACTTATCTTACCCTGTTATTATGAATAATAATAGCACGACTACCGTAGAATATAACAACCTACAAAATACATCCTACAAAGGTCGGAAGATTAGTAAGGTGGTTTACAAATACACACCACATACTAAGCTTGGCGGTCCGGTTGTTGCGGCAATCTTCAAAGACCCTGCGTTGACTATCCGTACAGGTTCATCTGTCTATAAGGATACGATTGACGTAGATATGGAAGTATCCTTCTTCTATGCAGATGGTAGTAAAGTTATGTTCGACAACTCGGATCCTGCGTTAGTCTCATTCGCTTCCATGAATGCCTATGACAATTTGGCAGGTAAGTACGGCGAATATAAAGAATACGTTAAAAACTTACGCGGTTTCCAATTCATCCCTATATCAGGCAGTACAGTCGGCTATGTAAATGGAGTCGTCCAAGCTACTCGTGAAAATGCGACTGCCCAAGCAACACCTGATAGCCCTTATTACTTGTGGGATACTCCAAATAAACCAACAGCTTACTATGGTGCTGGTGTAGGTCTTATTTCGGGTAATGATTTGAAATTTACTTTTGGTGCAACACGTGATGCCTTACAATGGTTCCAATTCAATTCCAAAATTTTGAACACGGATGCCATTGTTAAACCGGCAGAGCCACAGAAACCAAAAGAACCCGTTAAACCGACTGCACCTCAAATCACGGAACCTGTCAAACCTGTAGAGCCGAAAGCTCCAGACAAACCTGCGGTCACTCCGTTGAAGCCGGTTCCGACAAAACCTAGTGAACCAACTAAACCTAATGAACCTGAGAAACCAAAAGGTGTGGAGCCTCAGGCACCAACCGGTTTGACGCCAACACCTCCAACTCCACCGACACCACTAGGCGAGCGACCAAAAGCTCCAACCCCTAAAGCGGGCGAAAAACCTAAGGAACCGGTTCGTCCAAAAACACCACAACCGAAGGGGCCGACCGACGCTGCCGTTCAGCCTCCGACAAAACCACAGCCACCAACACTCAAAACTGTTACGGGTAAAATTCACGTTCAACCTGTAAGTATCGTCATGAAAACAACTCACTGGGTGACGATTTCGGGTGTGAATCTTAAACCATCGGTTACTGGTGAGCAGTTCTTGCCAAAAGATTCGTTTGAGGGTTACGAGTTTGTGGAAACCAAGGTTGACGGAAATTCTACAACCCACATCTATAGACCTGTTGAAAAACCTAAGAAAACAACTTGGGTGGACGAACAAGGTAACAAGCTCAAAGACCCTAAAGATGGAGAACATCCAGATAATGAGGGAGATGATGTACCAGGTTATACCCTAGTTCGTATCGACAAGGACAAGGACGGAAATGTCATTAACGTTTATCGTAAGACACCTGAAAAACCTGTTGAAAAACCTAAGAAAACAACTTGGGTAGACGAACAAGGTAACAAGCTCAAAGACCCTAAAGATGGAGAACATCCAGATAATGAGGGAGATGATGTACCAGGTTATACCCTAGTTCGTATCGACAAGGACAAGGACGGAAATGTCATTAACGTTTATCGTAAGACACCTGAAAAACCTGTTGAAAAACCTAAGAAAACAACTTGGGTAGACGAACAAGGTAACAAGCTCAAAGACCCTAAAGATGGAGAACATCCAGATAATGAGGGTGATGATGTGCCAGGTTATACCTTGATTCATATCAAGAAAGATGCTGATGGTAATATTGTGAATGTTTACCGTAAGACACCTGAAAAACCTGTTGAAAAACCTAAGAAAACCACTTGGGTAGATGAGAATGGTAATAAGCTCAAAGATCCTAAAGATGGGGAACATCCTGATAACGAGGGTGATGATGTGCCAGGTTACAAACTTGTCCGTATTGACAAGGACAAGGATGGTAACGTCGTCAACGTCTACGAGAAAATCAAACAGACAACTTGGGTGGATGAAAAGGGCAACAAACTCAAAGACCCTAAAGATGGAGAACATCCAGATAACGAGGGCGATGACGTACCAGGTTACAAACTTGTCCGTATTGACAAGGACAAGGATGGTAATGTCGTCAACATCTACCAAAAAGTCGAAACACCAAAACCAGCTACTCCAACACCTCAAGCCAAGGAATTACCTAAGACTGGTGACGCTACAGCATTAACAGCTCTCTTAGGGCTCGCTTCATTGATTGGAGGATTTGGAACATTACCACGTAAGAAACGTGACTAATGATTCTAAGAAAGCACCTACCAGGTGCTTTTTTGGTTGCAGTTTCGGATAATGTGTGATATAATAGTGATATCAAACGAAGATGAGGAGGTATTGAACTGTGAGGTTGAACATTCAAGTTCGGCTATATCCCAACAAGACCATGAAAACGGTTCTTGATTCCTTATGTGATTACCGGCGTTATTGTTGGAACAGGGGTCTTGAGCTTTGGAACGACATGTATGAAGCACGTTTAATTGGCCTACCAGTTGAATTGCGGGCTAAAATCAAGGCATCTCTAACAAATAAAACTGTCCAATTTTCTGAGGAAGAGCAAGCCTTGAGAGCTCGATTTCCTACACCCTCGGTATATGTAGTACAAAATGAATTAGTAGCTCAAAAAGCCGATTGGCAATACGAGCTTTCCGCACGGGTTTTACTACGAGCTATCAAAGACTTGACAGCGGCTTGGAACCTATTTTTCAAGAACCCAAAAACAGCCAATAAACCCAAGTTTCAAAGTAGAAAGAAACCCAAACAAGGTTTCAAAACGGACCGTGCTCGGATTATCAATGGGAGTTTAATGCTCGATAGGCCACACGCTCACAAGGGTGAGTGGTCGGGCATCCGTTTTAAAGGTGCTTCTATCCCTGATGGGAAATTGAAGCTATGCGCTGTCACTCGCACCAAAGGGAAATACATTGCAACGATGACAATAGATGTTGAGCCTGTCGTGCTCCCTAAGACAGGCAAAAAGACGGCAGTCGATGCTAATGTTGACCACTTTGATACAACAGAGGATCAAACAAGTTTAAAACCAGAGTCATTAGACCGTCTGTATGAACGAGTTCATACCTACCAACGACAACTCGCCCGAAAACGCAAAGTCAACAAGAACTACCGACATTCGAAAGGGTATCAAGCAACGAGAGCCAAGTTGCAAGCAACCTACGAACGAATTCGCAATGTTCAAAATGACTTGCTTCACAAGTTTACTACTGACTTGTATCGCGAGAACGATGCGGTCGTGATTGAGGATTTGGATGTAAAAGGTATGCAAATGAAAAAGAAGGCTAAAAACCTTCACCGTTCTCTTTTCGGTCGCTTCCGTCAATTTATGGAATACAAGGCTGAAAAGTTTGGTAAAACGCTTATCATTGCAGACCGGTTCTACCCGTCCACTCAACGCTGTTCTGACTGCGGCCATGTCAAAACGGGTGATGAGAAAATCACTCTCAGTGGAAATGCTAAACACGGCACCAAACATCATGAATATGTTTGTTATGAATGCGGTTATGAAGATGACCGTGACCACAATGCAGTGCTCAACCTATTAGCACTGGCCAAATAAAATGAAAGGAATGAGGCTGGCTCGGCCTCTGAGGAGTTCATCCTCTTGATGCGTTAGGAGGTTACCTCTGTCGTTACCCACTTCGTGTGGATACGGGAATGTAGCTGTTGACGAACGTGAGAAAACCGATGATAAAAATCTACTTATTTGTCATCAATTGATTAGGGTTTTCAGAGCACCGTTCAATGGAAAAATTACTAATTATCTGTGAAAAACCGTCCGCGGCTCGAGCATTTGCTGCAGCTCTTGGTGGTCGAACTGGACAATTTGAAGGTGATGAATATGCCATTACCAATCTTTATGGTCATATTATGGAGCTGGGAAAACCTGAAGAAGTGGCCGTTCCGGCGCATAAGGATACGGTTGGGGGTTTCAGCAACCTGCAAGGAATTCCTTGGTCACCTGATTATTTCAACTTTTATGATAAAAAGCTCAAACCGGATACTGACAAGTTCAAAGGTTATTCAGAGGCCTATAAAGCCGTTCAACAGTATCTTAAAGCTGGTTATATACCTGTTGTCGCTAGTGACATCGACACTTATGGGGAAGGTGATTTATTAGTCCATGAGGTCCTCGACTCTTTAGGTTATAAAGGTAAACGCTATCGCGAATACCATGTGTCGGAAACACCAAACGATGTTCAAAAGGCCATGCGAGGGAAAAAAGAGGTTACAGCTAAAGATCCTGCCTACATGACCGGGTTCACGCGCTCCGCCTGTGACTTCTTGACCCAACAGTACACGCGAGTTGCAACCATTATGATTCAACAGGCTGGATACCAACTCCCTCATGTTGTTCCGTTTGGACGGTTGCAATCAGCCATCGTGACCATTGTCGGTGAGCAATTAGATGCTATCAAGGCCTATAAACCAAGCTCGGTTTGGGAAAGTCGTTATAAATTGGACAATTTGATATTGACTGCGCCCGACTTACCACAGTTTGCCACCAAAGAGGAGTGGGAAGCTGGTGGTCTTCCACTTCAAGCTAAGGTGAAGAAGGTGAAGGAGGTTCCGGGTTCAACCAAGCCACCAAAACCACTCAATTTGACTAAATTGTCTGCCATTATGAGTGGCCACGGGATGTCTGTCAAACGAACTCTGGAATTAGCACAAAAATTGTATGAGAATGGTGATGGCTCAGGTCGGAACTATTTGTCCTACCCACGCGCGGAAGAAGATTATGTAACAACAGAGCAGTTCAATGCCTTCTTGCCTCATGTGGATGAGTATATCCAATTGCTAGGATTGCCGAGCGCTGCGTTTACACACCGCACACCGCGTCCAACGCACGTCAAGGATTCAGGTGCCCACGGAGCTCTTCGACCGGATGCAGTCCCAAAAAGCTTAGACGATTTGGATGCACAATTCGGTAAGGGCGCAGGGCTATTGTATAAAACGGTCACCGAACGATTTCTACTCATGTTTCTTGAGGACACTGAATGGGTTCGTCATGAGTATGAAACGGTCGAAACGACACCCGTCTTTAAGGGAAATGTTAAAGTGATTACCAAACAAGGGGTGGTGGATCCAGATGCCGAACCTGAAGATACGGTAACAACCCTTCCTGATTTGAGTAAAATGGCTGAACTCTACCCGCATGAAGTGAAATCAGTTAAACCGGCCAACCCTACGACGGCCTGGTTATTAAAACAACTTGTCAAACACGATGTTGGTACGGCCGCAACGCAAGCTAAAACGGTATCTGATATGACAGGGGCGACTGAAAAACACCCACTCAAAGACGGGAAAGTCCTGGGGTTATCTATTCTCGGTCAAATTGGTTACGAGGCGGCTAAAGGCACCCTCATCGGTTCCATTCAGGGTACACGTTTTATGCAGGAGTGTATTACCGCAGTACGAAAAGGAACCTTGACGCCTGAACAAGCTATGCGGAAATTCTCTGAGGCCATTGTTCGGGATATGGAAATCCTTCGCTCCAAATCTTATCATTTGGATGATTTGAATTTACCGAAACGAACACCTAAGGAAATTGCGCAGGGTGTGTGGAATGGTCAAACCATTCAATTCAATCGCCAATATTCAAGCCATCGATTCACTGACCAGGAAGTTGAACAATTGTTGGCGGGTCAAACCTTGACCATTGAAATCACGACTGACAAGGGAACCTTTAAGGTCCGTGGCGCGCTTGCACCTCAGGAGTATGAGGGTCGCAGGTATATTGGGTTCAAAGGTGAGTTCGTTCGGGATGATTTGGTTGAAGGGGTCTGGCAAGGTAAGCCTGTACGCTTTAAAAATCAATTCGCGGGACATTTGTTCACACCTAGCGAAATCCAAAAATTGTTGAATGATGAGCCAATCACCTTTACGACGGAGAAAGGTACCTACACAGGTAAATTGGCGGTGCAGTCCTATCAAGGTCATCAGTACGTCGGGTTTAAAGCTGAATTTCCTAAACGTGAAGGTTATGTCTATGGTATGTTCAAAGGACAAGAAATTTCCTTCAAAGGGGAATTCATGGGTTACCGATTCACGGATGATGATATCGAAAAACTACTTGCCGGTACCAAAATTACATTCAAAGGCAAGTCCAAAGGTGGTAAAGAAATGATGGTCGCAGGCGGTCTAGAACAACAGACCTACCAAGGTCGGAAATTCTTTGGATTCAAACCAGAGTTCGATAACAAAAAAGGAGGTTTTGGGGGCTGATGACATCCATTGCGCCGTGTCTATCGGTCCGGTCTGATACAATATTGGTAGATGACATGATGTCCCTTATTGCTTCCTTTCAGGCAAGTTCCATGGATTGCGCTCAAAAAAGAATCAGGAGTTACGTCCTAGCACCGGATTTCCTGGACTTATTCGTCCATCTATGGTAAAATAGGTATATGAGAAGATAAGGAGGTATTGAACCGTGAGGTTAAACGTTCAAGTTCGGCTATATCCAAACAAGACCATGCAAACGGTTCTTGATTCCTTATGTGATTACAGACGTTACTGTTGGAACCACGGCCTTGAGCTGTGGAACACCTTGTACGAACAACGCTTAATTGGTCTGCCAGATGGGCTGAGGGCTAAAATCAAGGCGTCATTAACGGATAAAACCATTGAGTTTTCTGAGGGAAAAAAAGCCTTGAGAGCTCTTTTTCCGTCACCTAACGAACGTACGGTGCGAGATGAATTAGTTGCTCAAAAAGCGGATTGGCAATTCGAGCTTTCTGCACGCACTTTACAACTCGCTATCAAAGATTTGGCGACGGCTTGGAAGCTCTTTTTCAACAATCCCAAAACGGCTAACAAACCCGGGTTTCAAAGTCGTAAGAAGCCAAAACAAGGTTTCAAATCGGACCGTGCTCGGATTATAAACGGTCGTTTAGTGCTCGATAAACCGCACGCTTACGAGGGCGAGTGGTCGAGCATCCGTTTTAAAGGTGCTAATATCCCCGATGGAAATCTGAAGCTTTGTGCTATCACTCGTACCAAAGGGAAATACATTGCAACCATCACCACGGATGTTGAACCCGTCGTGCTCCCTAAGACAGGTAAAAAGACGGCAGTTGATGCTAATGTTGACCACTTTGATACAACAGAGGGTCAAACCAGTTTGAAACCGGAGTCATTGGACCGTCTATACGAGCGGGTTCGCACCTATCAACGTCAACTCGCTCGGAAACGCAAAGTCAATAAGAACTATCGACATTCGAAAGGGTATCAAGCAACGAGAGCCAAGTTGCAAGCAACCTACGAGCGAATTCGCAATGTTCAAAATGACTTGCTTCACAAATTTACTACTGACTTGTATCGCCAGTTTGATACGGTCGTGATTGAGGACTTGGACGTAAAAGGTATGCAAATGAAAAAGAAGGCTAAAAACCTTCATCGTTCTCTTTTTGGTCGCTTCCGTCAATTGATGGAATACAAGGCTGAAAAGTTTGGTAAAACTCTTATCATTGCAGACCGTTTCTACCCGTCCACTCAACGCTGTTCTAACTGCGGACATATAAAAACAGGTGATGAGAAAATCACTCTCAGTGGAAATGCTAAATACGGTACCAAACATCATGAATATGTTTGTTACCACTGCGGTTATGAAGACGACCGTGACCGCAATGCAGTGCTTAACCTATTAGCACTGGCCAAATAAAATGAAAGGAATGAGGCTGGCTCGGCCTCTGAGGGTTTCACCCTCTTGATGCGTTAGGAGGTTACCTCTGTCGTTACCCGCCTTGTGTGGATACGGGAATGTAGCTGTTGACGAACGTGAGAAGAACCGATGATAAAATTCTACTTCTTTGTCATCAATTGACTAGGTTTTTCGGAGCAGGTTTTGGTGGATAATGATGGAAATTGTACGTCAAACAACGGGGAGTGACATGCTCCAACACTTAGTGCCGTATTTGCTTCTGGCACTGGTATTTCTCGGCATCATTCTAGCAGCTCTATATCTCAAAACGGATAAACTTAAACCCGAAGTCAGGGTTCGCATTTCCGTGCTCAGCGTATTGGCACTACTCGGTACGGTTCTCCTTGGGGTTGTCAACCAACCTCAATACCAAGTCGTCAAAGATGATTATTACACAACATCCACACAAACGGAAGGGAACCATGCTATTGTTGCACGTCGGAATTCTGATAATAGTGACTTACTGTTACGTGTGACAGATGGTTCCAGTCAACAGGTTCGAAAGTCTGTGAACTTAATGGACGCTGATGATGAAACCTTGCTCATCACGTGGAATGACGCAGGGCCTCATAGCTTGTCTGTTTCACCGAAAAAGATTCGTTACGTTAAACCATCTGAAGAGGCTAAAGTGAAACAAGCACTCTCAAACATTATGGATGCTGTGACGAATGAAGCAGATACCTTGTTCCCTGGTTCCAAAACAAGTCACTCGGAGGATGAATTCGTGGACGACCCAACCGATGCCAAGGTTTCACCAACAACTCACACCAATAGTCGGCAACGGATTGTTCGTAAACATTGGCCAGTGAGGGGCGAGGTCGGAGAGAAGGGTCTCGGTGCTATTTCAGAGCATGCTCTTAGTCATTTGCGACTTAAATTACGCTCGACGAAAACCCTGACTAAATTTTTTATGCGTCACGCTTCGGTTTTGCTTGACGTAGTATCACCTATGTGATATACTAGTGATATATGAGAGAAAGGACCCTCTGTGATGAAAATCTATAAAGAGTACGTCATCTTGGGCGTCGCCCTCTTAGGTGCCGTTATCGTTGGCGCCACCTATCTAATGAATCAGTCGGACAACCAACCGACGGTTGACCAAATTATCCCGACGCCATTAGATATTTCGACTCCCGAGTCGTCAGAACCAGAAGAAAGGACAGATGATACTGAATCATCTGAAGGTGTACCAGATGCGCTTCCAAGCTAACGTGAAATTCCGTGACCGTGAAGAACAGGCGGTAGAGGATAATCGTATTAAGGATTCGCTTGTAAGTTTGTTGTCACTCATTCAGGATAGCAACCCTGATTTACTTCGTGAAGCAATGCAGAGCTTACAAGCAACTAACTAGAGAAAGGACTGAACACATACATGCTCGTACAACATGCAACACCTAGCACATTAGATGAGTCACAAGACCAGCTATTACTGGCGGGTAGCAAAATTACTTTCACGGATATTTACAACAAAGAAATGGATATCCCGTTGGTAAAAGGGAAATTCTATCGCGCTGATGATGTGGACAATACATTTATCTTATTGAATGGGGTTTTGACCGATGTGAGTCAACAAGCGTTTCGCAAACATAAACAAATGATTGACTTACAAGAAGAGGTATCCAACCTTCGTGACGAATTGGCTCGATTAGAAACTGAGCGTGCTTTGGAGTCGGATGATTCAGAGCGTGTTCAAACCTTATGGGCGCAAGTGGATACGCTTCAGAACGCCCTCACCAAGCGCGAAGGTGACTTAAAAACCTTGGCTATTGCGTCTAAAAAGAAAATTGCACAACAAGACGCACAAATTCAACAATTGAATCAAGAAGCCGATGAAATGGGCAATTTGATTGAACAATTAGTGGCTAAAATTCAACAATTAGAAGCCTCTAATCAATAACAGAAAGGAAAATCCATGACACAAGTGGTACAGAACAAACGTAAAAAACAAATTTTGATGGCGATGGGTATCATCGGAGCTACTGGTGTGGCTAGTCTCACACAAACTGCTAGCGCGGATACGCAAACCGCAGAAAGCTTTGATTTGACGAAGCAAGCGACAACCTCACCATTCCCAGTAATGTTTGACCGTCCAAGTGGGGTCAATGCTGCCGCTCTTGCGGGTGCGGTTCGCACACTCGGTACTGATTCAAATCTTTATGCATCAGCACTTAAAGCTGTCCCTGAACTCGGTCAAGCCAATATTAACAGCTTGTTGAACGATGCCTTGTCAGAAGACGCATCTAAAGCTAAAACCGCTCGAGGAACTATCTTGAAATTGATTAATTGGTATAACAGCCTTGGTGGTTTCCAAATCAAAACGCAAGATGGAAAAGCGTATACAGTTGACAACTTGGATGAACCTATCAACACCATTGCTGTAGGTTTTGCTAATCCAGAAGCGAACAAGGCTGTGTCTGATAAAATTCAGAAAGACTTCGGCAACGTTAAAACGACTGGTGATGTTATGAAAGCCTTAGATGCTCACAAAGCTGGTCTATCAACCGCTTACAAACAAGCATTTGATGCCTATGCTGCAAAAGTAAACGCTCCAGGAGCTGACCTTGCGAAATTAACAGAATATGAAGCTTTGAAACCATTGCTTAACGCCTATGAAGGTCTCTATGCAAATGGTGCAGCTGCACTTCGTGGTGAATTGCTCGCGCAAGCCGGTACGAAAGAAGCTGCTGTAGCCTTCTTCGAATCCGCTGTCATCACGGGTCACATTGATAATAAATCTAACGGTGACACCGACCAAAACCAACCTAAAAATGTTAAGACACGCTGGGTTGACTCAGAAGGCAAACCACTCGCTCCTGAAGAAACAGGAAAAGACTTCAAAGGTGAGAAAACGTTTGAAGGCTATCGCATTCGCGAATCACGCACTGAAAACGGAGTTCGTACCTATGTCTACGAAAAAATTCAAAAACCAGTAGAACCTAAAAAAGCTCCAGACAAAACAATCTGGGTGGACAAAGAAGGTAAAACTTTGAAAGCTGAACAAGAAGGTCAACATCCTGATAAAGAGGGTGACGACATTCCTGGCTATCGTTTGGTTCAAACCAAAACAGAAAAAGCCACTGACGGTTCAGTGAAAATCACCAACATCTACGAAAAGGTTCGTAAGCCTGATACCTACTGGTTCGACAGCGAAGGTAAAGAGTTGAAACCTGTTGCCAAAGAACAAACATTGCCAGATAACGACGGCGTGTCGGATATCCCAGGATACCATGTTATTCGTGCTTATACAGTGACAAAAGCCGACTTGAATGGCGACCTCAAAGGTTCTAAATTCCAAGAGGGCGACATCATCAATATCTACGAAAAGGATGCTGAAAAACCTGCAGAAAAACCTGTTGAAAAACCTAAGAAAACAACTTGGGTGGACGAACAAGGTAACAAATTGAAAGACCCTAAAGATGGGGAACACCCAGACAAAGAGGGTGACGATGTACCAGGCTACACTTTGGTTCGCATCGACAAGGATAAAGACGGAAATGTGACAAACGTTTACCGTAAAACACCTGAGAAACCAGTGGAAAAACCTGTTGAAGAAGTTCAAACTAAATGGGTTGATGAGCAAGGCAACCAACTCAAAGATCCTAAAAAAGGTTCTTACCCAGATGAGGAAGGTGACGATGTCCCTGGATACAAACTTCTTCGCACTATCAAGGACGAAAAAGGTAACGTTACCAACGTCTACGAAAAAGTGAAGACTCCAGAAAAACCTAAGAAAACAACTTGGGTGGATGAACAAGGAAACCAACTCAAGGAACCTAAAGACGGTGAACATCCTGATAAGGAAGGTGATGACGTTCCTGGTTATCAACTAGTTAAAGTTGACCACGATAAGGACGGAAATGTCATCAATGTCTATAAGAAAGTCGCTAAAAAAGTGACCACCCACTGGGTTGACAAAGATGGAAATCGCTTGACGCAAGACGTGACAGGTGAAGAATTTGACAAACAAAAAGACTTCCCTGGATATCGTTTAGTTGACGTTCGTACGTCTAAAGATGGAACAGAGAAATTCTACATCTACGAAAAGAACACAACTCCTGCGGCTAAAGAGTTGCCAAAAACTGGTGACGCTAGCGGATTGGCTGGAATTGTAGGTTCTGCCCTCATCGGTTTAGGTGGTATCAACCTGCGCCGCAAAAAAGGAAAAACGTCTGAATAATTTTTCCGAAACCAAGCATGAAATTGCTTGGTTTTTTTTTCGATGTATGATATAATAGTGATATACGAAAGTAGCAGATTGTTAATCGGTCTGTAAAAAAGAAAGGAACAATTCTAAATGAGTCTTTTGAAAACCAAATCAGCCCTAGTTTTAGGTCTTGCAGGTGTCGGAGGATTGACGGCTACGCAAACAGCGTTGGCCGATGAAGCCAAACCGGCTAGTCGCACAACTGATAAGGTTGGACACTTGGATGTCTCAGTCGACGACCAGTCCTTGCGTGACGCTATTTCTCTTGCTGAATCACAAGGTGTGCAAGTCTTCCGTGATGAAACACGTGTTCGGACCGGAAATGGTGACCAAACCAAGAAACACATCAAAGAAGCTGAGGACTACTACAAGGAACGCGCTAACAGCTTGACGGCAGTTACGAACAAGTACAAAGCGGATCTTGCGACCTATAACCAAAAAGTCAAAGAGAACGAAGCTCTTGCTCAAGCTGCTAATGCGGAAGTGGATGCTTACCGCACTAACTTGTCAGCTCTTGGTCGCAATGTGACCTTCACGTCTAAAGTGTATTCTGACGCGAACAAACAAAGCGCCGTGACTACCCTCAAACAAGCCGTTAAGACTGGTGAACAAGTACGTGATACCCGTGCAGCGATTGCTGAGTACGAATCACTTCAAAACTCTTTCGTCGGTTTCCAGACGCAAGCTGACCAAGGGAATATCAAGGTCACGCGCGAAACCATCACCGTTAAGAATGCTTCTGATTTGAACAAATACCGTGATGAAATTACGGCATCAAACCAGAAATTAACGGAATATGTGAATAGTTTGTCCGGAACCAACGGTTCTGTGGCTGAAGACAAGAAACCTAGCTTCAAGCTCTATACATTTGTGGTCGACCCTACACTTCTTGCGGAATACAATAAACCTGTCGAAGCTCCAAACTTCGAGGTGGCTCCAGTTGAACGTGTTGCGGTACCACAATTCACGTATGCCTTCTATGATATTCGCCAAACCAGCGATGCATCGAACGATATCGAAAACAAAGACGGCGAAAAGATTACTATCAAATCGACTGCCAAAGACGGTGGAAATGTTCATCAAGCTATGGTGAACCAGACCATAGGAATCGCAACAACGAATGACCCACTTCCTGCGGGACGTTGGGATAAATACCATGTGTTGACGGTTTCTGTCAATTTGCCGAAAGAGAATGTTGAACTCAATGAAGAGTTGACCAAATCTCAAAATCCAAATTGGACGACTGAAATCAACAAAGAAGCTGGCAAAATCACATTCAGAGCAACGGATGATTACTTAGTTGAAATTAATCAAAATCAACGCACCCGCCAAGGTACAATTGGCGGTATGATGAATGATAGCTTTGATTACAAGGTTCCAAACATCTTTGTGAAGTTGCTCAAGGATAATACGGATTACGAATTTACCAGCAACGTCATGATTAACCATGAGTACAAGGCTAGCTCCGGTAGTGTTCACGTACGTACTGACCAAGCAGACCCGCAAAAACACAACAAGAATGATAAAGGTGTTGTGATTGATGGTAAAACGGTCTTCTTTGGTTCGACCAATAACTACAACATCACATGGGACTTTGACCAATACAAGGGTGTCAATATTGACAAAGAAATGCAAGAAAAAGGTTTGGATTTGATTGACTTCTATCCATCCGATGCCCTTAGCTTCAATCCAAAGAAACATAAAATTCTGGTTCAAGATGGTGGCACCACTATCGCGGTTGGACAAGAAGATGGAACGTTCAAGGACGGAAACGGTAAAACGGTTGAAGGCTTGACCTGGAGTCAAGTGGATAGTTATGAAGGAATTGACCGCAAAGGTCCTGCTCTTAAAGTATCCATTAAAGGTTACGACCATCCATACTATAAGAACTACGTGGAACAAGGTAAATCACTCAATGTGGTTATGCCAATGGCGACGAAGATTGTAGACCAAACACCCGGTGTCATCGGTGGTGTTTACGGTGGGAATACCTATACCAACGTAGCTTACCAATCTGACTTCGGTAATGTCTACAAATCAAATGAAGTCACCAACACTGTGACGACTATGGACCCACGTAAAGATGCGGTTCTTGCTGTATCGCAATTGGAATCTCTTGACCTCAAGGCCAACCCAAAAGCTGCAATTGAGCATAAGACCTTCTTCCAATACCGTGCATCAGGGTCTAAAATCGCCCTTGACATTCTTGGACGAGCTCCTGAAACCTATTCGATTACGGATGCCTTCCATAATGCCGACCAATACGATGGCGTTTACTTCGTTGAATCAAATGGTGAAATTCAGTTCAAACCGGGAACGCCACTTTATGCCAAATACCGCAAACACGGTGGTAAACTACCAAAAGATTCCGATGTCACTAAGTACACAACCCAAACGATTGTGCGTGACGTCTCAAAACGTGGTGCTAACACACCAACCAAAGCGACAAACGATGCCGATAGCCTCGTGACCATTGTCAAAGTTGATTTCGACCAGGATTTCTTGGATCAAATCGACCACGAAAAATCCACCTTCCAAATGGATGTCTTCTTCCAAGCGAAGCGGGCTAAGAACGTCCAAAACGTTAATAACGTCTTCCAAGAAGAAGTGAATGGTCTTATGTTTGATTCAACGGAAACCGTCACGAACACCTCTGAAAATGCTGTGGATACCTTACGCAAGGATGTTGATGGAATGAATAAGAGCTTCGGTTCTGCCCTCTCTGTTATCCGCCGTGAGGTTCAAAAGAATGCTGATACGATTGTGGAGAACAAACGTAACCAAGATACCTTCAACAAATCTGTTGCAGAAACCTTGGCTCAGCATCATCGTCAAATCGATGAAAATTCCGCAACCATTCTGTCGGTTCGTCGCCTAGCCCAAAACAACGCTAAGCGTTTGGATGTCATCGAACCTAAACTGGTTCAAACGGATTCTGAATTGACGATTTATGTTCCAACCGTGCGCACCGATGCGGATGCGCTTCTTTATGCAACCAACCATGGTATCGCGGCAGGAAGCATTAAGGAAATCAAGTTGAATGCGGCCAACCGCTATGTTGTTGTTTACAATACATCTAAAACAGCCATTAACGGTGGCCCTGAAGCCCTTTCTCGTCCAGAGCACGTGGACAAGGTGGCTCGATTTATGAAGACCATCGCTATCCAAAATCAACCAAACCGAGCTAGCGCAGACAAAGCGGCTAATGCACAAGGTATTGACAAGGATAAGGTTGCTGCGGTCGAAGTAGACGGTTCAACCTACAACTATGTGGTGGATACACGTGAAGATGTTAAATCTACATCAGGTAAAACATCTAATACGAATGCATCTGCGAAAACCTTTACCTTGGATATTCCTGTGGCCTACAGCGAAGGATACAAAGTGAAAGCACTTGCTGATACTCGTCTAAAACCATATCTGTTGGAAGCTAAATACACAACGGATACCAACTACCGTTTGACCTTGAATTTGGTTGGTACAATGACCAAAGAAGAGTTGGAGCAAATGATTCAGGCGATTGTCGCAGAATACGCACCAAAAGCCTAAATGAAACCAGTCAATTGACTGGTTTTTTGCTTGCTTTTTAGCTATAATAGTGATATACTAGTGATATCAAGAAAGAAAGGATAGGAACTATGCTGGAATCAGTCTATGACTCTGTTGAGTTTGAAGGAGCTAAAAAACTTCGTTCTTATCGTAAAACATTAAAGAAGATTAACCAACTAACAGACCATTATCGCGCGATGTCTATGGAGGATTTGGAGGACGAGGCTCGAAATTTTGGAGCATTTGATTTAAAAAATAAAAAAGATATTATTCGTTTGTATGCGATTGGGCGAGAAGTTTGTTATCGATTACTCGGTAAGTTTCACTATGATGTACAAATTCTCGGAGCCTTGGCGGCTCTTGAGCGTCAAATGGTTCAAATGTCTACCGGTTCGGGGAAAACCCTGACCCTTATTTTACCAACACTAGCTTATGGTCTGACCCATAAGGGTGTCTGTGTCTTAACGGTCAATGAATACCTATCCGAACGCGACTGGAAGGAAACTCGAGTTATTTATGACTTTTTTGGGTTGACCAATGCCTATACCAATAACAATGAGAGCCCAATGGCTCAACAACAGGCGTTTAATTGCGACATTACCTATTGTACCAATTCAACCCTCGGATTTGCCTATCTTAACTCGGCCTTAGCTTCGGGTATTGGTCATGACATCAAACCCATCACTCGACCGCTTCATGCGGCCATCATCGATGAAGTGGATGAAATTTTGATGGACGATGCCCGCAATCCACTCATTATTGCACAAAGTGTTGATATGGGTTCTCGTCTCGATACTGTTGAACATAATGGACGAACGTATAAAATTGCGGATATCTTGAACAAGCTTCGGACGCTCAAAGCCTTGGACTATGACGACGATGACCGACGTCAACCAAGTGTTGGAGACAATGCCTGGGATGAGATTTACGAGTTGTTCGATTTGGATGATTCCGTATTCGAAAACAAGGAAATGATTCACGCTATTCATAGTTCGATTGATGCCTTATTCCGACATAAGGTCTATGAGGATTATATTGTGGCCCCAGAACCCGACCCTGATTCGGGTAGCCGTGTCATTTTGATTGATAAGGCTACGGGTCGTTTAGCCCGCGGGCGAACCCTCAATGACAGTTTGCACTCTTTCGTCGAAATGAAAGAAGGTGTGTTTACAGGGGTCGGGTCTGAATCGTCTATTCAGATCACCTACCAGGTGTTGTTCAACTTGTTTCCACATGTGACAGGCGTTACGGGTACCCTTGGGAAATCCTTTAAGGAGTTTCGAGACATCTATCAAGCCTCCTGTATCCAAATCCCTGACCGTGTACCGAACCGATTGCGTCAGCAGACACATCTGTTTATGACGCGCCAACATTTGTTTGCTAAAATGGTGGAACAAATTCGACTATACCAAGCGTCTCGTCATCCTATTTTGATTGGTGCGGCGTCAGACGTGGAAGCAGAAATTGTATCTGAATACTTGACCAATAGCCATATTGACCATGTCTTACTCGTATCGACCGATACCAATGAGGACACGGTCATTGCATCTGCAGGGGAAGTCGGCTCCATCGTTGTCACAACCGATATCATGGGTCGCGGTACCGATATCCACATTCAGGAAACAGACTACGAACGCGGTTTGGTGGTTCTACAAATTGGGGGTCGACCAAATTCACGCGTAGAGCGTCAATTTGCAGGTCGTGCGGCTCGTCAAGGTGACCCAGGCCGATATCACCGCCTTTTGACGGTTCCCGAACTAGAACAACTGGGCGTCTTAGAAAGCGCCATGAGTCGCATTATGCGTCTCATCCGAGAGCATCGAGCCTACATTGAGGATTACACGGGCGACGTCTTGTTAGACGGTGCAGCTCCATATTATGATGAAGTTGTCACCTTAATCGACGATGCACTTACCGCTAGTGAGTCTGCCGAGTCCTCCCAACGGATTCAAGACTTTGCCGTATCGTGTCTGACTGACCTCATCCAAGTGGCCTTGGTTAGTGAAATGGACAAATATCGCACTATCGTGCGTGAAGGGCTAGTGACAAAAGACTCCGAGCAAGCCTTGGACGCGTTGGCTGTGTTATCACTCCCACACAAGCTACGGAAAAAGAAAAAGGCTGTTGCCACATCTCGTGCCAAATGGGAAGGCGTAGAACAACAACAATTACTCGAAACCTTGTTTGCCTATACGGAACACATGGTTCATGAAGTTCTACCACAAATTCGCCTTCATTCTGAGGCGGCTCTTAAAACAGCCAATCTCACCCAATTGGGTAAACTTGAGACCAAACCTGAAGATTATATGAGTCGTTTGATGGGGGCCTATATGGAAAAAATTGAAAATGAAAATATCATTCCATATCCCGAAACTTCTGCAGAAACGTTGCAAGGCTGATGGTTTTGTGATATAATAGTGATATCAAATAGAAAGGAAATGTTGTGAATGGTTCATGTCACCTCACAAAGCCGATACGGTGCAATTAACACCTACAAGGCTAATACATATGGATTCAACAGGGTGTTCCGGGCCATTTTGGCAGTATTGGAAGAGTTGTCGGACACCTACGAGTGTTCACCAGAAGGTGCTCTCGCACTCATCCGACCGCATTTGACACTTGGTGAGTTGGAGGTCGTGGATGAACCGATGGATATTGATATTCGCCATGATGAGGAAGGTTTAAAACGATACTTACAAAAAGCTCATCTAGGTCGCCAAGGTTTTCTCCTGCAGGTTGTGGATTTACTAGTTCGACTTCAAACGCGTGATGGCTATGATGCTTTATCGCAAATTGAGTTGGCGGCTATTCATGCCCGAGGAACCCTCCAGTTAGTCAGCGCTGTTTCTGATAAACCGTCGGGTTCTGAAAAGTCATCAGTTCCTGAAATATCGATAGTGCCGGAAAACCAGAGTTCTACGCCGAAACGAACCTTTAGGACACGAAAAGCTGCAACCAGTACTAATGACGAGGATATCTCTAAGTCCGTGCAGACGGAAACAAAACCTACCAAACGTACAACGAAACCAAGAAGCCAGACTACCCAAACGAAAGACCCTAGCGGTCAAGACGACCTCGGTCAATTGTTAAAACGGAGTCGGGATACGTTAGCCAAGACCAAAGAGACCTTGGCGCAAACTGGTCAAGTTGTCACAACAAATCCACTTCTGAATGACTTTATCTAATTGACTTTACATAATTGGAAGGAGTTATGACCTAGCACACATTTTATGACATTGCTTGACAACCCTCAAGATACATGTATTTCTTGTCGATTATATGAACTATGGAAATACAAGAAGCCGTTACAAAGATAAGGAGGTGTTGAACCGTGAGATTAAATATTCAAGTTCGGCTATATCCCAACAAGACCATGAAAACGGTTCTTGATTCCTTATGTGATTACAGGCGTTACTGTTGGAACCGAGGACTTGAGTTATGGAACACCTTGTATGAAGCCCGCCTGATTGGCCTACCGGTTGAATTGCAAGCCAAAATCAAAGCATCACTAACCGATAAAACCATCAAGTTTGCTGAGGAAGAACAAGCCCTGAGAGCTCTATTCCCATCACCCTCTCAAATCGTGGTTCAAAATGAATTAGTGGCTCAAAAAGCGGATTGGCAATACGAGCTTTCTGCCCGAGCATTGTTACTGGCCGTTAAAGATTTGGCAGCAGCTTGGAACCTCTTTTTCAAGAACCCAAAAACGGCTAATAAGCCAGGTTTTCAAAGCCGTAAGAAACCAAAACAAGGTTTCAAAACGGACCGTGCTCGGATTATCAACGGTCGTTTAGTGCTCGATAAACCGCACGCGTACAAAGGTGATTGGTCGAGCATCCGTTTTAAAGGGGCTAATATCCCTGATGGGAAACTCAAGCTTTGTACTATCACCCGTACCAAAGGGAAATACATCGCAACCATCACAATGGATGTTGAAACTGTTGCTCTCCCTAAGACAGGTAAAAAGACAGCAGTTGACGCTAATGTTGACCACTTTGATACAACAGAGGGTCGAACCAGCTTAAAACCCGAGTCATTAGACCGTCTGTACGAGCGCGTTCGTACCTATCAGCAACAGCTCGCTCGGAAACGAAAAGTCAATAAGAACTATCGCCATTCGAAAGGGTATCAAGCAACGAGAGCCAAGTTGCAAGTAACCTACGGACGAATTCGCAATGTTCAAAATGACTTACTCCACAAGTTTACCACTGACTTGTATCGCAAGTTCGATACTGTAGTGATTGAAGACCTGGATGTAAAAGGCATGCAAATGAAAAAGAAGGCTAAAAACCTTCATCGTTCTCTTTTCGGTCGTTTCCGTCAATTTATGGAATACAAGGCTGAAAAGTTTGGTAAAACACTTATCATTGCAGACCGTTTCTACCCGTCCACTCAACGCTGTTCAGCTTGCGGGCATATCAAAACCGGCGATGAGAAAATCACTCTCAGTGGAAATGCTAAACACGGCACCAAACGTCATGAATACGTTTGTTACCGCTGCGGTTATGAAGATGACCGTGACCATAATGCAGTGCTCAACCTATTAGCACTGGCCAAATAAAACGAAAGGAATGAGGCTGGCTCGGCCTCTGAGGATTGTTCCTCTTGATGCGTTAGGAGGTTACCTCTGTCGTTACCCACCTCGAGTGGATACGGGAATGTAGCTGTTGACGAACGTGAGAAAACCGATGATAAAAATCTACTTCTTTGTCATCAATCGACTAGGTTTTCAGAGCAACCCCTATGAGCAAAGAAGCCAAACGTAAACAAGAAACTAAAAACAAACGCCTTCTGGTGACGTTACCACAAACGATTGTGGATCGTCTGGACCAGAGTAGTGAGTCGACGAATTTGACCAAAAGTCAACTCATCATCCTATGTGTTAAAAAATCACTCCACTCTATTGTGGACGAGTATGAAAATCCCGAACAGTAAGAAAGGACAACAGAATGAAATGTGCATTAGACATTGGAAACTCAAGCGTGAAGGGTATGCTCCTCACCGATACAAACGAAGTCATTAGCCCACTACGATTCCCATCGAGCGTCGTTACGGTGGCCGATGCTAAATATTTGACGTACACGAACCCAGAGGATGTCTATATCCAAGTGATTGATAGTCCTCTGGCTCATGTAGATGATATTGTGGCTGTTGGTCAAAAAGCGATTGACATGCCTGATTACCGAGAATACGACGTAACGTCTACCTCATATAAGGCCAATCATGAAATCACGACCAGCTTGTTGTTCGGAGCTTTGGTGCCGTTTATTGAAACAGACGCTGAAAATGTTGCTTTGGCTGTCTCTGTGCCGATCGTTGAGGCTAAGTCAATCGGCCTTATTGAGGACTACAAAACACTATTGACTGGTTCGCACGTGGTTCGCCTATATACTGAAGCGGGCACTCGTGACATCACTATCAATTTCACCACAGTGGCTGTTTTGAATGAAGGTCAAGCTGGTTTCTTGGGATTGTTGGATACCGTAGACCGAGATTTCCGTTCAGACATCGATGCGGTTTACAATTCTATGGGTGAAACTGACCCGGTTGCGGACCTTGAAGATTTCCTCATTGTGGATATCGGAGAAGGTACGACCGACTTGGCAGTATTCCGAAACAAACGATTCAATCCAGAGTATTCATACTCTATTACTCGTGGATATGGTAACTTGTTAGAGGACGCTATGTCGGCCGCGGCTCGTGAACACCTGACCATTGAGAGTCGCAAAGACCTACAAAAAGTTCTTGAGTCAACTAACAAACGCCGAGCAGAACGTCGTGAGAAGTGGATGGAGTATGTGGCACCAACTAAGGACAAATTTATTGAAGTTGTGACGGATACCATTCTCAAAACGTATGGAAAACGTGACTATTTTGATGCTATTATCTTTATTGGTGGAGGATTTACAGCTCTGACTGGATACCGAGTTGACTTGGGTCAAGTCCAAATGAATGACACGGCGCTCTTCGACACCTTGCACGAAAAGCTGGAAAAAAATCACAAAGCTGTTGATTTGTTATTTGGGGTTCCAGCACCCTACGCGCAAGGCATTAATGAGCGCGGACTCACGCAAGTATTGACGAATATGCAATAA